AATTCATATTGGTGCATAAGACCAGAAGCTTGGAAAAGAATTATGGACATGTATAAAAATAATAAATTAGTTTATTCATGTGGAGCCAATTATACTGGTACTATTTCATGTAAGAATTGCGGAAACTGTTTAAGAGAATATTTTGCTACTAAAGAGCGTATGAATAGAAAGGAAATTTTATGAACAAAGAATTAACTAAAGCATTACTTAAAGATGTTCTTTGTGAGTCTTGTAGATGGTGGGTAACTTATAAAAATGGTATTTCTAGATGCCAACCTAGAGATTTAGAAGGCTATGGATCATATTCTATAAAACCATATCATTACAAGGATGAATTGCAATCTAATAAAATGTTGAAACCTGGAGTAGCATGCGAAAGCTATATTATGAAAGATTTTAATGGATAAAAAAACTGTTTTCAAAATGGCTAAATCAATTGCTAAAGAATTGTGTGCTAATAATATAAGACTAACAAGAATACAACAATATCAGCTTAAAGCTGTGTTAAATGATCAATTACCAAGTTGGGTACTTATGACACATGAAAAAGCTTATGAAGATATTTATAAAACACTTAGAGCTTTAATTGAATTATGGAGATCAAAAGAATTATAAAGTTTCGACTTTATAATAATATATATTCAATATCACTCCTAGTGATAGAATAAGGCATAAGGAGGAAACTATGAGCCAAAGAAAACCTACAGCAACAAGAGATGAGGTAAAAGAAGTATTTCTTGAATTACTTGAAGAGAATGAAACTACTACTTCGCTCGAAGTTAAAGAAGAATTAAGAAATCGTGGATTTTGGGCTACTCAGCAAGAGATAGGTCCACTAGTTCGTGACATCGGAGATGAAGAAGGTACTTATTGGGATTTTAATGGTTCTTATAGAACTTACCATTTAGAAGTTCCACCGAGCCAACCAAACGTACCTATTTATAGTGCACCAGTAGTAAACACACCTGGACTTATCCCAGTAACTTATCAAACATCAACAGCACCAAAAATTCCAATTGATCCTGCTGATCGTAAACCACTAAACCAGCCAGAAGATGGTTGTTGGGAATGTAGTTGTCCTGGTAATTATAGAACAGAGTATTTTTCAAGTAAACTAACAGCTGGTCAAGCACGTTATGCATACGAGAAAATATCTGGAGCAATGTATGTTAACATCCGTTCAAAGAAATATGTAGCTTAAGAGATCCGCGTACCCGCAAAATTCGGGTAGGGTACCCGCAAAATTCGGGTAGGGTACCCGAAAATTTACCGCCTATAAATAACATATATAAATAACACTATATAAGATTATTAATGCTTATAAGCACTTTAAAGGGGGAAGAATGAAGAAGACAATAATTTTATTGATATTTATTACTATTACTACTTTATGTATTGCTGATATAAATTTTGATTTTCAGCTTGGTTACCTAGCTAATCAATTAAAAAATTATAATTATATCGCAAATGAACAACAGTTGTTGTCTACTTTTTCTTTTGAGTATGATTTATATTGTTTATATATTTCTGGAGGAATAGGCTGTTTTTTTAACCAGAGAGAAATATTTCATTATAATCCAAAAAATATGTTTTTCCCTTTATCATTAGGTATAAAATTTTCAACATCATTAATAGATTTATTTATATATTATAAGCATGTGTGTATTCATCCTATAGTATGTTATAATTATGTTATTGCAGAATCATATACTAATACAACATATATAGAAGATTTAATGATATATTTTGAAGGAAGTAATAATTCAATAGTAATAGAGAACTTTTTTCAAGTAGATAAAAATCTGAAGATAGGTTTACAATTCGAGTATTTTTATAATTCATGTTTTATTATCAATCAGGAATTTCCAACAACTAAACAATATTTTTTAGCATCAATTAACTTAAAACATATTAGTAAATATATTAATATTATATTAGAACTGCAATACCAATCTTTATTTAATTTAATAAATCGTATTTCAACTGTAGAATATAATTTAAACCAGTATACTAAGTTTGGAATAGAATATAGTGTATATGATAGATTTGCTTATGAAAATAATATAAAAGCAAATATTTCACAAGTATATTTTTATATTAAATTAAATAATTTAGGAATTATATTATGAAGAAACCACATGCTAAATATATAGTTAATATGATTTCAATGAGATTGGAATATAAACATTATATTAATTTAACTTCTGATCAAATTAATCGTTTATATTATTTTATTGAGAAATATTTTTCTGATGATGATTATAGTAATGTATCTGATCAATTAAGAATTGGTATTAGAGAAAAATTAAAAACTTTTGGAATTCCAACAAAGCTTGCTAATCTTGAATCATGGAAATGGAGTGATTAATATGGTATACCATAATTTTAAAGACATTAATAATTAATACAGTAATAATTGTTGCATTATCACTCTTTGTTTAAAGCTTCGACACTGAGATATAATTAGGTATAAGGAGGAGGTACTATGAATATAATATATGAATTTATATATCAAATTTTTCAATGGGATGAGGATGATTATGGCTTTTTGTTTTGGGTTAAAGTATTTTTACAAGCTTTATATGTTGTTGTTTTAATAACATCTGGAATTTTAACTTTATTTTTTGTACCATATCTTTCTATTAAAATTATATTATCAACAATATCATTTTTATTATCATTTTTAAATACAATAAGAATGATTCAATTTATCAACGATTGATAGATTAATTTAATAAAGTTTCGACCCTGAGCTATAATTAGGTATAAGGAGGAGATATGAAGGAGCTAAAACAACTAGAAGTTTTAATTAAAGAATTAAATACTACTAATAGTTCAAATGACAAAAAAGAAATTTTAGCCAAACATCCAGAATGTAAAGAAATACTAAAATGGACTTATAATCCATTTAAAGTTTATAATATATCATCTGCAAATATCAAGAAAAGCAATTTTATAGTTCCAACAGATATTGATTCGCTAACTACAATTTATCAAGTACTTGATAAATTAGACAAGAGAGAAATTACAGGCCATGCGGCAATTGCTTTTGTTAAAGGGTTTATTAAACTACACCCTGAACATAAAGAAATTATATATCTCATTTTAGATAGAAACCTTAAAACTAGAGCTGATGCTAAACTTATAAATAAAGTTTTTAAAAATTTAGTACCAAGTTTTGAAGTAGCTCTTGCTCACAAATATTCTGATTATGAAGGCAAAATTAAATTTGATAAAGAAAGTTGGTATTCTAGTCGTAAGCTTGATGGAGTTAGAGTTATTTCTATTATTAAAGATAATGAGATACATTTCTATTCTAGAAAAGGAAAAGAATTTTTGACACTAGCAAAAGTTAAAGAAGCTATTCTTAAATGTAAACAACTTATGAAAATTGCCAATCAAGTCGATGGTATAGTTTTAGATGGGGAAATGTGCATTGTAGACAAAAATGGAGATGAAAATTTTACTGCAATGATTAAACTTATTCGTCGAAAAGATTTTACAGTGGACAACCCAAAATATAAGATTTTTGATATTATTAAATATAGTGATTTTAATGGGGATACAACCTCTAGAACATTAAGTAAAAGGATTAAAATTCTTGAAGAATATAAATTACGAAAAGAATTTGATGGCAAGATTTTGGATCCTGTTAAATTTACTTTAATTAAAGATATGAGTCATTTTACTAATTTACAAGAAGAAGCGGCAGAAGGAGGTTGGGAAGGTTTAATTATAAGAAAAGATGTTATATATGAAGGTAAGAGAACGAAAGATATGCTTAAAGTAAAGAAATTCATAGATGCTGAATATAAAGTGATAGATGCCACAATGGGATCAATAAGGTTTATTAAAGATGGAGTAGAAGTTGAAGAAGAAATGCTATCAGCAATAACTATCAAACATAAAGGTTATGAAGTTTCAGTAGGAAGCGGTTTTTCAATGGACTTTCGTCAAGAATGTTATAAAAATCCATCAAAGATTGTAGGAAAAACAGTTACAGTATGTTATTTTGAAGAAACAACTAACAAGCAAGGAACTATATCGCTTAGATTCCCAACTGTTAAACATGTCTATAGTGGAAAGAGAGATTGTTAAATGAATTGGAAAAAACTAAAAATAGCATTATATAATACATTCAAAGAATAATGCTTTGTTCAATTGGTGTTTAAACAACTTTTGTCAATTGAATATGTGCTTTGATAGTTTGATTGAAGTAATGGAACTTGAAACATTTATTGAGATAATTAAATTCTATAAAAAAATCATCGAAGAAACATAGAGAAAGGATGAAAGAATTTTATGAAGAAAATGAAAATTTTTTTTAAATGTTTTTTACTCAGTTTTGGAATAGTAGCATCAAGTACTGTTTATGTTGCTAGTATAATTTATATATTAAAAATAACAAATGAATTGTTTACTTTAATATTTGTAAGCTTAAGTGCTATAATAGCTCTTACAACATTTTTTTGGCAACGATTATTTAAAGTAAGAAAGGAAAAATAAAATGCACATATTAAGATTTTTCTCAACGACTGGTGAAGAGATATGGAAAGTAGAAGCACCATCTATTCAAGCTTATTCAATAACACAAGAAAAGAAAATATTTTATATAAATAATTCAGATGGTCAATCTCCAAAAAAAATAACTATATTTGGGCCTGGAATTCTCACTTTAGAAGAACCGAAAATGTAATCTCTCATTTTGACACATCTTAAAAAAAACAATTTTCTCTATCAACCGACTTGAAATTATTATTTTGAAAAGAAAGATAAAGAGGTAATGAAGGGATTGTACTATACACATAATTATATGTAATGGCACAATCCCTTTATAGTGTAATAAAAATATCTTTTCTTATCTTAAAAGTACATAATAAAATGGAGGACTCTTAAATGGAGCGTTCTAAAGGTTGGTATATTAAACAAAGTTATCCGAATGATTTTGTAGATTTTATGACTGAGTTATATAAAAAATACGGTGAGAGTGTATTTGAAATTCAAGGAATTGCGAATAGACATATGGATCTTGTACAATTTTCTAGAAATTTTTTTGAAAAAAGTAGTAATGTTGCTGATCTTAGTGTTGACAGTAATGCTAATGTTAAAGAAAAAAATATTTCACAATATAATTATGAAAATAATAAAGCGCTAATGAAATTAAACTCACTTTATTTACTTTATAAGTATGTAAAAAAAATATTTTCATTGGAAGATGCACAAGAAGTGTTAGAGAAAGTTATCAGTGGGGAAATATTTATAAACGATCTAACAAATTTTTCAATGCCTTACTCATACTATCAAGAGACACCAATTATTGTCAAGATTAATGGTAAAATAAAATATTTAACAATGAAACAGTTATTCAATTTATTTTCAGAGCATAAGGAAATATTAAATGATAGAGAAACTATAGATTTAACTAATATATACAAAGATGTTAGTTTAAATCAAGTGGGGTTTAAGCTAAATGGTAGAAAACTTAAGACGTTTAAACAAGATGTATTTTTGCAAAATGTGGAAGAAAAACAAAATATAAAAATTTTAGATCAAAACATGCAATGGGTCTCATTAACAGCTGTTTTAAGACACAAAAATGATAGGGGTTTAATTTTTTATCAAACAGAGAATGGAAACTTTAGTTTAGTTACAGATAATCATCCTATAATATCAGAAAATGGTACACAAATTGTTGCTCATAACTTAAATATTGGAGATAGGATAAAAGAGGAAAAACTCAATTTTAAATTTAAAGAAAGTATTAATGTACCAGAAGATTTAGCTTATATAGTAGGTTTTTTACTTGGTGATGGTAGTATATCAAGACATAAATTTTATAATAGCAAATTTGAAAAAGATGATACATGTATTAATATTTCAAGACAATCAAACAAAATATCTATATATCAAAAAAATATTGAAGAAACAAAAATATTTTGCAAACTTAAAAAGTTTTTCCCTAAGCTACGTTTTAATATAAGAAGAAATAGAGATATGTTATATTTTTCTTCGCTAAAATTAAATCTTTTACTTAAAGAATATTTTGATTTAAATGAAATAGATAACTCATTTTTAAAGAAATTGCCAAGTAATATATTAAATTGGAAAAAAGAAAGCAAGGTGGCTTTAATCTCCGGTCTTATTGATAGTGATGGGACAACAAATCATAGTAGGATAGTTGACATAAGAATGAAAGCATATGCTCTAATTACACAGCTTAGTGAAGTATTAACTTCAATAGGAATTGAATCACATAAAAGGCTTTGTAATAATAAAAATTTTAACTTCTTATTTGGCATAAGTTTTAATCCAACTATTGATTTTGCTAACTATTCAGAGAAAGTTAAGCATAAGATTACTAACTTTAACATAAAAACAAAAATGGCGTCTATTTTAAGATCAAATAAAGTATGTAAAATTTTTAAAATTGATTCTAAGAGCAAAATAAATAATTATGGAAATAATGTATTAGAATATGTGTATGATATTACAACTGAAACAAATACATTTTATTCTGGTGGTATGATTCAACATAATTGCTATGCTTTTGATCTAAGAAATTTAATAACAAAAGGTATGGATTTCTTTAGTGGTAATATGAATATTAGTGCACCAAAAAGATCTGATTCTTTTATAGCTTTAATAATACAAACTACTGCTTATATTTCAAATCAAATAATGGGTGCTGCTTCTTATCCTGATTTTTTCGTAGTTTTAGATTGGTATTATAGAAAAGAGTTTAGCGAAGATTATTCAACTATTATGAGAATTGGTAAAAACAATAAAGATAGTGAAGAATATAAAGTGTGGGAAAGAATCAAAAACCAATTTCAAAATTTTATATATTCAATGAATTTTCCATTTAGAGGTTCACAGAGTGCTTTTACTAATATTTCTGTAATGGATAGTGGTTTTATGAAATCTTTATTCGGTGACTATATATATCCAGATTTCACTAGACCAAATATTGATAGTGTACTTAATTTAAGTAAATTGTTTTTTGAATATTATACTGATATCAATTCTGTAGAAGGGATGTTTACGTTCCCTATAATGACTATAGCAATATCTGTTGACAAAGATAGAAATTATATTGATCCTGAATTTGTTGATTGGGCTGCTGAGATAAATAGCAAAAAAGCTTTGGCTAATATATTTCAAGATAAACCAACTTCTTTTTCAAGTTGTTGTCGACTTAAAAATGACTTTTCAAAAGTTGCCGATGCGGGATATCATAATTCTTTTGGAGTAGGAGGGTTATCTATAGGATCTCATCGCGTTGCTGGACTTAATTTACCAAGACTTGCTATACTTGAAAGAGATGATTCTGATATAATAGAAAAAGATTTAGAAATATTACATAAAATTTTATATAGCCATCGTAGGTTGATTACAGATAGAATTGAAGGAGGATTTCTCCCTTTATATACTACAGATTGGATCCGTTTATCTAGACAATATTCTACGATAGGATTTATTGGTGGTTATGAGTATATAAAAAATCGTGGTTTAGATATAAAAACTAATAAAGGTCAAAAAGTTTTACTTAATGTACTGCAAAAAATTGAAAATAAAATTGTAATGTGGCAAGAAGAAGAAAAAGAAGAAAAAAATATATATAATATTGAACAAATACCTGGTGAATCAATGGCTGTAAGACTAGCTGATTTAGATCAAATATTGGGTTATAACTTAAAAGCTAGAAATCATATTGATGAAGAAATTGATGTACCTTACTTAGATCGAGAGAGAAAGTTTGAGCTTTATTCTAATCAATATATACCTTTAATAGAAAATGTTTCAATATATGATAGATTTGTAATTCAGGGTAAATTTGATAGTTTAACTTCTGGTGGAGCAATTTTACACATTAATGTAGATGATGAGAAACCAATAAGTGCAGAGCAATTTAAAAGATTGATAATATCAGCAAAATCTTTGAATGTAGTTTATTTTGCAATTAATTACGCTTATTCAGAATGTAAAGCTAGACATTTTGTGATTGGAAAAAAAGACCAATGTTCTATTTGTGGAGCTAATATAGTTCAACAATATACACGTGTTGTTGGTTTTATAACACCAGTAAATTCGTGGAATTCTACAAGACGAGATATTGAATATTCATCTAGAGTGTTCTATAAAAATGGATCTTTAGAAATACAAGGGGAGATAAATGGTACCGATAGTATCAGTCATTAAAGATTCATTTCAGGAGTATGAACCTTATCATTCAGTAGTACTTTTTGTTCATGGTTGTAATCTACATTGTAAAGATTGTTATAATTATAATGAGATTTCTAAAAATGAAAATATAACAGATAATTTACGTGTAGCTTTATTTAAAAATATAAATGACATGCATCAAGCGATAGTTATTATTGGTGGAGAACCGACAATTTGGGGTGGTAATTTAATTGAAGATCTTAGATTTATAAAAAAACGATATCCCACATTTAAAGTTAAAATTTTTACAAATGGAATGCTGCCTGATGTAATAAGAGCAATTAATAAAAATAAATTAGTTGATGCATATTCTGTAGATTTAAAATTAGTTGAAGGCGATGTGAAAACTATATTAGGGCATAAAACTTTAACTGTTGAAAATTACTTAAATCGATTTGAAAAAACAATGAGATATATTCTCGCTTATAATTTAGATGTTGAAATCAGAACAACAGCTTTCTCCTATATAGACATTGATAAAACAACAAAATATCTAAAAGAAAAATTTAATAACATAAAACATATAATTCAGCAGCCCTTCTCTAAAAGATAATATTGCATACTTATTTTATATTAAAGGAGGAGAAGTATATGGAATGTATTCTTGCTGACAGTGTTCTAGTACTTAACAAATATTACCAACCAATTAATGTAATACCTGTTAAGAAAGCTCTTAAGAAGATTGTTAAACATACAGCAGAAGTTGTATCTGTTGAAGAAGGGCAATATTGTAGCTATACTTTTAACTCTTGGGCAGAATTATCAGAAGTTAAAAAAGAATTAGAGATGTTAGGACAATTTGATGACTTTATATTAGATACTCAAAATCTTAAATTTGTTGTACCAAGAGTTATTCGAGCTATTAACTATGATAAACTACCAATTCGTTCTGTTAAAAGAAATCGTCGAAACATCTTCGCAAGAGACAATAATATTTGTCAATATTGCGGAAAACATTTTTCAACTTCTAAACTTAATATTGAACATGTAACACCACAATCTAAAGGCGGTAAAAATACTTGGACTAATTTAGTTTGTTCATGTATAGAGTGTAATTCAAGAAAAGCTAATAGAACTCCCGAAGAAGCTGGAATGAAACTTATAAGAAAACCATTTGAACCAAAGATTAGCCCAGCATTTAAAGTAACCATTCAGCATAAAAAATATATGACATGGAAATATTTCATATCAGAAATATATTGGGATGCTGAATTAGAGGAGTAGATATGCCTAGAAAAAAGACTAATGAAGACAAATTGATCTGTACTCTTCATGGTGAAATAGAAGATCATGTTGATAAAATAAAAAATTTTGCATTATGTAATATGACTATCAAACAATTATTAAAAGCACAAGACCATATTGATAAAATTTGTTTTAAGATAAAAGACTTAGTTGAAATAGCAAATAAGAAAGCGCAATCTATGGAAGATAGGCTGTTTGAATATAAATCAACAATTGAATCTTTGGGTTTTGAGCGTAAGAGGAGCTCTAAATGACTATAGAAAAAGGGTCAAAAATATTAATTCTTGAAGATAGTAGTGCAAGAATAAAAATTTTTAAAAAGATTCTAATCAATTGTGTTTTAACTCTTGTAGATGTAGTAAATGATGCAGTATATATTGATAAAACATTAGGGCCTTTTGATTTTTATTTTCTCGATCATGATTTAGATCATAGAATATATGTTCCTTCAAATGAAGAAAATACTGGTTATCAATTTGCAAAATATTTAGCTAAAGAAAGAGCTGATGCACAAGTTATATTACATACTATGAATTTTTATGGTGCGCAGAACATGTTGAGCATTTTACCAAATGCTATATATATACCATTTACTAAATTGGCAAACGATTTAACAAGATAAATATATGAAATTAATTGATGTTCTAAATGAGACATGGGTAGGTGGTCGAAAAAATCTTTTTGGTAAGTATTTTGAAATATTTAAAAATCCTACTTCTAAAGAATGGAGAGAAATAGGAGGCTTCCCAAGAATTATAGCTGACAATAAAAAGAAAGTTATATATGCATTTAATAATCAATTATTACATTTTTATGCTAAAGAAGAGTTAGGCTTGTCAACAAAAGAATTAAATACAAATTTTTTAGAAGGACAAGTTAAAATTAAAAATAATATTCAATTAATCGAAATAAATTTTTTTGAAAGCTATGAACCAAATGAAATTGAAGGACATAAAAATCTTGAGAAGTTTTCAAAAGAATTTCTTAAAATAGATTGGAATTGGCTATCAACCAAATATGATATTGATATTAAATCATATTTTAATAGAAGAGTTAGTTTATTTAAATGAAATTTGCAGATTTTTGGAAATATGATAGTAGTGATCTACCACACTATAAAGGTTATATACAAAAAATAGTTTATATTGGCAACGATTCTTTAGGTAAGCGTATATTTTGGGGCTTAGAAACTGATATAGAATATATAATTACCAAACAACAACTTAAAAAGTTCCAGCAGAATAAAAGTTTACAAAAGATTAAAACTACTAATGAACTTAAGAAATTATTTTTTAGTGATTTATTTAAAAATCAAATGTTAAGAGATAGAATTAATTCTGTTAATATTAAAGATAATTAAAACTAAGGAGGCAAGTAATGGCTGAAAAGAAATATATGAGCGATGTATCATCAGGAAAAGGGAAAAATGATCAAGATCTTAAAGGTAATGCTGATCAAATACGCGGAAATAAAATGGCAGAGAAATCTACTTTTAATGGTGAAATAAAGCCACAACCTAAAGGTAAACAACCACCAAAGAAAGATAGTTTTAATCAAGTAGGTGAAGGAGATGAATGTTAAGCTAAAAATAAATTTGTCTTTTTATTCGCATATTTTAAACTAATGACAAAGATAAATACAATGAAAAAGAAAACGATACTTATTACAACACAAAAAACTCAACAGGATACAAAAAATTGATTTAAAAAAGTGGGAAATGTAAAAAAGTTGTTAAGCCTCCCACAAGGAGGCTTTTTTTATTGTGTAAGTTTCGTGAGTTGTATATAATAATTTTATGGTATATGAAGGAAATAATGAAATATATTCATGTGATGCAATTTGTCCCATGTGTCATGAGCCAGTAAATAAAACTGAATTTGATGATAACGAAACGGCTTATGTTGAATTTACAATTTCTGGTTTATGTCTAAATTGCCAGGAAGAAACATTTAGTATGCCGGCGTAGCAAAAGTTGGGTTGCAACGGTCCTGTAAATCGTCTACACGGAGGTTCGATTCCTCTCGCCGGCTTTTATAAAATTAGTGGTTTTCCTGCGCAGGCGCTTATTCTGGGATGAGTAAGTGATAGCAAAGAGTAATCTGATTAGCCACGGATGATGGTATGCGTTTGAAACAGGGTGGCTCCTGATGAAGGTTGGATACCTTCCCTGCGCAGGAAAACCACTAACTAGAAAGGTGACAATATGAAGAAAATTAAAGAAGGTGATGTCTATTATTTTAATTGGACTACAGACTACATAAAGAGAAATAAAACTTATGAAGGAAGTTTGCGACATTGTATAGAAGGTATGATAGTTGCTAAAAAAATAAATGGCAAAATGTATCTAATTGATACTTATTGGGGTGTAAATAATACAAGAGGTCGAAGTTTTGAACTTAAAGACATTAGCAAAGATATTGAGATAGAATATTATTGCAATTTAAACGAAATAGAAAAACCAAAAGAAAGTGAACCAGAAAGATATTATCGTGAAGAAGATATTATAACATTACATGATCAACACTCCTGTCATAAAAGTTGTATATATAAATATATAAAAAAGGGAGCCAAAAGAAACAAAGAGGTCATGATCAATTATTTAAATGAACAAATATTAGAAAAGGAACGTAAAATTGATTATGCTAAAGATGAGATAGAATATTGCAAAACGAAAATAGAAAAAATTAAAAAAGGTGATATAGACATATATTTATGAGGCCTGTTCATATAATGGTTTATTATGCTAGACTGTCGATCTAGTCATAGGGGTTCGATTCCCCTACAGGTCGGAAAGGAAGATTATGAGATATATTATTGTTGTCATAATTTTACTATTATTAACTAGCTGTTGGATTCTTGATCAAGGATATGAATTTAAGGATGATCTTGAAATTCAGGACGTTATTTCAAAGAAAATTATTTATAAGGTAAGTGTTATTGGAGATAATCAAATTATTTCTGGTTCATTGCCAGGAGTTACATTTATTGATGAAGATTGCTCCTATTATTATGAAGAGACGCTTGCTGATCCAAGTGGTAAAGTAGTATGGCTTAAAACACATAAAGATGAAATCATAATTAGTACCGGTACTGCAACAGCAACTAGTTCAAATTGTTTAACAGACAACAGTGCATCATTTCTTTTATTTTTAGATGATTTTGATCCATACTGTGTATATAATGAGGACACACAACAGCTATCAAGAATTGTAAGAGTGGTAAATAATACTACACTTGAATTATTAGATGACATATTTATTTCTGGACAGTCTTATACTGTCTATAGGTATTGGTCTATATATTTAAGTATATATACTGAGTTAGAATATGGAATAGACACTTTTATTGAGTATGTGGCAACTGGTAGTTTTTCTGGAATTAAAGTTGATGCTGAATTAGAAAGTGTAAGAGTATATCCAGAAATATTTTGGAGGTAAAATGGAAATTACTAGAGAAGTTTTTATTCCAAATATTATAAGAGCATGTTTTATTGCAATTTGTAATTTAGTAAAAAAATATGAATTTCATAAAAATTCTAATGAATGCATAAAACTAAATGATTATAAAATAAAAAGAAAAGACCATGGAGTAACAGTAAATCTTATTCATTATAGTGATTTGTATATTAGAATATACAAAAAATATAAAAAGATCGCTGTAATCAAATTAAAAGATGATGGCAGTTATAAAAATATAGTTGGTTATTTGTCTGAGCATGAGAATGATGTTTTAATAATTTATAACCTTTTAAGAAGTTTTTATGAATCTATTCAACTTGACAAAAGAAAGAGAGAAGAAAAACTCTTAAAATTACATAAACAAATAATGGCTTGTCGTTTAATGTAAGACACATGATTCTGAATCATGATAGTAGAGGTTCAAATCCTCTCAAGCCAATATATACGCCTGTAGTGTAATTGGTAACACACTTGCCTTTGGAGCAGGGATCTGGAGTTCAAATCTTCACAGGCGTAATCGGACCAAGCTTATCTTATAGAGGAGAGTATATGGATATTAATCAACAAAGACCATCACTAAATATAAAATATTATGAAATTGAAAACTCTGAACAAATATTTAAAATAATAGAAGATATAAAAGAACGCTATGGATCAGTACGTAATTTAATACCTCAGAGTGTCCCATTAGATTTAACATGTGACAGAAAAGTTATTTCTCTAAAATTTTTTAATATGAATAATAATGTAGTTAAAATAAGTGGTCCTGGATTAATTATAGATGACATATTTACTATATGGTTCGCAAAGAATCTTAGATATTAGAAGGAGTTAATATGGAAGAATGTAAAGTTTGCAAACAACGAACTATTATAAAAAAAGATGGTAAATATTATAACCATTGTAAAAAAAAGAAAAGAGAAGACACACTTCTTGCTGAAGATGATTTCCGCGATTATAAATGTGAAAAATTTCATGCTATACCATGTGAAATAGTGCCATATAAGAGAATTGAAATTTTCAGAGCAAATAAGGCTAAGTAATTCAAAAGGAGCTCATAGTGAAACTATTAAAAAATAAAGGTAAATTTAAAGTACTATCTAAACCAAAAAATATAATACACGATATTGCTTCTGCAGCAAGGACTTGTTACCAATCTTTTAAAAATCAAAATAAAAAGAGTGATGAAAAATTAGTAAAAGTACTTTTAGAAAGAGGACATCATGCAATGTTAGAAATGGCCGATCTAAAAGTAAAATTTAGCAATGTGTCCAGAGGATTTACACATGAAATGGTTAGACATCGCTTAGCTAGTTTTTCGCAAGAAAGTACTAGATATGTTGATGAAAAGGGTTTTGATATAGTATATCCACCACATCAAAATGATATTGAGACATATGAAGAAATGACTATGCATGGTGATAGACTAGATTTAGTATATCGTGATTTACGTAAAAAAGGTTGGAGGCCAGAAGACGCCAGACAATTTTTGCCAATTGGCCTGGCCAATGAAATTGTAGTAAAAGCCAATATACGAGAATGGCGTCATATTTTTACCATGAGATGTGACCATTATGCTCATTGGGAAATTAGAGAACTTATGTTAAGACTTTTAATATGGTGTAAAGATTATATACCATTAGTATTTGATGATTTTCATTTATTCTGTCATAGTGAGAAGAAGATTATGTATGCAAGACCAGTAATGAGTGAAAAGGTTTTAAAAGAACATTTGTTTCACTCAATAGACTCAGGAAGAATAGATTCTCAAATACTAATTGAATATATTAATTCAATAAGAAAGGAAACAATATGAGTAATTTTTTTAGAAACATTATAGTTGGAGGCATTATTTTAGCAGTTGTTTTTTTGATTTCTGTGATATTTATAACATTTGCAGTAAGATCAAATGAAGTAATCACAGAAGCTGATTGGAATGGTAGTATTACTATTATTTTAGAAAATGGAGATCAACTTAATATTCTCAAAGACAGAATAAAGATAACAGAACTTAAGCCAGCAAAAAATAGTAATGTGTTAGAAAAATATAATAATAAAGATATTATTATCAATTTAAATGCTGAAGAGCTAACTGTTGAATTTACACCATGTCCAGAGCCAACAGCTGAAAATGAAGATCTGTAAAAAATATTTTTATCTAAGAAAAATTTATTATAGTCATGATAATTTGTTGGTACCAACTAGATCTTTAACTAAATATTTGAAAATTCCTAAAGGTACTTTATATGAGCTTAGATCAATGAAGCTACTTAAACATTATAGTAGTCCTCCAATTGAAGTTTATAATACAGTCGTCGGCACTGATAAAATATCTGGTTATTGGAAAATTACTGACTATGGATTAGACACAATAGTAAAGTATTTTCCAGATACAGAAGAAGATATAGCTATTACTAAAAAAGAAAGTGTTAAAAGACTTCTTCGCGGTGAAGAAAATGAGATAATTTTGGGAATATTCTAGATTTTTTGCATATATACTAAAGATAAATGAGAATAAGGAGAATAATAGAAATGACTAGATGGTCACTCTGTAAACATAATCCCATAGCCCCATCATTTAATTTATATAAAATTAATGGTGTAGAAGCAAGAACAGGCAGATTGATGTTGTAGAGGTACCAGTATTTATGATTATAATAGCCCTCTATACAGAGGGCTTTTTTTATGGGAAAAAGCTTCGTTTGTTATATATAATGAAAAACATGGCAGATGAAGAATATTGGAAGAAGTTTGATTTTTGACAGATAAAGCTAGAATACGGTTAGAGAAGTGAGATTCTCTAGGCGATATGCAAGAAGATAGTTGGCTAAGAGAAGGAAACAATATTGCATAATTTAGAATGTATTGGTTTTACAAAAACCTTTATTTATAAATCTAGCAATTACCCCGCTAGATTACCAAGTGCAGGTAGTAATTTTGGGTGGAGCTATAGCAATGAAGCCTGAATTACATATTACCTGCACTTTAATTATTATTCTGACCTATCGCTGTACTTTAAGTATAGAGGAAGCTCAGGACACCACTGCTTTTAAAGTGGGAGGATTTTTATTCGTTTGAACCACTGAGGGTGCAATGCCAAATAAGATCTAGAAGGTGAGCAGTTCTATAATGATCGGGTAGGCAGCAGTCGCAAGACCAGCATTTAATGTTGAGATAGATGATAGGATAAAACAGAATCCTGGCTACTGGAATAATAATTTTTTAGGCGTCTATGCAAATTGGTGAAGCAGCTTCAAAATGAAAGATTCGAACTTATAGGTGTAAGATAATATTATATACACTTGGAGGTTCGAATATGAAATGTGAAAACTGTAATAAGGAGCATGATGGCTCTTATGGGTCAGGTAGATTTTGTTCATCTAAATGTGCAAGAGGGTTTAGTACTAAGGCTAAGCGTAAAGAAATAAATGAAAAAGTAAGTAAAAAGTTGAAAGGGAAACCATTTAGTGGGACTACTTATACCGGAGGCTGGCCCGCTTCAGCAGGGAGAAAAGGCAATGAATCACAAAAAAGAGCAAGACAAATGATCTATGATTCAAATAAATATGAACTTATGTCTCATAGTCAAATAAAAAGAAAGGTTAAAGAAGAACAAAAAGGTAAATGCAACAATTGTGGCAATTCTGAATGGCTTGGTAAGCCTATATATTTAGAGATACATCATAAAGACAATAATAAAAAAAATAACGATAGAGATAACCTCGAGGCATTATGTCTTAATTGTCATCAACAAACAGAGAAATATAGATTTAAAGGCAGAAAACATAGGGGAGTAGCTCAGTCTGGTTAGTAGCATCCATCTTATAAATGGAAGGCCGAAAGGATTTCGTGGGTTCAAATCCCACCTCCCCTATATTAAAGTAGTGTTTGCTGGGTTCAAACCCCAGGGCGCCCAATTAGAAAGGAATATAATATGTTATTGTTTGTTATATTGTTACAGATTATAATTTATTTATTTTGTATTCTTGCAAAGAGTAGTAGTTTTATATTAACTGGTTGCAGTCCAATTATATTAACAATATTCTACTGTTTTTATAAAAGCATCCAAATAGGTGAAATTATTGTGAAAGAAATTAAATCTAAAAGAAAGTTTAAAAAGATGTTTAGTAGCTTAAAAGAGATATGAGTACATCATCAAAAATAATAATTTTTTTAACACTTGTACTTGCTGGTTATATAACTTGTGCATTATGGATTACTATAATAGAATTTGTATTATCATTTGGTAAATCTTCAATATATACTGAAGCCGTCTGGGTATTCTGGAAACCATATTCTGAACTTAGAACAAAAGAAGTAAGCATATTTATAAAAATGGTAGTATTTATTATTTCGATTTTAATAGCTAACTTTTTATTTCAGAAAGGTAGTAATTAAAGAGATTAAAGAGAGTGAAGAGTAGAACAGGCATTGGGAGAGTTGGTCACTCCGCGAGTTTTGGGAACTCGAGATCTCCAGTTCGAATCTGGGATGCCTGAATTTTTATGGTGTTTATAATATGGTAATGACAACAAATCCAAGAAATCAGCAAAATTAGATTTTTAATTACATTCCGGAGTAACTCAGTCTGGTCAGAGTGGCTGCCTGTTAAGCAGAGTGTCGTAGGTTCGAATCCTACTTCCGGAGCTATGAATTTAGGTGATTTTATAGAACATAAACTTCAAGACATTGAAGTTGATCAAAATGAAAAGACTCTTACGTTTAAGTTTGATAATGGTATAATTTTAATTACACCAGTGGAATGGAAAACATTTACACTCAAGAAAATACCTAAGAATGAAACTATTGTTATACCAAAAAGTAAGAAGAGTAGAAAAAGAGAAAAGCGAAAAAAGAAAAGGGTTATAAAAGAAAACTAGAAGTAACATGGTGGCCGTATTCGAGGGGTTTCAGAAGATGGACTGTGAATCCATTTACGCCAGTTCAAATCTGGTCGGTCACCCTTTGGGAGTATGGTATTAATTGGAAACACGTTTGGCTCCAGACCAGAATTTCCGGGTTCGAGTCCTGGTGCTCCCGTCTTTAATAGTTTCGACAAAATATTATTATTTTAATAAGGGTCGGTATAGCGTAGCGGCGAACGCCCCGGGCTGTAAACCCGGCGCCTAAGTGCAAACATCGTAGGTTCGAGTCCTACTCGGCCCAATCATGGGGCTGTAGCTCAATTGGGAGAGCGCCTGCTTTGCAAGCAGGAGGTACGGAGTTCGAACCTCCGCAGCTCCACTAAGTAAGCTGATTGAATAAAGGTTATCGTTTGTCTTAAAAACAAAAGGTCGCAGGTTCGAGTCCTGCTCATCAAGCAAAGCTTGGTGGTAGCTCAGTTGGTAGAGTTTAAATTTTCTTTATTCGCTAACTTGCTTACTTTATTTTGAAAGGAGATAATATGAAGAAAATAATTATTTTATTAGTTGTAATTATTGTTTTGTTTTTATCATGTCAATCTGAAAAAAGTTATTTATTACCACTTAATGCAAAGAATATAAACTACTTGGGCAATGGTTGGGTAACTTTTACTTTAGGAAATGATATATTTCTTTTTCTTGGCAATAACTGGAAAACAGCATGGGCAATAACAAAGATTGGAGAATTAGAATGATCCAAAGAAAACATTTTATTCTAGCACCTTCAATACTTTTCTTTTTCTCAATGCTAATGTATTTAGGTAGTTTGCAATTGAGTCATTGGAAATTTATTCCAATCTATTTCTTTGCTTACTTAGTAATGGGTATAACTTCTTCTATTGCAGTGTGCATATTTTTTTAAAACATAAAGAGAACAGTGAAATAAAAGAAATAGACATACTAAGAGAGAATTTGAAGAATTCTGTTGGTTCTGTTTTAGATAAAGTTAGTTATTTAAAAAGTGGTATTTTATATCTTACTATAAATGAGATAAAATATAATATTGCACCTGCAGGTGGTAATGTAGTTGGTATTTATAATGAAGATGATAAAGCACTCTCTAATGAAGTTGGAAAAACTATAAATTCAATAAATATCGATGATTTTTATTCAATAAAAATTAAATTTTCATCAGGTAATATATTTTATATCGAAGATGATACTGGTGGTGAAGGTTTAGAAATTTGGTGATTTGATGGCCCTATCAGCTAAAGGCAGGCTGCCTGGTTTTCAGCTAGGTCACATCGGTTCGAATCCGTTTAGGGCTAGAGTAGTATTGTATATGTCAGATACTTTACTGCGAGTGGCTTATTAACATAGACTGACACTATGAAGATAAGCTGCTTTATGTTCGGATAGCCAAGTGGTTTAAGGCGGTAGGTTGCAACCCTATTATCGTGAGTTCAAATCTCACTCCGAACTTAATCTAAACTGAATTGATAGAGGTTATCGTAGACTGTTAATCTAAAAGAATCCTCTTCATATAACTTGTTTAGATTTTTATGGAGGTTTAGCGTAATGGTAGCGCAGTGGATTGAAGATCCGATGGACCGGTTTCGATCACCGGGACCTCCATATTTTTATTGTTCTATAAATTGGCAAATAAATGACATATTTGTTATGAAAGGATAAAATATTATGAGAAGACCAAAAAATGATAATGAAATGAAAACATGCGTTGCATTTGTGTTATTAATATTATCAGTCACTGTTATATTATTACGGCTGTAGCGCACACTTTCACACATATTTCTACGCCAATTATAGTAGCTATATATTCTGTATTCGGTGTTGGAGTTGGATCTTGTCTAATTTCATTGCTTATATTATCTTTATCTACAGGATATGATAGCTCTATAGATTTTTCTTGGTTATTTGAAGAAAGAAAAATATAAAGAAAGGGATAAGTAATATGGAAATAAATCTTAGCAGTATAGTTATTAAAGATGTTGATCAGCTTAATGCTATTATACAATCTTTAAAATTTAATCTTATTAAGCGTAAAGATGATATTTATGTTGACAAAGAAAATTTGAAGAAAAATCTTGAAGTAATAAAAACAACTTTGTCTGACAAAAAACAAGTTGCAGGTTTTGAATTTGCTTTATTGTTTATAGATTCTATAGAATTTTAATGGGGTAGTTCAGGATTCGATTCTTGATAAGACTAAGGATGACGTAAATGCACTAGATCCGAAAATCCTTGTACCTTAAAAGGTTGCTTTGATAGAAGACGGGAGTTCAACTCTCCCCTACTCCAGAAAGGAAATGTTATGTGTGATTGTCCAAATATTATTTTGAATGGAAAAGATGATAATACAAAAATTATGTTTTTTTATAATCATGGTGATTGCGAATGTAGTCAATGTGGTGACAAACAAAAAGGAATAGCAATGATGCAAGCAGTTAATGATGAAGGTGAAATTACAGTATGCCGTTTTTGTATTATGAAAACTTTTTTCAAGCTTGGAAAAACAGATATGGACTGTCCAATTCATGCATATGAAAATTCACAAAATTAATTCATGCCGTCGTGGTGGAATGTATACACAACAGATTTAAACTCTGTCGCTCATACGAGATTGAGGGTTCAAGTCCCTCCGGCGGTAATATTTGAACTAACTTAATAGAAGAGTTTCAAATCTTAAGGAGATAATATGAAAAAAATAGCTTTCTTTTTATTAATTCTTTTTTGTTTTTCTTGTGTTAGTGTTGTACCAGATAAAAAAGAATCAAATGACCATCCAGTTCTTTATTGGTATGGTCAAAATGTTTTTAATGAAGATACATTAATAATAACTTTCAGAGTTGCAGACCCAAATATTCAAAATGCTTTTATTTATTTATCAAAAAACAATTCAGAAAAAATATTATTACAATATCATCATGTTGAAGTAATTCCGCCACAAGAACAAATAGAGCCAGAAGACATGTATCCAATTTTTATGTGGGCAATAGGTGGATTAAAGAATGGTGATAAGTTATCTATTGAATTTCTTTATGAAGATAGTACTTCTCGTTATGTGATTAAAGATGAGCCATTTATTATAATATTTGACAATACAAAAAAGTTAAGTATTTAGAAACCTCCCGTCGTAGTCTAAGGGATAGGCAGTGGTCTTCTAAACCACTTAATGCAGGTTCGAATCCTGTCGGCGGGTCTATTTGAAAGGAGATAGTATTATGATGAGATCTAGTGTAATTGTAGGAATTATTATTCTTATTGCTATAATAATAGTAATTGGAATCGGAAGATATAATACATGTAATAAAACCGCACCAACACCAGAAAATAATTCTATAGAAGTTTTAGATCCAGATTCTTTGATTGGTACTTTAGTAGAAATTCCTGGCTTAAATAGCTTTTCATTAAGATTTTATAATTGGGAAAATAATCTAGGTTTAAATTACAATTTAACTATTTATTTAGATATTGATAATGAAAACTCTGCAAACTTTTCTGTTAGTGCAGGAACACTTACTGACCTAAGAAAAAAATTAAATAAGTTCTTAGATAATATTAAGAATTCTGTTTTTTAAGGAGAATAGAGGAAATGAAAAATGGGCCGATTGATGTAGATTTTATTAAAAAGAATACTTCTAAAAAAGATATTGAATTGTTCTTGGGGCCTGTAGACAAAAAGCAAGAGCAAGTGTTTTTTGATCTAAAAGATGGAATGTTAATTGCACATTTCATGCATCAAGCTGGTGTTTTTAAGTCTGTTTCTGAAGCTAGAAAAAATGGATGGAATAAATCAATTCCTGAGGGATTTTCAACTTTTGTTGTGAGTAAAAAACGGTCAAAAATTACTATACTAAATATTATCGATTGAAGAATATAATATATTTGTAACAATATTTTTAGTGATAAATAAGGGCGGTTGACAGATCGGCGTTGTGGTGGGCTTTTAACCCATTGAGAGAGGTTCAACTCCTCTACCGCTCATATCTGGGCAGTTGACAGATCGGTTTTGTAGCGGGCTCTTAACCCGTTTAGAGAGGTTCGATTCCTCTACTGCTCATAGCCTATAACAAGCAATGCGCACTGCTTGATGGCGAAACAATCTTTGTCGCGCATTTAGATTGGGTTATGTCTTTGGTTTAGCGGTTAGAGCGCCGGTGATTGGGCTGGAGTCACAGGTTCGAATCCTGTAAGACATATTTGATCATATAATTGGAAGGAGAATATATGAATAAGAAAGCTTCAAAAGTTATAAGAAAGTATATTGCTAATCGATATGCTAAAGTAATTGAAGAAAATCCAGACGTTGTTAAGCAAGAAGCTTATAAGTTTAAGAAAGAATATCTCAGTTTACCATGGCATCAAAGAAAGCAATATTTAGATGATCTTAGATAATATAATCGACAAGCTTTTATAATTTACTAGGAGGTGTTAATATATGACAAATTCTAATCCTATTCCAACTTTTATAACTTGTGGATTATGTGGAGCTAAAGAAGAATTTACAAAAGGTTATTTTTTAGGAAGTACATTTGTATGTCACAATTGTTGGCTTAAACATAATAAGAATGTTGAAACAAAAAGTGAAAAAAAAGAAAGTGGTGATAAAAAGGCGGCGATTATGTTCGGCGATGTCGAACTAGAAGGGAGATAGAGTTGACAGAATTGATAATAGCTTCTATTATTTTATTTTCATTCCTTGTATATAGAATATACAAAATAATTATAAAAAATAACAATACAACAAAATATCATGCACAATTTGATTATTTAACAAATCTGTATAATAGAAGAATGTTTGAAAAAATATTAAGTAAATTATATTTAGACGCTAAGAAAAATAACAAACATCATTATTTATTTTATATTGATTTAGATAAATTTAAAGCAGTTAATGATTCATGTGGTCATACTGCTGGTGATCTACTTTTAAAACAAGTAGCTCAATTATTTAAAAAATGTCTAAGATCTGATGATACTGTTGCAAGATTAGGCGGAGATGAATTTGCAATTATTATAAAAAATTGTAATTTAGTAATTGCAGCTAAATTAGCAAAGAAAGTATTAAAAGCTATCAATAACTATAATTTTGTTTGGGATGGGAAAATATTTCATATAAGTGCCAGCATAGGGATATCTACAATAGATCCAAAATATGCAGATGATTTTACTAAAATAATGATAGCTGCAGATAATGCTTGTTATATTGCAAAAAATGCTGGTGGAAATAGTATACATATATCTCCCAATAAAGATGATTTAATAATTAAAGCACAGCAAGAAAACACTGAAAAAATTTCTGAAATTTCAACAATGATTGAAAAAGGTGATGTTGATCTATTTGCACAGAAAATATATCCTTTAAATAATAAAAATTTTAGAAGTTTTGAAATTTTAGTTAGGGGCAATAAGAAAGACTCAATACCTACAGCAGTGTTAATACCACTTGCAGAAAAATATAATTTGATGCCTCATATTGATCGTTTAGTGATAATGAAAGTATTTGCTAATTATGATAAAATTAATAATATAAATTTTTTAATTAAGCTTTCAGGTCAAACAGTTGCTGATCCTCAGCTAGTTAAGTTTATTTCAGACCAATTAAAAAGATTTAAAGTGCCACCAGAAAAAATAATATTTGAAATAACTGAGAATGTTATATTATCTAATTCAACTGTTTGTATTAAATTTATAAATGCAATCAGAGATCTCGGTTGTAAATTTGCTTTAGATGATTTTGGAAAAGGAATGTCGTCTCTTACATATTTAAGAACTCTACCTGTTGACATTCTTAAAATTGATGGTTCATTTATAAAAGACATTAATGATCCAATAACATATGCAATAATTAAACATATTAATGATATTGCTCATATGTTAAATATAATAACTGTTGCTGAATTTGTTGAAGACAGTGACACTATAATAAAACTAGAGCAAATAGGTGTCGATTCAATTCAAGGTTTCTATCTAGGGAAACCAGAACTAATAAAAAATATGCCGTCGTAGACCAGCTGGAAGGAGTCGCTTGGCTTAGAACCAAGATGGGGGTGGTTCGAATCCACTCGGCGGCAAAAATTATAGCTATTATATTATTTTCTCAGAACAAGAATATGTTTTTACGAAAGCTAATTAAAAGGAGTACTATTATGGTTATTAATGTACAAGATATAGCCGATGTATTACACTTTTTAGATAAAGTTGAAAATACATATCCTATGTTGACTAATGATATGAGCTTTCATACTGCAAAACTTTTATTGCAGATAATGCAAAATAAAATAAATGGCATAACAGCATATAATAAACAACAGAGTAATGTTGTAGTAGACGAGCAAGATGATGATTCAGACACTGCTGCTATTATGTTTGATTGAAGCCGCATAGCTCAGTGCGAAGAGCGCTAGCCCTACAAGCTAGGCGTCGGGGGTTCAAATCCGGCTATTATGCAGGATTAGCCTAGTGGTAAGGCGTGAGATTTCCAATCTCATGAGAGGAGTTCGATTCTCCTATTCTGCTTTTTTAAGGATGGTTAATGATAACTATAAATATAAAGGAAGTAACAGATTATTTAATTCAGAAAATAAATAAACGACATTTAGATTATTGTAAATTGTTTATTTTTAAATATATTTTTCATTATACAAATATAAAGATTCCTACTAAAAATGATGTATTGTTCATAATAACTGACTTTATAATAAAAAAGGCAGTTGAAAGATATGCATCTTTATATGCTTCAATGAAACATATAAAAACTCAAAAGTATATTAGAACAGAGAAAAAAAATATATTTGGGGAAGCCATATGTAAATTTGACCCAGAAGATGGTAGACAAATGCAAAAGAAACGTTTTAAATTTGTAATAACTTTTAATTTTAAAGATAATAATGTTAAATGTAATTTTTCTTAACTTCATCCTCGTGTCGTCTAACGGTTTAAGACGCTTGTCTGATAAACAAGAAACGGATGTTCAACTCATCCCATGAGGACTATAAAATTTGGTGATACAAAATGGTTGATTTAAAAAAAGTAAAAAAAGGTGATTTTCTCGTTTGGGATGTTGGTGAACATGGTGGTTGGCAAATAATAAAAATATTTAAAGTGTATTCAGATGCTTTAGATGTAATAAATATTGCTAATATGTCAGTTGAAAAGGAATGGTCATTTTTTGATCCAAGCAAAAAACATATCCAAAAATATGATGAGCAGCTGGCTCTTATTCAAAATGGAGAAGTTATAACTAAACATGATATTTTACAAAAGATATTTGATTATAATTACAAAATATATCATCCAGCAAATCTTAGACGTTAACAGTAAAAGACAAGATAGTTGATATGATGCAATATAAAAAGAATTATTTAATTATTTGGGATATAGGATGGTACGATTGGAGAGTTTATAAAGTAACTAGAGTTGATGATGAATACATCTATATGAAATTAGTTTTTCGACATTTTGGCAACAAAGGATTTAAATGGTTGTATGATGTAGAAGATTCGGAATCATTGAAGATAACTAAAGAAGCAGATTTACTTCAACATTGTCAACCTGTCGACGAAAGATTAATAATTAATAAAATTTTTGATTATCATTATAAATTATATTATCCAGCACTTAGATAGGAGGTTAATATGAAAAAATGGCAAGGTATTTTAATAGCTGTTGCATGGACACTTTTTTTAGCATTCGTTAGTTTAGCTTTACCAACAGCATGTGGACATAAAACAACAAAAAAACAATTAGTACTACCAGATCAACAAGTTGGATTAAAAATTGATTTTGAATATTATACAAGTGATATGCCAGATTGGTATGGTAAAATTATAAGGATAGCAGATGGTGATACATTTTATATTGATTTTTATAGTGAAAAGAAAATGGGAGTTAGAGTAAAGGGCATAGACACTCCAGAAACAAAAGATCATAGAAAGAAAGTTCAATTTTGGGGCCCTGAAGCTAGTGAATATGCCAAGTCTGTTTTAAAGCCTGGAACTATAGTTAAATTAGATTTTGAAGGTGAGATTACTGGCCCATTTGGTCGGTTACTAGCATATGTGTGGTATTGGAATGGGAAACAATGGGTTTTCTGGCAGGAAGAATTACTTAGGTCAGGAAACGCTTTTGTGTATTGGAATTATGAATTTGAGTTTCCTGAGTTATTCTTAGAATGGCAAGCTGAAGCAATTATAAATGGCCGCGGAATGTGGTCAAATCCCGAAGCAATAGAAAATGAAGTAGTAATAGACATTGAAGGTTTTGATGAAAAAGCTAGATGGTATAAAAGGTAAATGAAAATAGTATATTTTTTCGACGGTAGATTTTTTGCTATATTTAGACAAAGAAAAGATAAAGATTTGTTTATAACTATTGCATCTAATAGTAATTTTTATTTTCCAGTTGGCAGAGTAGTACATAAAGAATATATTAATAAATCTTTATATGATAATAAATATGATCTTATTAAACATATTTTCAAAGTATCGAAGAAATAATATAATTTATTAGAAGGGAGAATATATGAATTTTAATGATGTCATGGGGATGATTCCAGATGAAGCATTACTCAGAAATGAATTATATAATGATGAAATATTTGAAGAAGCAGAAGAAGATATTTCAAACCATATTTGTAATGAGGTCGGTCCAGATTACTTTAATAAAGTAGTTGAAGAACTATTTCCAGAAGATGTATAAAATATATGATACTCCACGATTTAAAAAAGATTTAAAAAGATTTCTTAAAGGTAAAAACAAACATACTGTTTTAAAGCTTACTAAGAAACTTAAAATATTAATTGATTTATTTGCTAAGAATGATGGGAAAATACCACCTATTTATGCAGTTAGAAAACATAAAAAGATGATTAGTGGAGAATATGCAAGGAAAGGTTATAGTGATGCTCATATAACTGGAGATTGGGTTTTGATATATAAAGTTGATGATAGTGAGAAAAGAGTGTATTTAATTGCTACTGGAACACACTCTTATTTATTTAATGAAGGTATAGAATGAATTTTTGGCTATGGACAGAAGCTGATCCTTATGAGGATGAAAATATATTTGAATATTCTTGGGGAATATTTATTTGTAGCATATATGAAACAGACAATGGATACTAATTCTAAAATAACAATTGGATTTCAAGATAATATTTGGGATGATCAGTTAACTGATGATCCGCATGATGTTATCAAATTCTTTTTTGAAGGAATTGAGCATATTTAATTAAGACAAACCAGGGTGGCCAAGTTGGCTAAGGCAGTGCTCTCATAAGGCAAAGATCGACGGTTCGAATCCGTCTCCTGGTATATGACCTGGCTAAACGATAGTCTTTTATAGTACAACAGGTCTACTATAAAAATTGGCGGTGAGTACATCAAAAAGAGTAAGCCAACCATGACAAAATAGGAAATTACTCTAATCGACGCAGGCGAGTGGAACGGACATATAAACCATTCCGGGCTCATATCCCGGCGATACCAGGTTCGACTCCTGGGCTCTGCTATTATGAATTTTACTGAATTTGCTAATACGCTTTGGAGAGAAATTTTATCAGAAGATCAAAAATCTATGAAAAAGTTGCTTGATAAGTGTGAGTATAATATAAGAAAGAAAAGAATTCTTGAGATCTTAAATGAGAAAAGAGGTAATTTATAATGCAACTTCGATCGTTTTTAGAGCATTATGAGATGAATAATGATATTATGTCTCTATTAAATCAAAATCCTAAGATAAAAAATAAATTATCTAAAATTTTGAAAAGTAAAGAAACATTATCAGATTTTTTAGATAAAAATCCTGAAATAAAAAATCAAGTTTTAAACATATTAAAAACTGGGAACTTTATAATTCACGAAGCCAAGAATACAAAAAGTATATTTGTTTTAGCATTAGCATTAGCTCTGGGTACTGGACTGTTTGGTATTAAAAGCGCATATGGATTAGGTTCACAAGAAACTTCTCATATTGTTGCTTCATATAAAATAGAAGACGCTATCAACGATAATAATCTTGATTTAGCAAAAACATTATTATCTAAATTAGACAATAAAACTACAAAAGATTATTATAGATTAAAAATTAAACATGAAGAAGCAACTTTAGGTCATGCAATATGGACTAGAAAAGATCAATTAAAATATGATGCATTAAAAATTGGAAAAACACCTAAACACGAAGAAGCAAAAGCTAAACAATTAAAGATTCAACAAAAGAGTTCTCCACGAATTGAAGAGGTTGACGAAAGGTTGGAAAATGTATTTTATAAAAGTGGAATAAATTTAATTGTTATAAAAGTAGACAATAATTCTGATAAAGATATAAATTCTATAGAAGCAAAAATAAAAATTGGTAACAAAATTTTGAAACAGATTTTCAAACAAAAAATTTATTCTAGTAAGAATGGTTATATAACTTTTAATTATAGAAATGAAAATAAAATTAAAAAATCTTCAGTTGAAATATTGGAGATAAATTGTAATGAATAAATTTTATTATTATGCTAAATATGAACCATCAATTCCTATAAGACCACCTCTTACTACTGAACAAAAAGAAATAAATGAAGATCAAAAATCTATAGATAAACTTTTAAGAAAGTGTGAAAAGAATTTAGAAAAGAAAAAAGTTATGAGAGACTTAATAGCAAAAGCTTTTGGGTGGAATTTAAAAGAAAAATAATATGATAGTAAATATGATTTATCGAGCTAGAAAAAGAAGAGAAATTCAAACTGAAATAGACGAAGATAGAGCAGCAATTAATAAATTATTAAATAAGTGTGAAAGGAATTTGAAGCATGAGTCAAATACCACAAAAACTAATTGAACTAACTAGAGAATTTCTCGGCGAAGATGGCATTAAGCAATTTAAAGATTGGTATAAAAAATATCATACAGTGTCACCAGTATATCGCAAAGACAACATTATTTATTCTGTACATCTATTAGAAGGAATGGCAGTACGTAATTTTATGAGAAGAACTGGTTATTGCAGAGAATTTACTGATCAAGATTATGACAATAATTGGCCGATTTTAGTTATGGCTGCTTGCGAAATAAAAGAGGAAGATATGGAAATAAAACACAGAAATGGAAAATATGTTTATTATAAAGATAAGGCAGGTGAATGGCGTTTTAAATTGGTAGCTCCGAATGGTGAAATATTAGTTTCATCTGAAGGTTATTCAAGCAAGAATGCCTGCCTTAAAGGTATTGATTCTGTAAAAAGATTAGCTAATTTAGCAGAAATTAAACAACAATGATAAATAAAGATTATACTAAGGCATTACTTAAAAATCTTCGGTGCATAGAATGTAAATATTTTAATATTGCTTTAACGAACATTCGTTGGTGTTGGAAAAAATCAGAGCCACCAAATAGACTTTGTCCACTCTTTGAATTTAAGAAGAAGCATAATTGATTTATATGCAAACATTTATTCCATTTAAAAACATTAATAAATCTATTAAATGTCTAGATAAAAAGAGACTTGGTAAACAACGCGTTGAAGCTATTCAAATAGCAAGAGCATTATTGGGCTTATCTGGTGGGTGGAAAAATCATCCAGCTACAAAAATGTGGCTTGGTTATGAATCTTATTTAGTTAGAGTTTATTTACGTAAAGTTATGGATAGATGGCTATCACTTAAATGTGATAATACTAAATGTGAACTACATTACAAGCAACTAATTAAATTAGTTAGTAAAAAATGTAAGAAACCAAAATGGATTAATAAGGAATTTTGTATTAGTCATCAATCTAATTTATTACGTAAGAAACCAGAATATTATAAGAAATATTTTAAAAATGTGCCAAATGATTTAGAATACATTTGGCCAAGTTCTGCAGCTGTCGTATAATGGTTATTATATGACCTTGCCAAGGTTGTGATGTGAGTTCGATTCTCATCAGCTGCTTATAAAGAATGGGTAAATCTTGAGTAAAGTGTTCGGACTTAAAGTTGGGATAAGTATATTTTGAATATACCACTCTCAAGGTCCATTCTTTATTTATAAGGAGTATTATTATGAAAAGTGAGCAGATATATGCAATTCTAGTAAAAGAAGGCATAGAATATGTTAGCAAGATTAAAGAAGAAACAACACGGGAAGTCAAAGGTTTAAAGATTACAACTAAAAAGGGAAGAGCAATTATAGTCGGCAAAGGTTTTCTTGACAAGTACAATGTTGGATTAGTAGTTGATCAACATTCTGGTAAAGCTAACAATTGGGCAGTTGTACCTAAAAAAGCTGCTAAAGCCACTGCTAAAGCCACTGCTAAAGCTACAAAAACTAAAACTAAAAAGAAAAGAACTAGACGTAAAAAATCAACGGCACCAAAATCTAATTAAAAAATAAAAAGGAGTCAATATGGAAAAAGATGGTTTTATTTTTGAAAACAAAGAAGCATTGCTTGAAGAAATTGCAATGAGTTTAACAGATATAGAAAAAGCTTTTATACAAGCTATAAACAGTACGCCTATGGAGAATCCAGCTCATGATGCTGCTACATTTAGAAATGCTACTATTGAAGCTTCAAAACATTTAGGTTTTGCTTTAGCTTGTTTAAGGCAATATATTGCATTTACTAAAATGGATGCATCTGTTTTCAAACAACTACCAGTTGGTTTTAATCGTCTTGAAGAAGAAAATATAAATAAAAATAAAAAACAGCATATAAAATGTGATGAATAGGAGGTAATATGGAATTTTTGAATGTAAAAGGTGAACAATATATAAAAGTCAGTAGTGTTCAAGAAGTTCTTGACGAACTAGAAAAAGAAACTATGTCTAGTGATGGTGTACCAGATACAATAAAAACGATTGTAAGTAATATGATGACTGCACTTAAAACTATATTTAATTCTGCAGCAGGTAGTGAAAAAGAAACTTTAAAGACTGAAAAGATAGATGTAGTAGAAGGGAGTCTAGATGATGACATCGTCAAAAGAAACTAAAGAACTAACTAAGAATTTATTACTAGAAACAAAAGACAAATTACTTGAAAAGTTTGATTTTAAAAGATTGGTAAGATGTATATATGGCAGTTATCCAATAAGAGAGCGTTTCGATTTATGGAATTCTGACTTAGAAAGCCAATTAAGAAGAAGAGCTGAAGCAGTTATAGACGGCTTAATTACTAGCAAGGACAATTATTCAAGTTTAGAAGCAGGTGGTTTTGTTGCTTATAAACTTGGCAATGATTATAGACTATTTTTTAAATTAGTAGATTCAGAAACTACGAAATAAGAAAAAATGGCTAATATTTTACTGGACTATAGTCCAGAAGATTTTGAAAAAGAAGTATTGTGCTTAAATGGTAGAATGACTCAAGAGCTTTTTGATAAAGTAATGAATGAACTTTTTGAAAAAGAAAGTTTAGATAGCGATGATGTCTTTTATCGTTCTAATGAATATAATACTACTCTTGAAGAATTTCAAGATGTGCATAATTATTTGCATGAATATGGTCTCCAATTTAAATTTATTAAAACTGGCTGTCAAGAAATATTATTTTGGTACAAGAATAGATTTTTTATATGGATATTAATACTTGGTCAAGGGGCACATGAAGAATTGACCACAGATGTTGCAACTTTTCTGGACTTAAATCCCATAATGCCATTTATAGTATGTAATAAAGTCAAAGAAGATCTTAAATTTTATAAGAGGTTAAAAGATGAATAATATTTCAAAAGTTAAACAAGTTATTGTTGTAAGAAAAGATCTCAACATGCGTAAGGGAAAAGTAGCAGCTCAAGTTGCACATGCTTCATTGAAAGTATTTGTTGATAGGATGTCAAGACTTACTTTAGATTATGAAGATTCACAATATATTGATTGGTATATTTTTCCAGCAACTGATGAAATGCAAAAATGGATTACTGAAGGATTTACTAAAGTAGTTGTCTCTTGTGATAGTGAAGATGAAATATATGATTTGGCTAAAAAAGCACAATGTTTAAAAATTCCACATGCTGTAATAGTAGACAGTGGATTTACAGAATTTGCTGGAAATCGAACAACTACTTGTATTGCTATTGGCCCAGATGATTCTGAAAAAATAGACAAACTAACAAAAGAATATAAATTGTTATAAATTGGAAGGAGTTATATGCAAGCTAACAACTTAACAATTTGTGTACCTTTTAAAGGTTGTGACATGAAAGATAAATGTCAAAATTTTTGTGTATCTAAAATGACCGGCTATATGAAAACATCTGATATTGAATATATGAAACGTAATTTTGACAAAGTGAAACATATAGCTCAAACAGCTGGTGTAACATCAGTACTAATAACTGGTAAAGGTGAGCCCACAATAAATGCATATGCATTAGATATCATAATGAAAGCTTTTGACTATTACCCGATCGAATTGCAAACAAACGGTATAGTTTTAAGTAAAAATCTATCATATCTACACAATTTAAAATATAACGGTCTAGACGTTTTAGCCATCTCAATTAATACTTTACAAGATTTTGAAGATTTTAAAGAATTGTTTAAACATGCACAAGATTTAAATATAACAACAAGAGCTACTCTAAATATATCTTGGCTTATACCAGATGATATTAGTTTTAAAAAGATTCTTAGAGTTGTGAAACAGACTGGAAACATTGATCAGTTTTCATTGAGACAAATAGTGGCACCATTACATGTTCCTAAAAAGAAACTAATAGAAAGATTACGACTTTTGCAACCAGTGATAAGTGAGCTTTATTCTCGTCTAATTGATGAGCTAAAGAAAGAAGTAGATAATCGTGGATTTAAAATACGTTCACTTCCATATGGTGCACAAGTATATGATTTAGATAATCTTTCAGTTACATATTTTAATTATTGTGTACAAGACTCTAATAAAAATGATGACATAAGAAGCCTTATCTTCCAAGAAGATGGACATTTATATACAAGTTGGAATTCAAAAGCTAGTAGATTGTTTTAAAATACATAAAGATAAACTTATAAATTTATGAGAAAGAAAAAAGTAAAAAATTATACTGAAGAAGATGGTTATATAATACAAACATTTATCGACGGCCAATTATTTCAGGGTAAAGTGCTTAGATCTCTAAGTGAAGTTTTTTTAGAGAGAACTAAGGTTGCAGAGTTTTTTTCAGACACAGATGCTTTACTTTCAGACTTACAGAGTTCTTTTTTAATGTTTACCATAGACACTTCAAAACTTCCACTTAATATTCAATTACAAATTAAAATCAATATATTTAATAGAGTAACTGGTGAGCAAGTTATAGAAGAATATGGAAAAGAAGTAGGCAAAGAATTATTTAAAAAAATGAGCTATTATAGTTTAATAGATAAAACAGAATCATCTTAAGATTCGAAGTTATAATGGGGATTACAAGAATGAAAAAGCTGTTGTTTTCAATAACCAAAAAAGATCTTAAAATAACTTGGTTTTCCGGTAAAGGTGCTGGCGGTCAACATAGAAATAAACATCAAAATTGTTGTCGAATCAAACATTCGGAAACCGGAATAATAGTTACAGGGCAAGAGGAAAGAAGTAGAGAACAGAACCTAAAAAATGCTTTTAGAAGATTAGTTAACAATAAAAAATTTAAAATATGGTTAAAGATAGAAACAGCAAAAAGACTTATGGACAAAAGTGAAATAGATAGATTGGTTGATGAAGCTATGAGAGAAGAAAACCTAATGATTGAATATACAAAAGAGAGATAAAATCGATGAAGCTATAGCAAAATCACACAAACATAAATAGCTTCGACACTGCTTTATAATAAATTATAATAACAACCTGGAGTATTTTAAAGCTTCGAGGGTTGAATATAATTTAGATATAAGGAGGATATATGTCAGACGTAGTTACCACAAAAACTCCTCGAGTAAAGAAAACTCTTGAGGAAAAGAAAGCAGCTCGCAGGGCTCGAGCTTATGCAAGACGCCTTCGAAGACGAGCTGAAAAGCTTGGTGTTACCGAAGCTGAAGTTGTCGAAGCTAGAAACCAAGCTAAGGAAAATGCTAAAAAACGTAGAGAAGAAAAAGCAACAAAGACAGCTGAAGTTGCAGCATAATTATTAAAGACAATAAAAATATTATTAACTAGCTAGCCGGGATATTTGTTCCGGCTAGTTTGTAATAAGGAGAAAGTATGGATGTTTATAATTTAAACGCATTAATATTTTTTATAGGCAATATTATATTTGGTGTTACCATCCCATTTGCATTACTTGCCATTGTATACTTTCCAATCAAACTTATTACTAGACATAAAAGAAAAACTGGCTCTATCAGCTAGCGGTAGGCTGCTTGGTTCTCAACCAAGTCACATCGGTTCAAATCCGGTTAGAGCTATATGCATTATAGATTAGGATTTACTGGCACTCAAGTTGGTATGACTAATGAGCAAAAAGATTCCCTCAGAAATTTATTAAACGAATTAAATGTGTGTGAAGCACATCATGGTGACTGTGTTGGAGCTGACGCTGAATTTCATGATATAGTAGAAAAATTAAATATACCAATTTATATACATCCCCCAATTATTAACCATAAGAGAGCATATAAAAATGCTGAATTTATATTTGCACCAACAGATTATATGGAACGCAATTGGGATATTGTAAACAGTTGTGATATGCTAATTGCTACTCCAAAAGATTATACAGAAAAGCAACGATCTGGCACTTGGTCAACAGTACGCAAAGCTCGTAAAAAGAGTCGATTAATATATATAATTTTACCGAATGGTAAAATCCGGAGAGAAAAATGAAAGTTTGGTTAATGACTAAAACTGGATCAAAACATGCTATAAATGTAAATCCACTTAGAGTGTTTGATAATGTAGAATACATGGGCAAACAAATATACGAATGGTGGAAAGTAGTTCATGCCAAAGAAGAAAAAAGAATTAAGTGGCATCAAGAAAATAGTTGGAATAGAGAAAATTGGATGGATAAAAAACCGATGTCATTTTTTGCTTATGTTAATAATTATAGTGATTTTGTAATATTTGAAGCTGAAGTTAATGGCAAAAAAAAGAAATTGAATCAACAAGCAGCCATGGATCTTTTACGAAATACTGAACAGTGTAAAAAGCATTTTACGAAAGGAATGTTAAAAGAATGAAAATTTGGCTATTTGCAGCTATAAATCAATATGAAAAAATATATAGAAACTCTCTTATGGTAGTTGATGATGTTTATAATTTAACTTCTAGGATCTTTGAGGCTTATCAAAAACGAGTTCGAGCTATTACTGATCATAGACAACAATTTCATTATGCCAGTCAAGATCAGTGTTCTCAGTGGGTGCCCATCAGATTTGAAGATTATTTAAATAGTAGTGATTATAACTTTTTAGTTTATGAAGTCGATATTAATTTAAGGAAAAGAAAATTAAAGACTGAAGAAATAATTCAATTAGTAAAAACTGATAAAAAAAGTAAAAAATTTCTTACGAAAGGAATGTTGATATCATGAAATTTATTTTTGCAGAACGACATTTTGGACTAGCAGATCCTAGTATTGGAAAAACATATAACAGCTTGAGTAAACTTTTTAATAAAATTTTGATGTATTGGGTAGAACACAAGCATAGAAAAAAAGAAAGATTTGATGACTACATGGTAGAAATTAATAGGGGGTATGAAATAGGTTTTGAAGAATTTATAAAAGAGAATGATTTTTTTGATGTGTTTACAGACAGCCCATTGTTCAAGACTCGAATAAGATTGATGTCTCCCGAAGAATTGTGGGATTTGCTTGTAAAAGCAAGAGATTCTAGGATTCGTAAGGAAATTACTAAAGCTAAATTATCAGTATAATTTATGAATAAATTATTTATTATAATACTACTTTTAATGATCACGTTTAGTTTTTCAGAAGATAACATCAAACTGTTTGATGAAACTAATTGGTATAAATCTCAGATTGATACTGGAGTTGGGAATTGTGGTCCTGCATGTGCAGCTATGCTAATTCAACGTAGTGGCGTTGATATTACAGTTGAAGATGCTAGAAAACTAATTGGTTACAAAGCAGAAGATGGTGCAACTGGAATATTTGAACTTTTATTTATTTTACAATTATATTATATTGATTATAAATTTCTTAAGAATTTAGATTGTTATTATGGAAGTGGTGTTGTATTAGCTGTAATTGATGCCAAATATATCTCTAGTAGAGGCTATACATATGGTGGAGGTCATTATATAATAATAACTGGTATATTAGACAACAGATATTATTTAATTCATGACCCAATTTCAGGACCAAATAAAGCATACAAAATATCAGAAGTAAAAAGAGCGTTAAGATATAAACCTGTTTGGATTGAATGAATTACCATAATTTTTTACTGGAGGTTAATATGAAAGGGTATATGATATATTCTACTATAGACGAAAAACAAACTATGAGAATATATTCTAGTTTTAAAAAAGCTGCAGAATATTTTCTTAAGTTTTTACCCAATTTAAAGTTTAAAACTTTATTTCAATGAAATTAATTTAAAAACAGGTATCATAGGACTACAATATGAAAAAGATGATTTAAAAGAGATGAAGCTCTTTCATGTGCCAATTTTAAAGATGGAGAATTAATATGATTAAATATTTATTAATAATTATAGGAATAATATTATTAGTTAGTTTTCTTATATTTGCATATCAATGCACAGTTGAATTAGAAGAGAAAGGTTTAAAAGGTATATTTCAAGAATTGTGGTATGGAACTCAAAACATCAAACAAAAAATTCAAGAGCATAATTAATTTATTATGACAAGAAAAGCACAAAACCCTAGTGGACATACTGTAATATTTGATGAAGATTCTCACACTTATTTTGTAGAAGAAACTAAACAACAACTTGTGAGTTGTACTAAATTTATTAAGAATTTTACTCCAAAGTTTGATGCAGAGAAACATTCTAAAAGAATAGCCGAGAGAGAAGGTATAACACAAGAAGAAGTTCTAAACAATTGGGAAGAGAAGAAATTAGCTTCTCTTGATTTAGGTACTCAAGTTCATGCATATGCTGAAGCTTATATGATGGATAAAAAATTACCACAACTTACAAATGAAGAAGCATTAAAACGTGTCCAAGAATTAATTCCTATAATGGACTATTTATTAAAAAAATACAAAATTCTAAATACCGAGGTAATAATATTTTCAGAAAGATTAGGAATATCTGGAACTATTGATTTACTAATGCAGAAGAAAGATACTGTTTATATTTATGATTGGAAAACTAATGCAGAGATTAAAAAGCATAACGGATGGGATAAATATATGCATTATCCACTGGAACATTTAGAAGACTGTAATTTTATGCATTATTCATTACAATTAAATATTTACAAAACTATTTTAATTGAAGAAAACTATTTTCCAAAGAATACAAAATTTGCAATGTGTTTATTTCATGTTACTAACGATGGCGTTGAACCATATAAAGTTAATGACATGAGTGATGAGGTTTCACAAATATTATGTTTTTGATAATTGTGATATCAAGCAATCGAGTAAGATATATAGAGAAGACAAAATCTAAAAGAGACAAGTTGTTTATGAAAGCATGTGAAGAACATATTCCTTCATGGAACACTTACTCAGATGAATATAAACAATCTTGTTTAGAAGAAGGCTATTGTCGCTTTGGAGATGGGTTTGTACAGGTGACAGAAATTGGATAAACAAAAGACTAAAAAATTATTAAGAAATCAAACTTGTGTTAATTGTTATCATGCGCTTCTGACTACTATTTTTGGTAAACCAATAGTAATTAAATGTACAGTCGGTCAAGATCATAAACATGGCACATGCTTTTTTTGGACTAAAAGATGAGCAGAAAAACAACTAAACAACTTTTAAGAGATCAATGTTGTAAAAATTGTAGTTCTGTTAGGATGATTGAATTAGACAAGCCAATGCCACAGGTTGGTATTTGTGCTTTTTTAGTTAAACCAGTTAGTAGTGAAGATACTTGTGATCATTGGACTAAGCGATGAAAAAGAAAGAAAAAACTAAAAAACTATTAAAGAATCAAACTTGTGAAAATTGTTTTTATTATCCAAAGTGCACTAGAAAAATTACAGCTAACGGAACATGTGAAGTGTGGTTAAGAGCAGCTGCAATGTATGCTTCTAATGTTACTGATAGCACTTTTGATCAAATAATCACTGTTCCACTTACAGGGTATAAAATGTGACTAAGAAAGAAAAAACTAAAAAATTATTAAGAAATCAAACTTGTGAAAATTGTAAACACTTAATACAATCACCACTTCTTCCAATTAGAGTACCAGAGAAAATTAACACTTATAAAGATGAATATCGTTGCTTTTTAACAAAAAAATATATAAGTGATATAAATAATACTTGTAAAGATTGGAGCAAAGCAGAAGCAGAAATTGCATATGCACCTTATTTACCGATTGTTTTTACAGCTTCTGCAGATTAACCCACTGTGGCTGATTGGATTAGGCAGCTGTCTTCGAAACAGTTTAACGCAGGTTCGAATCCTGTCGGTGGGTCTAGAAAATTAATTTAGGGAGTTTATAATGATAGAAAAAACTATAGATTTATGTGCACATAATGATGAATTAACTTTTACTGAATTTGCTGATCTAATACAAAAAGCAAAGAAAGAATTAAAAAAGCATAATATACCTGATAGCAGGATATATAGCTGGCAATTAGTTATTAGTCCAGATATAGTAGCTAAAAAAATATATGATGATGGCATGGTTGAGACTGAAGGTGTTCCAGAACATATTCTTGAAACATTAAAAAAGAATGATAAAAACGACTTTTATGGTCAGATAAATAAAAGTTTATTACCTTAAAGTCGCAATTAAATATGGAGGTCGCAATTGAATTATTGGTTTACGTCAGATTGGCATTTAAATCACAAGCATGTTATGCAAGTTTGTTCACGTCCGTTTGAAACTGTAGAGTTTATGGATGATACTATTATTTATAATTTGTATCACATGACTAAACCTGGTGATCAAGTTTACTTTCTAGGTGACCTTTCTTTTAATAGAAATGTAGGTTTAGAATTCTTAAAAAAGATTCCAAGAAACATCCACTTTCATTTTATTTGGGGAAACCATGATAAAAAAATGTGGAAAAAAGATGAGTTATTAAAATATTGCGCCAGCGTACAGTGGATAAAAGACATTAAAATAAACAAACAGAAAATTACTTTATGTCATTATATGATGTCGTCATGGAATTGTTCTCATTGGAATGCCTGGCATTTATTTGGTCATCATCACAATAAAACACAAGCTGATCATGCTATTGGAAAAACAATGAGTGTATGTGTTGATTTACACAATTTCTTTCCAGTATCATTTGATCAAGTAAAAGCATATATGGAAACAAGGCATGATAATTGGGATTTAGTTAGGATGATATAATGAGAATACGAATTAATTGTATATATTATAACAAAGATAGAGGATGTACAAACAGATTTAGTGGTAGAAAAGATTGCAATCCTGAAAATTGTAAATATAAATCTACAACTAAATCAAAAAGATAGTTTTGCTCCAGTAGACCAATTGGTAGGAGTCGTCATGCTGAGGTCATGAATTAGTGCAGGTTCGAGTCCTGTCTGGAGCATAGGAGTTAATATGGAAGAAAAAGAAAAATATTTAGTAGACATGCTTAATAAATTATTTAAAATTAAAAATATAACTTACGGCGAATTTAATAAACTAATATCATTTGGCGACAAAGTGCCTGAATTAAGAGAGTTAGAAAAAGAATTTCCTAAATTGGGTTTAGCCGCTTTTGATTCAGAAGATGAAGGAATTAGCACTTTGTCAATAATGGCTACAATAACTGATGTGCTATGTGGGAAGAGATTTTCTATAATTGTTGACAAAACTGATGGCGATTATAATAATCAAAAAATATTAGGAGTTAAACTAATTGATTTCAATAAATAAAAGTTATCACATATGTTGCCCAGATTGTGATAGTTGTGACACTACATTTGTAGAACCAAATAAACGCAAGTGTAATAGATGTGGAGCTATATTTTATACTAAAAGGAAAAATAAATGAGAGCATGGGATCGTTGCAGATTTAAAGAAATTCCAGTAGGTCATTATTTTCATGATAATTTTCATATTTGGCAATCAGTTCGAGCTAGTGAAATTGATAATAGTAATTTGTCACCAATGACCTTAGTGATGAAATGTGTTGATATCATAGAACACAATAAAGCTGATTATAAAATAGGTGATTGGGTACAAGATATTTATAGTGATGCTCAATTTCAATATATAGGTAAACAAGCTTTTGAGATTAAAGTATTTAAATACTTTTTAATTAGATCATATAAAAAACACTTAAAAAATACTGAAGATTTTAAAAATCTGGAACAGTGGTATGAGAGATTTCAGAAAGAAAAAATTAACTTCAAAAGAACGAACTAAGAAAATTCTTAGGAATATTATATGCGAATCATGTGTATATTATATATCTAAAAATCTCGGGATGGCAATATGTTTATGGAAATCTGCTAATTCAGATGAAACTGTATTACCAGACTCTTTAATTTGTGAGCATTATGTTAATGAAAAAGAAAGTAACTAAGAATTTACTTAGAAATGCAACATGTGACACTTGTGAATATTATGATCGCTATGCATATGAAGATGGTACTAGTGAAACAATATGCGGCCATCCAGACAGGAAAAATTATAAATTTCCAAAAATATTTACATGCAAATATTGGGATGAGCGCGGTAGTAATCTTTCTTATATTTCAACAAGTAATTTCTCATGTGAAGTTGGAGTTCAAGTTCCGAGAAAAGTCCCACATCAATTAGAGTGGAAGGGAAGATAGGCCAGGGTAGACCAACTGGTAGGAGTCGACAGTTTCAAAAACTGTACAGTAAGAGTTCGAATCTCTTTCCTGGCAATAGGATAATTTAATGATAAAATTCAAATGTAAAAAATGTGGGAGTTGTTGTATTGACATTCCATTGACTGAAAAAGAAATAGCAATGTTCAAATTTATTCTAAATATTTTAGGTAGAGAAAATATTGATGATAGGATAATTGAATATGACAGACATGGCTTAAAGTATAAACTTGTAGGTAAATGTCCATTTCTGATGAAAAATAATCTATGTGAAATTTATAAATTTAGACCATATATTTGTAGAGTGTTCCCCATAGCTGATAATTGTATTGGTTGGCGTAAAGATAATTCTAAGAGGAAAGAATAATGAGTTTAACATATAATACAGGTAGATTAAAATCTGCATATTTACTTACATCCATTCCAGGATGTAAAAGTTTTTCTGGTGAAGACGCTCAAGGATTTTATAATTATCCAGAAGCTTTGAACAATCTTGCTCTTGCTGGTACTGATATAGTATTAGTAGATTCTGATGTTCCAAATTATGACTATCAAACATTGGGCATGGTAGAATATGGCATAAGAGCATCATGGTTAGATTTTATATCAACTCTAGTATATTGGGATCAAGTTCCAATTGATACTGAGATAGAAGTAAGTACTGATAATGCTACTTGGGTAAAAAGACACTTTGCAAGATATGATGAAGATAGCCCAGATGGAAAATTGTATTATGCTTTCATTGATGGTAAAACTTCACATACTGCAGAAGATGCACAAGAAGTGATTGATATTGAATGTTCTGATGCAACTGCTTCTTCAATTTCTGGAAAATACTTTTTTATCTATAGTGATGATGAAGCTTTTTATGTTTGGTTTGATGTTGATAATAGTTCAGTTGACCCAAATCCAGCAAGTCCTGGTGGCCAGACATTAACAGAAATTGAAGTTAATTTGAATACCAGCGATTCAGACAGTGTCATTGCCACTAAGCTTAGAGCTGCATTAGATGCTCAAGCAGATTTTTCAGCTACTTTGCCAACAAATACAAAAGTTCAAGCTACTGTCGCAACAGCAGGAAATGCTTATGATGTATTAGCTGGTGATGCTGGTTTAACAGTTTCTGTCAACACACAAGGTGGTGGTGAAGAAAGCTGGGAATATGCTAGACTGGCATAATTAATATAAAGGAGGGTAACATCATTCGTAAATCAAAACCTGGAATAGGCGTAACAGTTAGAAAAAGTGAAAATATTGAAAGTGCATTAAAGCGTTTTAAAAGACTAATAGATCGTGAAGGTATTGTTAAAGAATATAAAGACAGACAATATTTTACTAAACCTTCACAAATTAAACATCAAACTAAAGTAGATTTAATGCATAAAATCGACCGCAAGAAAAAAGATAAAGAAAAGAGAAAATCAATACACAAAAAAAGGCGTAAACGATAATCTAATTTTTAAATCGCATATTATAGTATATGGACTCGAAAGAAATCCTTAAATGTAAGTTGCGTGGATATACTTGTAAAGATTGTAAATATCATTACTATCGATCTTTACAAAGAAAAATGGTTTGTTCAGCAGCAGTAAGAGATGAAATCTGTGAAGATTTTGAATACATGCCTAATTCACTGACTGCTTATTTAGAAGATGATTTTATTAAATTTGATTTTAAAATAAAATAATAATGTTCACAAAATACTGAACATTCTAAGAAAGTATACAATATAAAAAGGGCAAATGTATATGATTAATGTTTTTAAGTTAGAACATTTTCTTATTGATTGGGATGAGTTAAAACATTACTATAGAGAAATGCCACAAGAATGCAAAAATATTTGATCTGTCTTTAAAGTGTTTTAACAATAAAGAATTTATGGATAAAGTAGGAGGTTCAGTTGGTATAGGTTACCATGATGAAGTTGGTTGGTTTATTTTAGGCGGTGGACAAAGACCTTGTTTATTATATTCAGAAAAAGGAGAAGATAATGGTTAATATATTTTATCATAAAAAAGATTTAGATGGACACTGTTCGGGAGCAATTGCTAGATATTATTATGAATGTATTAAGAAAAAAACTGTGAAAATGTGGCCTATTGATTATGGAGAAGAATTTCCTATTGATGAATTAGAAGAAGGTGCTGATGTTGTGTTGGTTGATTATCATATTGATGATTTTAGCCAATTGATGGCATTAAGTAGAAAAACATATTTAGTTGTAATAGATCACCACAAATCTTTTGTTGATACTGTCAAAGAGAATGGTGTTGAATTAGTTGGCTATATAGAAAGTGGAAAAGCAGCCTGTGAATTAGCCTGGGAATATTTCTTTAATAAAGAAATTCCATTATTTGTGATATTGTTGGGAAGATATGATGTGTGGGATCAAAGTGGTGAAATTGCTGATTGGGATAGAGTGGTATATCCTTTTCAATTAGGCATGAGACTTTTTAATTATGATCCACAAAATGATGATGCATTTGATAAATGGAAAGTATTATTTTCATTAAAGAATAATTATAAAGAGATAGAATATTTTGTTAAGAACAATATTACAACTGGCAAAACAATAATTGATTATCAAAAATTAAAGAATGCTTCATTTGTTGATATGTTTTCGTTTGAAACAAACTTTGATGGTTTTAGAGCAATATGCATGAATAGTGCTGAAGCTAATTCAATATTATTTCAATCAAAATGGGATGAGTCTAAATATGATATTATGTTTAGATATAATTTTAATGGTAAACATTATATAGTTTCATTATATACAACTAAAAAACAAGAAATAGACTGCAGTGCAATAGCGAAGAAATATGGTGGCGGAGGGCATGTTGGTGCCGCTGGATTTCAATGTAAGAATATTACTTTTGATGGTGGCAAAGTAACGATTTTCAGATAAGATAATTAATGTATTTAGAGAGGCAAGCAGATGTGGTGACTGCACCTGTCTTGAAAACAGGCGAGCTGTAAAAGGCCTTGGGGGTTCGACTCCCCCTCTCTCTGTGCATAATTTATTTAAAAAAGAGGTTTTATCATGGAATTAAATCGTAATCAATTAGTTTATTGCATGCACTTAGCGAATCAAGCATATAATAATATCCCTCAAACAGATTTAGACAATTTGAAAATTTTTGATTTTGATGATACTGATGGTTTTGTTGGTGAAAAAGATAACACATGTTATATAGTATTTAGAGGCTCTGATGATGCATCAGATTGGAAATCTAATTTTAAATTTTGGAAACGTCCATATAAGAAGATAGTACCTTATGAAGGAGTTAATTCTAAGATAAAAGTTCATTATGGATTTATCAAAACTTACAAAAGAGCTAGAGTGTTCATTTTAAATTGTGCAAAAAAATTTGACAAAGTTGTTTGTATAGGTCATAGTCTCGGTGGAGCTTTAGCAATATTTGCTGCTCTAGATATTCAATACAATTTAGATCCTGAGATTTCTTGTGTTCCATTCGCAAGCCCAAGAGTTGGAAATGCATCATTTGCAAGATCGTTTAATGGTAGAATACCAGATTGTTACAGATTTGTTTATGGACAAGATATAGTAACTAAACTACCCCCTTTTATATTTTTTTATAAACATGTTAACTATTTCTTTCAATTAGGTGAAAAGAAATGGTATAAATTTTTCGGATCTATATCAGATCATTATCCAGAAAGATATGTAGAAGCAATGCAAGATTTAAATTTTTAAAGGAGAAAATATATGAATTTATTCAAAATTATTTTTCTTTCTATTGTCTTATTAATTATTGTAATCAGCTCATGTGCACAAAATGATATGAAGAAATATATAAATTATACTGGAATAGAATGGAAAAATAGTACTTATGAAGAAAAAGTTGCTTATATGACAGGTTTTTTAACTTCAACTATAACCACAGTTGAATATTTTATAGAAATGAAAAAAATTGCTGGTCAAGAAGCTGAAGAAGGTTTTGATATTTTAATTGAATATTTTGCAATAAGACATACACCAGAAGAATTAGTTGTTATGCTAAACAATTATTATTCTGACAAAGAAAATCTCGATAAGACTATAAGATTTGCAATATTTGACATTTGTGGTAAATTTGAAGAACCAGAACCTACTGAGCAACCTATGAAACCACATAAGACTCATATTTTTGATAAAACAGCTTATGTAAATTAAAACATTCGGTGAGGTGCAAGAGTCTGGTTAATTTGGCCTCCCTGCTAAGGAGTGCGATCGAAAGGTCACCTGGGTTCGAATCCCAGTCTCACCGTATATTTTTTAAAGGAGAAAAATAATGAAGAATTTTTTTATCACTGTGCTTATTTGCTTATTGTTTTCATCATGCACAACTATATACCAACCCAGAGATGAAATCTCTTTTGCACCATCTGTATTTTCTTATACAATAAATACAACTAGACTCAGTATATCGGGAGAAAGGGCGACTGAAACTACTACAGAATATTTAATATATTTTGGCAACGAAGAAACTGCTAAAGAACAGAATAGAAACGAAAAAGCTGGTATTATGGTAAAATTTACATTTTTACACCCTGTACTAGCTGCAGAAAGCTCTATAATTAATTCTTATAGAATTAGTAAAAAAGATGATCATAGATGGTATATTATATTTTTAAATAGTATAAAAAAGTTTATGATGTCTGGTTCTTTATTTGACGATTCCCCAGAATATGGAGTCTGGTTGCATATTCCACAATTAATTAAACATATACTAGTTGCATTTTATAAAGATGCAGATTTAGTAGTAATTATTTATGATTATGCAACAGAAACAACTTCATTAATTTTTCATCCTGATCATGCTGAAGATAAAGTTTATCATGAAAGAAAATACAATAAATTAGTTGGATATTTAAACAGCATAAAAGATTTTAATGCTGAAATTAATTTATCAGATTTTTAATCAAAGATAAATATATGACACACTTTGAAATTCTATATCTTAAAGCAATATTTGGTGGCGAAAAAAAAGAGAAAGAAATAAGAGATTATTGTAATAAAAATATAAATGCTATTAGAACAGAATTTAAAAAACTATTTCACACAAGAAGCACTTATAAAATGGGTAAAATATTTAAATTGAAAGACTTGAGCTTATGGAGCACTACAAGATTTATAAGATTTAAAACTCAAGCTGAATGGCTTATTAATGATTTGACTGAAAAAGAAGTTGAAATATCTTTTCATGATGCTAATGTACATGAATTCTTTAACACAATATTTAAGTATAATAGACCAGTTAGAATAGCAACTATCAATATTATTGATTTAGAAACTGGCGAAATAAGACAAAGAAACTATGATTCAAAATTTCAGCCAATAATCAACTAGCCTTTGTAGTTCATCGGATAGAACACAAGTTTGCGGAACTTGAAAGCAGGGTTCGACTCCCTGCAGAGGTATATTACCTTCTTTTAGATTTATTAAAATGAAATCTGCCAATTCCAAGACAACAACAATTAAAATCTTTAGTACACTCATCAAACAATGTATCATGCCAGGCAATTCCTATAAAATGTAATATCTTTTGAAATAATTTTGTTGCACTATATAAAATAGCTATTAATTTAGGTCTTAGTGGCATATACAAAACTTGCGGTCTTTTGTTGATATTATAATAATGTTTACAAGTGTTGTATTTGGGCTCAAAAATTTTTTTACCACAGTAATAATAAATTAATCTTTTTTTCTCAGAATGCTCATCACAAATATTATAATCCCAATATAACTTAAACAGACAATTCACACATATCTCATTACGCAAAATTTTCTTCAACAATTCTTTTTTCATATGTATAAATATGCAAAGATAATTATATGAAACTACATGAAATTTTATTATTAGAAGCTATTATTAAAAGATTAGTCACATCATTTAAAGAGTTAAACAAATTACTCCCAAAGGGTTGGTATGATTTAACAACGAATGTAAAGCCCTTTGGGAATAATTGGGGACGTGGTATAGTTGGTACTAAAGGAACGGTAATTATAACTAAAGCAGGCACAAAACACTCTGTCTTAAAACAAAGATTGGATGAAGACACTAAGATGACTTTCTATTGGGGATATTATAACGAAACACTATATTTAGAATTAGCTTCTATACGTGGAGATGGATTTACTAGAAAGAATGTACAAGTTATAGCTTCAGCAATTTTAGACAGGATGAAAAACCTAAGCTGGCAAGTTCAACCTAAAAATATAATTTTTGAGAGTAGCATATTTAAAAATGACAGAAAATAATTTTGATGAATTCAATGTAGGCGATTAGATAACAACTAAGTAGGAGGTAACTAACATGGGGCGGTGAAAGGATATAAAAGAAGACAATTAAAAAAAGCAATTGAAATTTTAAAAAAGAAAAAGAACAAAAAAACAGTAGGAGATATTTTAAAAGAAAAAGAGGAAAAGGATGGAAATTAACAAGTAAAGGCGGTTAGAGAAGAAAAATTCTAACCGCCTTTTTGTGTTATTTAGAATCTCTAGAGGGAATTTGCCAATTCTTAAAAGAATAATAATATCTTAGTACTTCAGCTAAGTCACCTTCTCTATATAGCTCATCGGGTATTCTGCCTTCACTCCCTTTCCAATATTTATTTATTACATCATATTCATTGGTAAACAAAGCTAAGAAAACCCAATCTTCTCTATTGTTAAATGTTAACATTAGATCATCAACTCTGGCGACTAATAACTTAATTGCTTCTTCAGGTCTATTTAATGTTTGAAGACCTTTCCATACAGTAAAGAAAACCTCATCAGTTTTTATTCTAGGCAAATTACAAATTGTTTCTCCTGTTTTATTGTAAAAAGCGGCTAAGCCAAATTTCCAATCTCTGTTATACACAGGATTAAAATTAGTGGCTACTTTCATATAAGCGACAGACATAAAGAAATTAATTCTTGGTACCGATTTTAGACAATTATATAACTGATTAAATGTCATGTCTATTTGTTGGCTACTCATTTTATACTTATCATCAGTATTTACTGTATAATAAGTTATAATTTCAGTATATTGTGCTTTTAACATTTCTCTTTTTTCGTTTTCTGGTTTTCGCTCCCAAGCATTTGATATTTCTTGTTCACTTCTTACTTTGATAATTTCATCAGTATTTTTTATATATGTATTGTGCATTTCTTTGAAAGTACCATTAACTCCAATTATTACTCCAATCATAGTAATAATAAACAACGATAATGCAATAGTAAAAGTAATTGTCATATTTCTCATTGTTAGTTCTAATTTACGTTTTCTAGGCGTACGTCTCTTTTTATTGTTTTCATCTGAAGGTACAATTTTCTTAGTGGTATCTTTGCTATCCATATTAACTCCTTTCTAAATATATTAATAATCTACTGATAAAAATGTCAATGGATCAATTGGAACACCAGCAGCTCTTATTTCATAGTGTAAGTGTACTCCATTGCATTTACCAGTATTACCCATAAGACCAACTATGTCACCACGTTTAACAGTTTGTCCTAATTTAACTCTAATACTTTTCAAATGAGCATAATAAGTAGAAAATTCATATTTATGCTTAATAATAATTAATTTCCCATATATAGGATGAGTTTCAGTAATATATATCACTTTTCCAGCAGCTGTTGCAATTATAGAATCACCAGCTACTCCTCCCAAATCTATACCAGGATGAAAATGATATCCATCTAATGGTTCAGTATTAGTTTCTTTATTGCTTCTTATACCAAAATTAGAATTAATTGTTGGTGCACCTTCTAATTTAACTGGCCATATAAAAGGAAAATTGTCTGCAAATTCTTTTCTAGCTAATAAATAGTTTTTTGCTTCTTCAAGTAAACTAATATCATTATCCATTGATTGTACAACATTTCTTAAATGTAATAATGTTATCTCATCAGTTTCTGGGATAGTTTCTAAAGTTCCACCCATTGCTATATCTTTGTGATACAGCATGTCTACTACTTCTTTTATAGCCGCTCTATATCTATCTCTGATTTCCATAACGGTTTTGAGTTCATTTTTATAATCTGACATTTCTGATTTCAAAAGAGCAACATCGCTTTTTATGTTTTGAGTTCTGGCCTCAATTTTTTTATCCGCTAAAAAATCTGACATAAAAAATACAATTATTGAAAATATTGCTATGGCAACAACACATATTGGCACTACTAACATTAATTTTATTTTTAAATTAATTAAGTTCTTAAATGTTAGTTTGAATTTCTTTATTAAACGTTTGATTGTTTTTAAGAATTTCATCCACAAATATCTCCTTTAATAGTATATAATTATCTTTATCCAATATATTCTTTATTAAGTATGCAAAAAGTTAGTTTTTATAATTAATTTCTCAAAATTTTCTGTTTTTTTCTCAAGATAAATTATTGCAGTGGCATATGTAATTTTAATCATTTAATTTGGAGGTTAGTTATTTTGGATTAAATAATTTTTAACTTTCAATGATAAGATCTTTTAAAGATCGCTTGGTTTAAAATAAATCGAGCTGAATTTAGATGGTTATCGACATGATAGTATACAAGAATTGTCTTAATGACAAGTATTAAACGTTTTGACTTAGACTATTAAGCCAGCCAAGTTATACCATCTAACACTCACTAGCTCGTAAACACCGTTTATATTCGACGGTAAATCAGTTCTGTTATATTTAAAATTAGTTAGTGTCAGCTTAGTAAGTTACTGGAAATACTGCTTTTATTAGTGATCATGAAGTAAGTCTAGTAGAGGGCACATATAGATATTGTTCCGCTCTCAAGTCTGAAAATGCTCAGCAGTAAACACTGTTATTTATCAGGGACGCTTGATAAGAGCAATGCTCACAAAACCTAATTTTGAAAGAACGATTATAATTAAAAGGAAACGGCAAACTCCAACTTTCAACTTTATAATTAGATGTATGATCACTAAGTTGATGACAAAGCCGGCTATACAGTTGCTGATTTATTCGTTAGAAGATTAAATATTTAATTCTCCATGGCTGGAGCTATTATAAGCATAGAAGGCCATGGAGAACTTTTTTAGTCGCATATATTATTTATGAACACAATATCGATTATAGAATTATAATCTTTAATAAAGAGCTGAATGGTAGAGGTTATCGTTCATGGGTTAACCCTTTATCAACCAACTTGCTCTTTATTCATTTCTTTTACTAATAAATGAATAGAAGCAAGTCTCAAAATATTTATTTTGTTCTCATTATGAGAGCTGAAGGAGGTTTAATATGAATTATAATTTTGTTGGAAAAAATAGAAAAGAGACGCCTCAAAATAAACCAATTCCAGGTAGAGAAAGTGAAATGAAAAAGAATTTAGCCGGCGGTTATAGTTTTAAAGCTAGTGATTGGACAGCTTTAAGACGATGGTTATTAGTTGGTTCTATGTCTGGAGCTTATTACCAAGGCAAAGAAGAAATGACAGAAGCAAACATTAAAGTTCTTAACCGTTGTATCAAAGCGAATGCATCTAAAGTTGGTGAAGAAATCATAGATGCTTCTAAAAAGGGTACATCTGTACATACACCAATATTTGCTCTTGTGGTGTTGTCGATGGGTGATGCATCTTCAAAGAATGTATTCAGAGACATCTTCAATTCTGTTATCAGAACTGCTTCACATCTTTATGAGTTCACATCTTATGTTAAAGACATGAGAGGATTTGGTTCTGTTATTCACAAAGCTGTAAATGGATGGTTGGATGCAAAAGAAGCGAAAGAACTTGAGTACCAATTGCTTAAGTACCAGAATAGGAATGGATGGACACATGCTGACATCTTAAGAAAGTTTAAACCAAAAACTGAGGATGTAAACAAGAACTCTGTTTATAAATGGGCTGTAGGCAAAGGCTTTAATATAGTTGAAGCGAATGGCTTGAATAGGATTGCAGGATATGAAATTCTTAAAAGCGCATCAACTTCAGAAGATGCAGTTATTCTTATGATCAATGACCTCAAACTTACTCATGAAATGATTCCAGCTAATATCAAAAGAACTACAGGTATTTGGGAAGCTTTATTTCACAATATGCCAGTAGGAGCCACAATAAGAAATTTAGGCAACTTAACTGAAAAAGGTATTTTTAAGAATGTGGCTAATCTCGATCTTCTTGAGAAAAAATTATCTAAAGAAAATTTAGCAAAAGCTTACATTCATCCAATTAATTTTGCATCAGCATTGTTAGTTTACCAGAGTGGCGGCCATCTTGGAAGATCTAAGTTGACATGGAATACAGTACCAAGAATACTCGATATAATGAATCAAGGAATTCAAGACTGTTTCGAAGTTCTAGAACCAACAGGTAAACAGTTTTTCTATGCTCTTGATGTTTCAGGCTCTATGACAGGTAACATGGTCGGCAACATGTGGTTAGCTCCATATCAAGTTGCTGGTATATTAGCCCTTGCATCTGTTAAATCAGAAAAGAACTACTTCGTTGGTGGATTTGATACACGATTCAAAGTTCTACAGAGAATTACAAAAAACTGTTCTTACAGTGAAATCGTAGATTGGGGGTCTGGTGTATGGCCAGGAAATTTTGGTGGCACTAATGCTTCAGTTGCATATGACTATGCAATTAAAAATGATATATTTGCTGATGTATTCGTATTTGTTACTGACTCAGAATCATGGACAGGTCATAGACACCCATCGCAAGCATTAAAAGAATACAGAAGTAAAATTAATCCAAATGCTAAATCAATATATATTACATTAGTACCATACAGCGACCGCGTTTCTCTTGTAGACCCAAAAGATCCAAGATCATATGATGTTGCATCATTCACATCACAGACACCAAAAATGATACAAATGGTTGCTAATGATGAAATTTAATAAGTTCTTAGCTAAAATTTTAAGAGGAAGAAAGCAATGATTAATATAGGAAAAGATATCAAAATACATATTAGTGATTTTAAAAGCAAAAAGTATGTGCACATCAGAAAATGGTTTGAAAAAGACGGAGAGTTGAGACCTGGGAAGGGTATTTCTATGTCTGTTGATGAATGGGATGAATTTTCAAATAGATTTACTGAAATTCAAGAATATATAAAAGAAAATAAATAAATTGGATAAAAAATGTTAAGATGGAGAGATTTTTTCATATGAGTTAGTTTAGGAGACTCATATGAAAAAGTATGGAGAAATAAAAAGATTCACAATTAATGGTTTAACTTATATTGTAGAATCTGATAAGATAGAAGGTGTAATTACACCAGAATTACATATTCCTTTCTTAGTTATTGGAATTACTAAAAAATCTGCTAAAAAGAAAAAAGGTAAGAACTTCTCAAAAAATGCTTTACATTTCGGTTTAATAAATGAAATGCAATATTCGACTATCAAGAAATTAATTTCAATTATTAAAGAGTATTTAGACATAATTAAACCTAAGTATATTGCTTTTTCTATATATTATGAATTTTATTATGAAAAAGAGTCTAGATTAAAATTTTACACTAAAAGATTAAAAGAGATGGGTTATGAATATTTTGGCAAAGATGATGAAGTATATTATTTTCAATCTGTGTCGATATCTAAATAATTTGTGTTTAAGTCATAATGTAGATATAAAATTTCTGGTCTTAGACCACTTACTAAAACCGAAATAGAAAATACAAGATCTCCTGAAGCATAATCTAAATCTTTATATTGTTCAACAATGTCAAACCATTTTAGATTACCTAAAATTTTATAATTCTTTTTTTCTAATTCCAATTACTAGCTTCTTCACCCACTCTACCATCAGGTCGTTTGTATTGTGTTTTAAAAACAGCTTGTATAAAGGAGTGATCCATAACACGATTTCTCATATATTTATCTTATTGTATTTTTTGAAAATTTCTCTAGTTTTTTTGCGCCAACGTTCATATGCTTTTTTATCATAGCGTACTGTATAGTTTCTATACAATTGTAGAATTTTATGAGAATCATTCATAGCTCTCATAAGTTTTTGTCCAAAGCCTAATTTTTTTCTAGAAAATAAATTCATAATTTTTTCAAATATATTTGCAACATCAAATCTTATATTTGTAGAATTAAATGTGTTCGTTAACATCTCTTTTGTTAATAATTTAGAAGAAAATAATACTTCAATTTCTTCATGCGATATATTTTGTAAAAATCTTCGCATTATATCAAATGATGCTAATGTTGCTCCTCTTCCTGACTGATATCGATGATTATATGACCACAATTTTTGATATGAAAAATCATTTCTATTAAATGCTTTATTGATGGCTTTAGATAAGATATCAGCCGCATACATTGAAGAAGCAACTCCAGATCCCATTGTGGGAATTACTTGACAAGCTGAATCACCTATGCATGCAAAATGATCTCCAATCATAGTATCTAAAGCTCTTCTGAGTGGTATTTGTCTGCCAGCACTCCTAATTCTTTCTCCAAAAAAATTATATTTTTCTAAAAATTCTCGAGCAATAACTACTGCTGGTTTTGATTGATTTGAACCAAAAACTAAACCAACCGTGTTGTCTTTTTTTACATGCATAAGTTCATATGCTCTATGTCTTCCAAGTGCAAGATAGGCCATTCCTGGCTTCAGATGAAATATATCTTCTATTTGGTTTAATTGACTTTTATTGACTTTTCTTACTTCATTCCACGCAAAAACAAATTCTTCTTGTTCAATTTTATTTCTTAACATATAAGTAGCTGGTAGTTGTTTTCTTATAACACTATTTATTCCAGATGCATCAACTATCATATCGGCTTTAAAGTCAAAGTGTAATTCAAGTTCTTTTTTAAATAATTGCTTCGTTCTATATACACCAGAAACTCCTTCTAAAGTATCATTAGATATATCATAGTTTATATTTTTTACTCTGTGTTTGGACATGAATGTTACACCAGCTTTAGTAGCTTTTTCTAATAAATAATTATTGAAATCTTTATGTAAAATTATTAATTCGTCGTCGTCTTTTAGTTTTATCTCAACACTATTATTCATGTTAATTGCAAAATATTTTTTGAGTTCTGGATTTTCTTGCCATATTTTTTTAGGTGGTAATTGTAAGTTAGTTTCTCCAAAAGCTGATTTTTCTATTGCTATTTCCCAGTTGGAACCTGGCTCATCCATAGCCTCTAAAATGACAACTTTCAAGCCACACTCAGCTAATTTTTTAGCTAAAAAACAGCCAGCAGGGCCAGCTCCAACAATTATTACATCAGTTTTCTTCATATTGTTTACCTTTGTTTTATAAACATATGCGGCATATATTTATAAAACAAGGAAGACTATATGATTATTTTTAAATTTGATATAGATGATATTCCTGAAGGAGATAGATATAACTATAAATCTGTCGAAATCAGAATACCGGATGGTCGCGACACTATGCTTGATGAATATATTAATTATTTTAAAGCTTTTTTAACCCTACTTTCATTCAGCACAGATATGATTGATGAAAGACTTAAAGAAGATGATTGATAAATTTTACTCTAATAAATGAAATTGTAACTATTGTTTATATACATAAAAAGCAAGATAATTAAAATCAAATTGTAAGATATTTTGTGATAAAATATGAGGAGCAACTAAGATGAGTTGGGATAAATTCATAAAAAGAATTAATAATGAAATAACTAATAAAAAACCTACCATTACTCGTAGAGGCATTAAAAAAATAAATTTATTAGAGCAAATATCTAATGAAATATCTGCTGAAGACCAAATTAATGAAAAATTTAGTGATGTTGTTAAAAAAGCTGGTGCCGCTGTTAAGTCTGGTTGGAAAAAACTTACTAATAAAATTAAAGCTGTGGCACAGTGGGGATGGAAATTTGGTGTCGCCATAGCAAAGACAGTTGGAAATAAATTTATTATGTTTAACAAAAAAGGTGATATGTTGATTCCACCGGCTAATGATATCAATTACAATAAAGCCCCATTTGGAGAGAATGTACTTACGGCTGAATATAATAAAACTTCTGTTGGTAAAATGGATGTATATCTTTCTGAAACAATGGATTTTGGTTTCGGCGTAACTGTTAATGGCCCTAAGGGGTTTGGAATAATGCATATAATAGAACCAAAACAAAAAGCTGTACAAGAAGGAATTGATTATAAACTTTCTAAAAAACTTAAACAATTATTAAGTGAAGAGACTGATGATGATGAAGAAGAAGATGAAGAAAAACTAAAAGCTTCTATGTACTCTTTAGCTTCTAAATTAATATTGTCAGCTGGTACTAGTGCATTAGAAAAAACAGAAGATAAAGTTGAAAAAATACGACCAGTTGAAGTTCACTATGGTCATTTTGTAAAAATGTTAAATGAACTTATGGAAAAAGTAAAAAGTGGTAAAGTAATGAAAGGTAGTATGGTAAAAAATATTGCTATATACGCACCTACTGGTTGGGGAAAATCAATGATTATCAAACAGGCAGCTGAGAAACAAGGTTTTCATTATTTTCCACTTGAATTACAGAAAGTTGCATTAGAAGTAGTACAAGGATTCCCATATCTAAAAAAAGTTTTTGATGATCCAGAAAACGCTTCAAAAGAAGATAGATTACAGTTAGCCAAAACTATTGTAAAGCTGGCACCATCAGAATATTTACCCCCATCTGGAGATGTTGACAACTGGTTATTATTTTTTGATGAGTTTAATAGAGCAGATTCAGAAAAAATGGCAGCTGTTATGAACTTGTTATTAAGTGGTGAATTAGGTGGAGCTTCTGAAGTAATTAGGAAGAAAGGTAAAATTGAAAAGATTGAAAGATATCACTTACCTAAGAAAATTGTAATAGTATTGGCAATGAACACTGGTCAACAAAAAGGTGTCTATGATGCTGTTAACGAAATAAATAATCTTGACATCGCTACACTAGAAAGGATACAACAAGTTGTTTTTGGTCGATATCATGCTGCATCATGGATAAATAATTTTGGTGGTAAAAAATTTGTTGCAAATTTTGAAAGCGGTGAATCTTTACCATTACTGGTAAGAATTCCTGGAATTATAATTAGTTATATAACTAAATTAACTCAAAAGAAATCAGAAGATCCTGATATTACAGCAATGGAAGCTCCATTCTTATTACCAGTAGAAGTTGCTGGAGGTAAAGGCGGAGGAGGAGCTAGAACTATGTCTCCTAGAGCTTGGACAATGGTTGCAGATCATATGATTGAATCTGGTTTTGTTAATTTTTCTCGATTAAACGATGAAGAAAAAGAAAAGTTACGTCCAAAAGCTGAACAAATAATGAAAGAAATGGAAAAGAGTGGAGAAGCAGCAATAAATGAAAAAGGAGAAAAAACAAAATTATCTAAAAATGTAAATGATTATTTGTTTGCTGCCTATATGGATAAAAGCCAAACTCAAGTTTCATTAATGTCACTACAAGCTTGTCACTTTGGAGATAATGGAGTTAGTATTGTCTATGATATTATTAGAAATTTCAAAAAAGAAATAAAGAAAGGCGTTTCACATTATGATATATTATTTAATTATAAAGCCGTAAGACCTTTAGTAATGAAAAATTTCACCAATCTTGGATTTGGTACTATACCAAGATTTTTAGCTCAATTATTATATGCTCTAGAACAATTTAAAAATTCTTCTGAAATTGAAACATTTATGAAGCAAAATAAATGGCCAGTTATATCTAAAGCTGGTATTGAACACCAATTATTAAAAACTTTTCAACAATTAAAAAAAGATTTAAATATACCTGATGATGACTTTGCTTCCTTTTTGCATTTAATTGACACAAGAGCTAAAAAAGGACATGATGTGATAAGAAAAATTCATCAGAAAGCTGTTGGAGAAGGTTGGGCAGCTTATGAAGAAGCTATTAAAACTAAAATGAAAACTAAATCACAAGTTGAGAAAGAGCTTGAATCTTTATTTTCAGAAGAAAAAAAATCAATTCCTAAAAAAGAAAAGAAAGAGAAAAAAGAAGAAAGTATGAATATGCATTTATTCTTTAAAAAGCTTCATGAAGGTGGAGTAAAATAATGGCTAAAACATTATTTGATGTTATTCTAGAAGCAAAAGAAAATATAGAAGACATGAGTATGGAAGAAGCACGTCGCTATTTACAAGCAGAACGTACTTCTATACCAAAGCCAATAGCCATCATAAGACAGTCTTTCTTAGACAACGATGAATATGAGTTATACGAATTTATACAATATTGTGAATGGTGGATGGTTAAAAATAAAAATGCACCAGGTTGGATGCGTACTGCAGGTGTTAGAGCAGCAAATGATAAAATAGAGTTTTATTACGATAAAGAATTTATTGATAGAATTGCAAAAAAACCAGGAATGATTATGTTTCTGATTGCACATGAAGCTGATCACATTTTTAGATTGCATCAAGATAGACAAGATGCTAGTGGAAAAGAAGGTGAATTATGGAATAGTGCCACCGATATGATTATAAATAAAGATATTATGGCAACTCCAAAAATTAGTTCATGGGCACCTGAATGGATAAGTCATGATGTTATGAGTTATACAGATGAAGAAAAAAAAATGATAGAAAAACAAACTGGTAAAACATGGGATCAAATAAAAAATGATCGAGCAGTTCTAAAAGTTCCAGAAGAATATGAAAAACATATTGAAAAAAATAAAGACAAAATTAGATTACCCTGGACATCTGATAGGATGTATGAATATTTATTAGCTAAACAAAAAAAACAAAAGAAACAGAATAAACAACCTCCTTATGATTATTTTTCAGATGGCACTATAGTTAAAGTCAATTCTGGAAAACATGCTGGTGAATATAGAAAAATAACTGGAAAAGACAAGCAAGGAAATTATATAACTATTCCAGTTGATATTCAAGATGAGATTCGTAAAGTTAGTGGAGGTAAATAATAATGAGTAGTTTTAAAAGTTTTTTACAACAATTAGATGAAGCCACTAAAAGTAATGAGATCACATTTAATCGTGATGAAATAACACCAGTTTATATAACACCACCTGCAGGTGCAGGTGAAGGTGAAATCCCAGCACTTCCAGACCCAATTGATGGCAAACCTGTTGAAATAGAAGTTATCTCAACTGGTCCTCCGAAAAGTGGTGGTAAACAAAAACAAAATAAAAAAGTAAAAGTTAAACCTAGTGAATTATCTCCTAAACAAAAAGAATGTCCAACTTGTGAAGGTACCGGAAAAACAGAAGATACTAAAGGTAAAGAACAAAAATGTCCAACTTGTGGTGGCACTGGAAAAGTTGGCAAAGAAGGTGAAGGAAAAGAAGGTGAAGGAAAAGAAGGTGAAGGAAAAGAAGGTGAAGGAAAAGAAAGAAAAGAAGGTGAGGGGAAAGAAGTAAGTGGAAGCATTAAACGTAAAAAACAAACAGTAGGAACTGGCAAACAACCATCAAAAGAAGAAATAGGCAAAGGTGCTGAACAGAGAATGGGTGGTCAGCACAATACATTTGATTCACATGATATTTTAAACAAATCTCAAAAAGGAGAAAGTAAGCAGATTACAAAAGACATCCTAGAAAAAGCAAAAGACATGAGAGAACGTCATGGTAGAAATGAAAAAGGTCAAGCTGGTGGTTTTGGTTCAGGATCTGCTATGGATAAAATTCGCAATTTATATGAACCAAAAATTGATTGGCTAAAAGAACTAAAGAAAAAAATACAAGACTTCAAATCAAAATCAGCTGCTTCTATAAACAAATTTTCAAAATTACCTAGCAAAAAAATGAAAACTGGTGTTGGAAAACAAAAAGAAAAATCTTTTGTTACTGGCTTAATGCATCCGGCTTCACATGTTCCCGGACAAAAGATAGTTTTTAAAGGACCATTTAAAAAAGCTCCATATGGTGAAATAGTTTTAATAGTTGCATTAGATGTATCTGGATCTATTGGCAAAACAACTATAGAAAAAGTATTTAGTGAAATGGATAAAATAGCGAATAATTTTAAATCTGGAATTAATGCTGGTGGAAGAAAATTTAAAGGTAAAGTTTATTTTATGACTTGGGACACTGAAGTAACTGGTATTAGTGAATATAAAGCTGGCGATTGGCGAAAATATGCAGGTGGCGAAGAAGCTGTTGTAGGAGGCGGTGGAACTACTCCGACATGTATATTTGATTATATGCATGATCACCTTATTTATAATAAAGACAAAAGCCCACAGCTTGCTCTATTAAATCTTTTAAAACAACCTACAGAAAAAGGTATGAGTGCTGATGATATTGTTTTAGAATTTGTCACACAGAGTGAATTATTTGGAAAGAAAACTCAATTTCAACCCATAAGTGATAAAGAAGAAACTGAAAAAAAGACCATTGTAAAACAAGATAATATAGATAAAAATGATATGGTACCAATTGTAGTACCATTTTTATTAATAGCTACTGATGGTGAATTTTTTACAACACCCTCAGATAAAAATTTGGGTATGTTATATAAAGTACACCATGATAGCATATTATATTTAATAATAGATGGGACAGTACAATATGTACATCCTAAAAATGTAATTGTATATGAGAGTTATAAGATATAATAATGGAGGAAACAAATGAAAGTTAAAAACTTTTTAGAAGAGCTAGATCGAAGCGGCGGAAAACTCCTTTTTGAAGGTGGAAAAGAAGGAGATAAAATTGATGCAAAAGTTAAAGTTGCTCTTAAAGCTGCTAACATCAATTATATTTGGGCATTTCAACCAAGTGGTTATGACATGGTTATTCTTGAGCATGACAAAAATGGTGAGAAAAAAGGAAGTTGGTCAACAGCATTTTTTACTGAAGCTGAGTTAGGCGCTAAAGGAGAAACTGGTGAAGAATTATTTGGTGAAGAAATGATTTCTGAAGCTGGAGTGGGATATAAGATCATTGATAATCCTAGTGGAAATTTTCTCGACATTGTCAATTTAGCAATTGAGATCGCTGGAAATGCAAAGTACAAAAAAGGATTTACAGCACAGAACATAAAGATGCTAAAAGCTAAAAAATAAGAAATATTAATTGTATTAATATTATTATGGAAGGGGAGCTTAAGCTGCTCCCCTTCCTGTGTCGCATATATTCTTAAGAGGAGAAAATATGACTTTAGAAAAACCACAGTATGTTGAGAATGTTACTTGTGCTGAGTTGACGCGTAAAGACATTCTTAAACTTTTACAAAGTAAAATCCTTAAACAAATGATATCACTATGTAGTCGTAAAAATGGTATTGGTTTGGCTGCTATTCAAGTTGGTATCAGAAAAAAGTTTTTTGTGGCATTTCGACCAGATACTAAAGTTAAAGGTCAAGTTAATATGGGTAATTGGTGTGTCTTTATTAATGCTGAATATAAATTCAAAGGAAAAGAAATATATCAAGTTGAAGAAGGTTGTTTAACTTATGGTAAAGATACATATCTTGTTACCAGGCATAAAAAAATTATAGCAAGCTGGGATGAAATAGACTCTAGCGATAATGTTAAAAGAGTAAAGCAGGAATTAGATGGTTTGTTTGCTCAAGTTTTTCAACATGAATGCGATCACTTGAACAACATAACAATAAATAGAATTGGTAAAAAAGTTGGAGGAAACAATGGAACTTAAAGACACCTTAGATAAATTAAACAAAGAATTAAAAAATGAAGGCTATAAAGGTACACGTGGTGTTCCCGATGGTTCGGGTCCGGGACCAGGTTTAGCCGGGAAAGGAAGAAGAAAGGGTAATTGCCCAAAGAGAGAAGATTATAAGACAGATGAAAAGTATGAAAAAGCTCTAAAAGATTGGAAGAAGAAGAATGTCTAATATACACCATGACTTTGTTGCACCAAAACCCACTCAAGCTGATAAATTGTTACTTCGTAAATTTGAAGTTGAAAATAAAATTAAAGAAGGTTTTAGTTATAGAAAAGGAGCTGCTTTCACTGCTCAATTTGGCATAGAAGAAGGATGGGGACCTAATTGGGAAAATGGATATGTAAGAATACATAGTGGTGTTGATAGAGCAAGAGGTGGTACTGTGCGGGGTATAAATGATGTTGTAGTTTGCCCATTTAATTTTGATTCGACTGGATTTAAAGATTATAATAATAAAGATTATGGATCTTTAATCTTCTTAACTTCAAAAACTTATCAATTTGAGATGCGAATTGCGCATATGCACCCTACACAAAATATTATACCATGGAGTCTTAAACAATTTTTAGTTGAGACTGAATATAAACAAGATTGGTTGATCGGTTCTGCTGGAACATATGGTAATTCAACTGGTCCACACACTCATACAGAATTATTATCAATTGATGAAAGTTGTGAAATATTTGAATTATTGCTTTTTGAAAAACATGGCTATGATGCTTTCCGAGAATATTCAGATGAAGAAATAATAACTTTCTACCGACAACAAACAAACAAATACGCACAGACGTCTCCTTATATGCATTGGAATGATGGTCAAATATTAAATGATTGGTTAAACCAAAAAAGAAATAAAAAAATATTTTTTATTAATAAGTATAAATACTGCTTTTTCTTCGGAAAAAAAACATACACACGGTATGCTTCAAATCAACTATTTGATGGTTTTTAAAAAATAGTTTAAATAGTTTCGAGTTTTCAATATAATTAAAATATCATAAAAGAGGAGGTAATATGACTATAGCAGAAATTAAGCAGGCTGTAGAAATTTTATTGAAAACACCACAAGTCTGTGTACCTTATGTTCATGGCAAACCTGGTATTGGTAAATCAGCTATTTTTGCACAGTTAGCAGCATTATTAGGTATTTCATTTATTGATGTAAGATTTTCACAACTAGAATCTTGTGATACTAGGGGAATTCCTAAAGCTAATGAAGAAACAGGTAGTTGTCGTTGGTATCCCCCAGAAATGCTCCCATTTGAAAAATTTGCCGATCTTCCTGTACCTGGAAGAATTAACAAAGGAAAGAAATTCAGTGACGGTGGCATATTATTTTTAGATGAAATCAATCGATCTAAATTTGATGTAATTCAATCACTTTTTGAATTAGTGAATGATAGAAGAGTTGGTTTACATAATCTTTTAGATAATTGGTTTGTAGTATGTGCTGGTAATCTTGGTGAGAATGATCATACCGAAGTTACAGAAATAACTGACGCTGCATTTAATAACAGATTTATACATTTCTTTGTAGATGATACTGAGATGTTTGATTGTTGGTTACTATGGGCCAAGGGAGAAGGTAATATTCATCCTGATATCATCGGCTTTCTTGAAACAAAACCATCAAACATTTATGTAGATCCTAAAGAAGAAGATGTTGCATATGCAACTCCAAGAACATGGGACAAGATGTCTCAGCTTATTATACAAAATCCTAAGATGAGAGCTGAGTCTATAGTTGACACATTCGGTCCAGGTTTAATAGGTGCAGTTGCCGTATCATTGAGAGATTATTTAAAAACTAAAGCTAAAATAACTCCAATTGATATTTTAGAAAGATATGAACAATTTAAATCAAAAATCAAGAGCTTAGAAAGACCAAAGAAATATTCACTTTCAACTGAACTTGTTGCTTTTATTAAAACACATCCAGAACTTAATGATGAGCGAATTAAAAATATCCACAACTTCTTGACTAATCATGTTGACAAAGATCATATGATAGCAGCATTTAAAACATTAGTAAATATGAATATTAAATATAGTGGATCTCTTAAACAATACAATGGTAAAGAATGTGAATTTATGGATCCATATCTGGATCTATATGATGAAATGAACTCTACTATTTCTAATATACTTAGAAAAGCAAAGGATTCAAAATAATGATAGTTAGGAATATGCATGAAAAAATCAGCGACATATGTATACGATGGCAGTCAGATTGTCCATTCTTTGCAGAATTCTTATTGAGGTTTAAGTATAAGCCAATGCCAGAAATAGGGACTGCTGGTGTATCTATACATAATGGTCGTATACATTTAGCATATGCTCCTGATTTTATAGAAAAACTAAGCTCTCTTCAATTAGAAGGTACATTAGTACATGAAATAATGCATATACTTAATAAGTTCCATGAAAGAGTTGGTGACAGACATATATTTGCTTTTAATGTTGCACAAGATGCATGTATAAACGAAACTGTAGTCACTTCTACTATAGGCGGTCGCCAATTAGAATTATTTAAAGGTGTTGTTACTATGGAGCAGATGAAAGAGATGGGTTATAAAGGAGAATCTATTTCTGAACCTGTATATGATTTTATCATGTCTAAAGCTGAACAGATATCTATTAATTCAAAAGGAGCTGGTGCAGGTGGAAATGGAAAAGAAGAAAACGACAGCACTTGTCCAGATTGTGGTGGAACTGGAATGAAAGACAACAAAACATGTCCAAGTTGTGGTGGTACTGGAAGCAAAGATAAAAAGAAGAAACAACTTAATACAACAGATAACCATGGTCAGATGAATAAGCGGCTAAGCGAAATGGACAAACAGGTTATTGAAGAAACTGTTAATCATGCTAAGTCTAGATCATGGGGCAGTATGTCTGGAAACTTAAAATCTAAATGTGAAGATCTTATTAAAACTAAAAGAATCCCATGGAAGCAAAAACTTAGAATGTGTTTGTCAAGATATGTAAATTCACCTGGTAACATACAAAGGAATAGTTGGGCAAAAAGAAATAGAAGAAATCTACCACTCCCAGGTATAAAGAAACTTTCAAATAAAGTACTAGTTTCAGTAGACACTTCAGGAAGTATTGATGATGATGATTTACAAAAATTTTTTGGGCAGATTGAAAAAATAGTAAAAGATTTTACTAATCTAATTGTTATTGAGTGGGATACTAAAGTTCAACGACATTACACTTATAATAAAGGCGATTGGAAAAAGATAGAAGTTCAAGGTCGTGGTGGTACAGACTGCCAAGACTTATATGATTATGTTTATAACAATCTTAGAAAATATGCTGTTATTCTAGTAAATTTTACTGATGGATATTTTGATCTAGGAATCAATCACTATAATATTCCAACTGTATGGGCAGTAGTCAATAATAACAATTTTAAGCCAGGCTTTGGTCAAATAATATTAATTGAAGATGAAAAATCGAAATAAATTTATAATATAATTGAGGAGGCAATATGTCATTAAACATAAATAAAGATGAAATGGATCAATCATGGATTGATCGTAAAAGAAGTGACAAATTTTATAATTTTCTATACTCTATTGCCAAGCATCAAGTTTCTCGTAAAGGTATAAATTTTAAAGAACGAGATGATTATATTCAATTTGCTTTATATAAATGCTTCATGCATCAAGATTCATATACTACAACAAAAGGTAGAGCTTATTCATTTTTCTGGAAACAGATATCTTTGGCAATCGCATATAAACTTAGAAAAATTCGTAGAAGACAAAATAAAGCGACAACAATATTTGTTGAACAAGAAAAAATATTAGACTGGGCAGAAAACATACAACTTAAAAGAGAAGGTACTCCGCTAAATGAGATAGTAGAACCAGAAGAGTTAAGTTTATTAAAAAAAGCTTATGATGATTATAATGCATCTCATAGACGAAAGAAACTAAAACCTAACAAAAAGAATACTGTTAGAGTACTAAAATGGGTACTGAGAAAATCACCCAATTTTTTAAATAATTTTACAACTTTAAAAATGATCTTAAAAAATTGGTTAAAAACAGCAAAAGCTTCGACATAGACTTACTATATATATAGGAGGTATTAATTATGGCAATAGTTTGGAAGGAACCATTTATAATTAAAGATGAAATTCCAACAACTAGATTTTGGCTAATGTGTAAAATGTCTTTTAAGAACACTAAAAATGAAGAGATGTTTAACAGAAAATGGGAAATGTATATCTCAGATCTTAAAAAAGAATTAGTCGAAAACATGAAGTTTGTTAATGCCACTGGAAAAGATGTTAAAGATACAGAAAAAGTGAAAAGAGAGATGGCCGATAAAACAATCATAAAAATTGAAAGATCAGCTTACCTCACAATTCCAGCATCTTTTTTAACCACACTTAAAATACCAAGAGTTTTAAGACATTAAAAGTTATAATCATAAATTTAGGGTTACTTCGGTAACCCTTTTTTTATGCATATTTATATATAAAGGAGGATATATGAAACGTCTAAGCATACATGAAATTTTGATGCAAACAGCTTTATTGTTTGCGCAGAGATCTACATGTGCTCGTGTAAAAGCTGGTGCTGTAATCTCCGTTGATAATCGAGCAGTATCTACTGGCTATAATGGAAATGCTCCTGGCAAAGAACATTGTTATGACCACTTTCTTAAACAATATAAAGAAATTCCACAAGAAACCAGAAATAGTTTGTTTCCAACATTTAAAAAATATTTAGATCATTGGTCGTTTAAAGAAGTTCATCACACTTGGGCAATTGAACATGAATTACATGCTGAGATGAATGCAATAATTTATTGTGCTAGAAAAGGAATTTCAGTAGAAGGTGGAAGCATATATACAACATATTCTCCATGTTTATTTTGCGTAAAGTCTGTCATACACGCTGGAATAAAACATGTATATTATCATACATTATATGATCGAGAAGAGGGATATAAAGCAATAGAGATATTAAAAGATAATAATATAACAGTGAAGCAAATTGATGTAAACAACAAGTTTTTAGCAAGCTTAAATATTGCTGGGAGGTGAAAATGATATTAGTAAAAAATTTTGTTTTTGAGAGTAAATCTTCTATTAAAAAATCTGATGAAATAATAAACAGTTGGATAAAAGAGAATAGTGTAAAAGTTGTTAGTTATTCAAATACTTTAAATAATAATGATTTAAATGTACCCATTTTAATTTCTAGCATAACATATATTGAGAATGACAAGAATAAAAAAACTAAAAGAAAAAGTTACCAAATTGATCTTACTGAAAGAAAATAAAAGAGGAAAATATGGAATGGTTAAAATTTGACGAAAAGTTAGCAAAAAAATTAAAAACAGGTGAGTATGTTGGAGCTGTTATTGATGGAGGTGAGTTATGCCTTACAATTGTAAAAATTTACAGTGACAAAAGTGATGATTTTGAAACTGAAGCTAGCTGGGATCCAGATTATATTTTAACAGATCTTGTTCTACCAAAAGAGTTAATAAGCAAAGCTAAGAAAATAACAGATTTACAATTTAAGTATGATAAAAAAGAAGAAGAAATTAGAGTTCTGCAAGAAAAGCTAAAAAAATTAGAAAACAACTTAGAAGAGATTAGTAAAGAAATAGGTGAATTAATTTAAAAATAAGGAGAAATAAATGTTATTAAAATATTCATTAGTAAGAAATGTGAAAAAACCATCAAGAGGACATGCGACTGATGCTGGATTAGATTTCTTTGTTCCCGGCTTTACTGAAAAATTTATTGAAGACTTAAAAAAGAAAAACGATGATCGCCATACATTAAGTTGGAGTAATGATCCATATAGTGATGAATCGTATATAGTGCTTTATCCGAATTCAAATATATGTATACCTTCTGGTATTAAAATTGAAGTTCCATATGGTTACATGGCTTTATTCTTAAATAAATCAGGAGTTGCATCTAAAAACGAATTGCTAGTAGGTGCACAAGTAATTGACACATTTTATAGTGGTGAAATTCATATCGATATGCATAATGTTAGTGATGAAGAATTTTTAATTAAGCCTGGAATGAAGATTGTACAATTAGTTTTAATTCCAGTATTAAGTTGTGAACCAATATTAGTTGATGAAGAACAGTTATATGATTGGATGAAACAAGATGACTATAGAAATGAAGGTGGTTTTGGTAGTACTAACAAGAATCAAAAAAATAAGAAAAAGAGAAGAATCTAAAGCTTTATTACGTGGCGATAAATTCTTCAGTTTTGATTTATGTCAATTTTGTGCCAAAGATACTATTTCATGTAAGAAAAGTTGGCACCCAAGAATTGCAATAAAAAATGCATTTAGTTTAAAGAAAGGAGATGATTGATGATTGCAGTCAAAATAGTAATTGGTATAGTAGCTAGTATAATTGTTAGTTGCATATTAACGGCAATTTTTACAGCTGATAAAAAAAATAAGAAGAAGGCTAATAATTTTAATCCTTATGATCTTAACTATGTGGCCCGCGCCAAGAAAGTTTGGAAGAAAAAATGATAACAATATTATTCATAATAAGTGGAGTAATTGTTAGCGCCGCATTAACACAAATTTGTTTATCGGTTGCTAAGCATAAAAAACAAAGATGGGAAATAGTTGCATATGAAGAAAACAACTAAAGAAGAAACTAAAGAGCTACTTAGAGATAATCAGATTTTTAAATGTAAAAATTGTAAATTTTATTATTTGTATAGTTATTGTAAAATCGCATCTTATAGTTTTCCAGATCATACAGAAAATTGTCGTTACTTTGAAGAGAAATGGATTTAGTAAAAGAAGAAACAAAAAGACTGTTGAGAGACGAACCTCCATGTAATAATTGTGTTAATTATTTTACAACACGAGGGTATTGTGCAATAACATCATGGATCTATTGTGATTGTCCAACAAACTGTAAGTATTTTAAGGAGAACAAACATGCCTTATATAAAACAAAATGATAGAGATAAATTAGTTTCAATTGCTACGCAAATGGCAGTAGTTAAAATTAAAGCAAATGGTGATTTAAATTTTTTACTTTACTATTATGCCAAATATTTTATAGAGCATAATTATAATAGTCTAAAGAACTTTTGTGGAGAATTAAGACAATGTGCCACAGAAATCGAACGAAGGATACTTGGTCCTTATGAAGACAAAAAAATTGATGAAAATGGTGATGTATGAGTTAATGCATCCATAATATACCTCCTCTATGGGTGGCTAATGCCACCCTTTTTATTAAAGTATAAAACAAAAAACAATTATGAAAAAAATAAATTCAAAAACTGTAAAAAAGTTAGTAACTTCATATAGCTATGATGAGTTAGTTGAATATGCAAACTCTCAATGGAAAGGTGCGATAGAAGGATGGTTTACTTTGTTTAAATTTAGAATTGACAATAAGCATGAGATGCATCAAACTAGTCTTACAGCATTAAGACATCAATTAATAAGTGCCGGCGCTTTATCGGGCTTATGTGAAAGCAATAGATCTTTATTAGTAACAAAAAATTATTTTGAATATATATACAAAAACAAAAAACAGCCATATGGATTGTTTGTAAAAGAACATTCAAATACTAGAAATAGAATTCTTGATAAACTTGAGTGCATATATAAAAACTATGGTATACAAAAAGTTAAAGAAAAATTTTTAGAAGTAGTTTATAAATATGGTTATTATATAACAATGATGAAGTTCGAAAACAATGACAAAGAAGAAAAGAAAAATACTAATTCTTGTTTGAGTGCGATAATGAAAAGCAATCCAAACATGAAATTTTTTGAAGCTTATGAATTAGCAAAAGTTTCTACATTATGTTATATAACAGTAGAACAACCTACTGAAGAAATAGTACCAAATTTGGTACCATGGAAAGACATACCTAAATGGTTACAAAAACATGGAAGGGGAATATTATAAGGGGGAATTAGATGGATAAGTATTATTATGAAACTAAAGAATATAAAACAAGAATTGGTTGTAGATATTTAGTTTATGAGAGAGGAACAATAAAACCAATAGCTTGTTTCTGGAATGAAGAGAAAGCTAAGTTATATGTTGATTGGTGCAATCTTTTTCTTGTCAAAGAAAATAGACAAGCTTTTATAAAAGAATGTGTTAGCACATGTTTATAACTAAGGACAAAAGGTTATGACGAAAAGAGAATTGATTCAATTTTTAGCCAAGAAGAGAGAAAAATTATCTGATGAAGAGAAATCTTATTTAGATGAAGAGCTTAAAGCTTTAAAAATGCAGTCTGATGATTTATCAAAAATTTGTTCTATTTTTAACAACAAAAAAACAATAGAAAAAAATTATGAAAACATTTTAACATTTTATTTATTATCTATAGCTCCATATCCTGATAAACTACAACATCATTGGCAGTTAGCAGACATGGCAGATGTCGATTGTGATTTCTCCCCGAGTGGTCGTGATTCTATTAAAGCCTGGCTAAAAGAAAAATTCGGTGAAGATAATTGTGTTTCAATAGGAACATATGGAACATTAGGTGTTAAAGGCTCTGTCCAAGAAATTTCTCGTGTTTATGGGATTTCACCGTTTGCTTATTTAAAAATTAGCAAATTAGTTTCTGATGATGACAAAGATTTATCTGAAGAAGAAATTAGAGAAAAATATCCAGAAGTTGATAATTTCTTGAAGAAGCATCCTGAAGTTGCTAGATCTCTTACGAAATTAACTGGCATGAAGAAAAATGTAGGACAACATGCAGGAGGTTTCGTCGTTTCGTCTGACGATCTTACTGATATCATTCCTATAATTCGTGCAAACAAAGGTTATGTTACTGGTTGGCAAGAGTCAGGCGCAATAAAAGAATTGGAAGCTCTTGGAGTAATCAAAGTTGATATCTTGGGTCTTGCATGTGTAGAACAAATTCGTTTATGTGTTGAAGAAATTAATCATAAATATCCCAAGAATAATTTACCTAAAGACATTTATTTACTACCACAAGATGATCCTAAAGTGTATAAGTTTATTAACACATTACAACTTGATAATATATTTCAAATGGAATCTAAAGTGTTTGTAGAGGCGGTTAGGAGAATCAAGCCACAGTCTCTACAAGATATCAGTAATATAAGTACATTAATTCGCCCTGGAGCGGCTGAAGTAGATGATTATGTGACGGCACCACTTGAAAGACGAGAGCCTAAATGTTTACATAGTGTATATAACCACACTAGAGGCTTAATGATATATCAAGAACAATTAATGCAAGTGCCTATGGAATTAGCTGACTTCTCAATTTTTGAAGCTGATCGATTAAGAAGATTAGTTAGAAAGATAGGTAAAGCAAAAACTTCTGATACTAACAGACAAGCTATGTTGAAAGAATGTGAAAAATATCAATCAATGTACATGGATGCTGCTGTTCCTAAAATAATGAGAGAAGATGGATGGGATATTAAAGAAGCTACTAAATATGCTGATGATCAGTGGAAACAAATAATGCTTCAAGCAAAATATGCATTTAATATGCCACACTCATATGCTTATTCTCTAATGGGTTATGTCCAAGCTTATTTAAAATGTTATTATCCTCTTGAATTCTGGACTGCTTCTTTAAATACTATTGATAGAGGCCAGGAAAAACATGGACAATCTTCATTAGGAAAATACATCAATTCTATTAATAAAGCTGGAATTAAAGTTCATCGGCCAAACATTAATAAATCTGGTATACTATTTGAGTCTGATAAAGATGGAATATACTTCGCACTTTCTTATATTAAAGACACTGGCAAAGGAGCTGAATCAATTATAAAGTATAGACCATATAAAAATTGGGAAGATTTCTTAAAAAAAGCAGTCAAAAATAAAATAAACAAATCGGTAGTAAAAGGTTGTATATTTTCTGGTGCTGCTGATTTTGATGATACTATTGAAGAAAGGCCTTATAAGTGGTTGTTGTACTTAGCCGAGAAAGGTAAGAAGGTATTAAAAAGTGGCGGTACATCTTGGGATAAAAAAATAAAAAAAGAATTAGATGAATTTCAAAAGAATATGCCTGAAATTTACCAGTTAATACAAATAGAATATGAATATTGCAAATATTCATTTCATGGTTTTAAAGATATATTAGAAGGTACAAAATATTGTGGACTTAAAACAATATCTGATCGAGATCAAGATAAAAAGCTTTGGGTATTAGCTGCTTATATAGATGATGTAAAAATAAAAAAATCTAAAAAGAGTGGTAATGAGTATGTTCTCATTACTATAACAGACTTCAGAGAAGCTATCAGTGTATTTGCATTTGGAGAACAAAACAGAAAAGATATTATTGGTAAATTTACTAAAGGTCAATTAGTAAAGATTGCAATAAAGAATGACTCTAATTGGCTGAAATTATGCTGGCCTAGCGAAGTAGGCAACAAACCTGCAATACAAATAATTCGGGCTTAAAATTCTTGTTATATTCTTTTTTTTAAGATAAAGTTGTAAGATAAATACATGACTATTCCAAAGTTTCTTAAAGATTTAAAAATTGGTGATTCTTTTAGATATAATATAACTGATGTAGATTTTGAATATTATTTTATTCAACGAAAAGACAAAGAATATATCTATTGTATAAAAGTAAGGTTGTCAAAAACTTTTAATGAAATTAAAATTGATCCTAACTATCGAATATATAAAGGCTCTTTACCAAGAACGCATGGTTGGTTTACTTGGTCAGATATAGTAAAAAAAGCATATGAGAACAAAAATAATATAACATTTTGCAAACATGAAAATAGGCACAAGTTGATTTTTAATATGCTCAACCAAATATTTAAGGTAGTAAAATGAAGTTAGATGAAGTATTTGCCAGAATAAATAAAAAAGTCTCAGCTGGCTGTATTATCGTTAAAGATTTTGATGGTATACCTCATGTTCTTATGGTGCATGCAACTGGCTCTTCTTGGAAAAATAAAAAGATGGGTTTCCCTAAAGGCCATGTTAATTTTGGTGAAAAAGTTGAAGAAGCAGCTTTGCGTGAAACACAAGAAGAAACTGGAATCAAGTGCCGAATAATTGAATACGTCGGTAGAGTCACAAGAAAAGACAAATCGGTACATGGATTTTTAGCAAAATATACTGGTGGCAAACTGTCTGACAAGAAAGCAATTAATATACAAAAAGATGAAATTGACTATGCAGCTTTCATATCATTTGAAGAAGCTATAGAAATTTGCTATAGTTATATGAAACCTCTATTAATAAAAGCAAAGAAGTTAAACGAAAATAAATAATCTATAAAACTTATATCTCAATTTATAATGACATATTTGTGTATAGGAGAATAACATGAAAATTTGTAATAATTGGAGGAAAGTTACTATCACATTAAAAATCGACACACCTCTTATAGATCGCGAAGTTAACAACCGTATAGATAATGCAATTGAAGGTGCTTTAGACAAACTGATTGATAATGATGACATATATAATTATGAAGAAAAAGAAGTAAGTGTAGGAGATTAATATGAAAGTAAAATTTGAATTTGACAACATTGATGAAGCTCAAGCTTTAGCATTAGAATCTTTATTTGCTCAAATGCAACATTTGGGAAATGTCGGTGGTAGTCGCTGGGTTTGCTTTTACTCAGATGGCGATGGAAATTTCCGACCTCAAATAAAAAGAAATGGTAAAAAAGTAAAGCTTACTGATTTAATAGACCATAAATCTTTATGGGAAAATGGAGAGTATCGCATAAATTGTGATGCACTATATCATTAAGAGAGGAAAAAGAAATGAGTTATAGCAGATGGGGTGGTTCAGTTTGGTATACATTCTGGGCTTCATACTCAAAAATTGATCCAATAGAACGCAATAAACAAATATTTGAGATTTGTACAGTTCGTGCATTTACTTATAAAGAATTAAAAGAAGATATTGATAAGTGCATTGAGCTAACAAAAGAAGCAATGATAGAAAGCGAAAAACGTGGTGATATGTTTAGTCATGACATTAAATCATACAGTGAAGAACAGTTTGAAGAACTAAAAGGATATATGAGACAATTCATAAAAGATGTTGAAGATGAACAAGGACTAAAATGAGTTTAATACCTAATAATTATTATCAACACAATGATTTAATGAAAAAAGAACGTACAAAAGCAAGTTTGCGCCATAGTAATAGCGACTATGTAGCAGTAGAAATAATTGCTTATATGAATATTATAAAAAGAGAGAATTTATATAAATCACTTACTAATATGTTGTTATGTGAAATAAAAGGTCAACTACAAGATGTAATGGAAAATTTAAAATACTATAATAAAAATATTGAGTATGAGATTGTTGGGTTTACACTGCCAGCTTTTATTGACAGTAATACTATTAGATATACAGTGCGTTATAGGATAGCACCAAATACCACACTTAAAACAATTGTATTGAAAATATAGAATATGACGAAAACACAAACTGTAAATAAAAAATGGTATACTAAGATGACTCTAAAATATCCAGACTTAGATGAAGTATTCGAGCAGATACTGAAAATCTCTACATTTTATCATAAAGATATTTTTAGTATTAAAAGTGAAAATATGTTTTTTAGAACAGTGGTTGATATGATCGAGAAATCATTAAAAGAAATTGAAACATCTAAATGGCCAAATTCTATAAGAAGCTCAAAAATTATTATGTGCGCTCCGGATTTAGACTCCATTGGAGAGCCAATTTTTGCAATAGCTTTTACTTATAAAAGAGATCCAAAAGAAGATGACATTATAATAATTAAGTTTAGACTTTAAATGCATATTTAATTCTAGCAGACAGATAGATAGACAGAAATTAAGGAGGAAGACATGATTTTAAAGATTGTAGAAAATTACAAAAGCAACAATAACACTTTTTATTTTGACGATATTAAAAGTGTAGAGGTATCAGAAAAACAAAAGTTTAGCGTAGCCTCATGCAATTTACTGGATAAAAATAACCAAGAAGCAGCTCATCCGCCAATTATATATCAACACGATGATGATGTCGGATATTTTATAACTGGTGAAGGCGAAATGGGTTGGGTTGGCTATAAAATCATTTTTGAGTTTAGATCCAAAATAGAAGAGAATATAAGATATATAACAAGAATTCTTGTTACTTATGTTTCTGGAAATCAAGAAGAAATATGGGTAGATTCTAAATATAAAATTTATTTACTAAATAACAATGGAAAAACTGTAGACGTTTATTAAACAATAATCTTATCTGTCTGCTATTATTTTAAAATTTTCGTAAAATCTTCAACTAAAATAGCTTCTGACTCACGAATTCTGAAAAATCTATATTTTGGAAAATGTTTTTCTATTTCTTTTTGTCTTTTTATGTCTTTCTTTTTTAATTTATTATATCTATAATGTCTTTCCTCATCCCACTCGATTATAATTTTTAATTCGTGGTTTATATAATCAAGCCAGTAGCCTAATTCTTTTATATAAAATTCACCACCATTTGTTGCATATTTACCGATAGTGTTTTTTATTCTATCAAATTGTTCAAACCATTTGCATGCATTAATGTTATAAGAAGGATGATAATTTTTATTTATTTTCTTCAACATTTTATAAAAATTTTTTCTTGCTCTTAATGATTGTTCTTTTTTAAATTTTTCTGTATGTTTTTTCCCATACATACTATTATTTTTACCACTCCTCGACCATTTTTCTTTAGTTTCTTTTGAATGCTTTTTACCAAAAAATGGGTTGTTTTTGCCTTTACGTTTTTTCATTTTATTAATATATTCTTTTGCATGTTTCCTTCCAGTAGCAGAATTTCTAATTTTTTCAATAGCTTCTTTTGTGTGTTTATATCCTTTAGCATACTGATTACCTTTGCTACTTTTACTAATTTTTCGCTTTGCTTCTTTTGAATGTTTTCTACCCTTCATAGGGTTATTTCCTTTATTCCAAACGTAATAACACTTTCGTGAACAATATTTACTTTTTTTCTTTTTTGTGTAAAAAACTTTTTTACAAATTTTACATATATGCTTAATCATATATAAAAATATGTGACATATATATTTACATGAAAATAAAAATAAACTCAAATTATATCAATTTGCACGTACACAGCATAGATTCACTTCGTGATGGTATTATGAAAACTAGTGATTTAGTGAAACACGCTCTTGACAATAACAAGAAATATGTACCCATCACCGATCACGGTTCAATCGGGGGTTGGATCGAGCTTTATAATCAGTGTAGAAAAAACAAACTTATTCCAATATTTGGTATTGAAGGATATATTCGTTTAGACAGAGAAAATTTTTTAGTTGAAAAAGATGGTAAGCCTGATCATATTGTATTAATAGCTCAGAATGAAATTGGTTATAGAAATATTATAAAAATACATAATGATTCTTGGAAACATTTCTACAGAAAACCAATTATGGATTATGAATATTTATTTGAACATAGTGAAGGTGTTATAGCAGCCACAGCTTGCATGAGAGGCACATTATCTCAGTTTCTTGTGACAAAGAATATTGCAGAAGCTGATAACTTCATAAAACTTATGAAAAAACATTTTCCAAATAGATTTTTTATTGAACTACAAATAATGGATTGGGAAGAGCAGACTAAAATGAATATTCAGTTAATACAGATAGCCAAGAAACATAATGTTCCTACTATAATAACAAATGATGCACATTACTTAACACCTGAAGACAGTCATGAACATCAACTTTCTTTATTGCTTCAAAGCAAGAAAACTGTAAAAGATTTAGAAGAAGGCAAAGGCTGGAGTTTTACTGCTCAAGATTTGTGGTTAAAAACTGAACAAGAATTATATGCAAACTGGAATGAGTTATATAAAAATGATCCAATTTTTACTGAAGAAGTTTTTATTCAATCTGTTAAAAACACAGACTTAATAACTAATACTATCGAAGAGGTTTATCTAGAACATCCACCAAGATTACCACATTATACAAAAGGCATGGAAAAATTACAAGAAATAGTTATTAATGGATTTGAAGAAAAGCTAAAGCAAGGTTATATACCAAAAGATGAAGTTGAATTTTATATGGACAGAGTAGAACATGAATTGCAAACAATCAAAAATATGGAGCTAATAGATTATTTTCTTTTAATTAATGACATAGTAAATTTTTGTCGAAAAGAAAATATTGCCATTGGACCGGGAAGAGGGTCGGTTTCGGCTTCACTTGTAACATATCTTATGGGTATAACTAAGTTAGATCCTATAAAAAATAAATTCATCTTTGAGAGATTTTTAAATCCAGCCAGAAAAACAAGGTTAAAATTCTTTTGACAAAAGAACAACTTAAAGCTGCATTAAGAAATGCGCACTGTACAACTTGTATATATAGTACGGCAATTATAACTAACAGAGATTCTGTATTGTATTGTAAAGTTTATAAAGAAGCTATAAAAAATAATTGCTTGTGTAATTATGAACGTTATCATAGGGATCCAATTTATGACAAAAGAAAACACCAAAGCAATGCTTAGAGAAAGAAAATGTTTCCAATGTGCACATTTTTTAAGCAATTTGTCTTGTATTATTGATGCTGGAAGTTGTACTAAGTTTGATATTAATGTTAGAGCGTTTGAGATGAGGTGTAATTATGAATATTTCAAAGAACTATTTGTTCAATAGGAATTTTACATGCTAAGATTAAGCAAAAAAGAAGAAACTAAAATGAAACTACGCAAGTTGGCTGGGAAAGCACTTAAAAATAAACCGCGTGCGCTATTTGGATTAGTAGTAAATTATCAACTTTTAAAAGAAGTTTTAGAGCATATCACAAAAGATACTAGAATATATTTATATTCTAATGACTGGTATCCAACTAAACATGATCAAATAAATGACTATATTACTACTGCTGAAAGCTTTGAATTAAAAGAATGGACTTGTGGTTCAGATCAAATAAAAAATAAATATTGTGCTGAGCATCAAGAAGTTATTTTTAACATTAAAGACGCAAGAAAATATTATGGATATATAATCATAAATGAAAAAAAACATATATTGTTATGGGCAGAAAGATTTACAGATGCTCCTTTCGAATTGACTTCTGCTGGTGGTAAAGTTGCTATTAAGCCGAGGATTTCATTTGAGTGATAAAAAACGGAATACTAAAACCAAAGCAATGCTTAGAAATATAAAATGCGAAGGTTGCTTTTATTCTAACTGTCATGTAAAATCAGATTGGATTGTTTGTACGCACCCAGAACATTCAGGAATGGTAATTGACGAATATAATTTTTGTGATTACAAGTATTTTTTACCAAAAGATTACGATCCAGAACTATTAAAACATTATCAGGAATTTAAAGATGAGATTCACAAAAAAAGATAAAACAAAACTTGCGCTAGATCGAACATACAAAAAGTGGAAGCCAAATGTACATAATAGCCGGTGGTCACATGAGTCACTTAAGTGGTTAGAAGTACAAGACGCAAGTTTCGATAAGAAACTATAATTAAACTATGAACATTAAGAAAAGTGCAATAAAAATAATTAAAAGACTCCAAAAAAACGGCTATCAAGCTGTATTTGCAGGTGGAGCAATCAGAGACATGCTACTAGGCAAAACACCACATGACTATGATATTGCCACATCAGCAACACCAGATCAAGTAGAAGCTTTATTTAAATATACAAAATCAGTCGGTAAAGCATTTGGAGTTATTCTCATCAGAGTAAATGGAGTAGATTTTGAAGTGGCCACATTTCGTAGCGACGGCGACTATACTGATGGTCGCAGGCCCAATTCGGTTACATTTTCAACTATGGAAGAAGATGCTAAAAGAAGAGATTTTACTTGCAACGCCTTATTCTATGATCCGATTGCAGATAAGATATATGACTTTGTTGGTGGGCAAGATGATATTAAAAATAAAATTTTACGCTTTGTTGGAAATCCAGACGACAGAATTGATGAAGACAAATTGAGAATATTAAGATTTATAAGATTTGCAATCAAGTTAGAATTTCCGACAGTAGATTTTTTATCTTATACTGCAGTTCGTGGTAATGGAATAAATATTAAACAAATTGCTCCTGAAAGAATACGAGAAGAAATAGTTAAATGTCTAGAATATAGACATCCACATTCTTTTCTACATCTTCTAATTGATACTCATATATTGTGGTATATATTTCCCGATATTGCCATGTTAGAAAACGAAGAGCAAGACCCAAAATGGCATCCAGAAGGTAACGCTCTAATACATACATTTCGAGCATTAGAACTTGTAAGAGATGAATCTTATATTATTAAATTAGCCACACTATTTCATGATGTCGGTAAACCAGCTACTCATAAAGTTGTCGATGGTCGAATTACTACAAGAGGACATCATAAGGTTGGTGCTGATATTACTAGAAAAGCTCTTGAAGAACTTAGATTTTCAAATGAAGAGATTGAACATATTTGCTGGTTAGTTTATAATCATATGGTTAATCCGATTAAATTGAAAACTTCTAAACTAAAGAAACTATTGGCACATCCTTATATAGAAGATTTGATTAAAGTAATGCGAGCTGATAAAGCAAGTTCACATGGTGACACTTCTCATGCTGATTTCTTAGAAAAGAAATTAAATGAGTGGACTCCAGAAGAAATTAAGCCGAGTCCATTAGTAACTGGACATGATCTTATTGAGTTAGGTTTTAAACCCGGACCACTATTTAAAGAAATATTAAATGAAGTTGTAGATTTACAACTTGAAAACAAAATAAATAATAAGGAGGAAGCAATTGGACATATCAAAAGAAAGTTTCAAACTAATATGTCTATCTAATGGTAGAGTATTATTTGTCGATAAAGATTCAATCCTTGAAGACACAAATGAATATTTAACTTTAGATTCTGCTAAAACATATGATATAAGTATTCAGCCAGTAGGCCCAAATAAAATTGAATATATAATTCAGAAAGTTTCTGATAATATTTTGCATTCTATAGCTATGCAAATCTATAAGATTAATATCATTAACTATCTAAAAATAGATAAAGACAATGTCATTTATAAAACAGTTGTAAAGAAAAGGTCTAACATTTTAATTCCAGGGCAAGGATAATAATTGAGTGCACGACAAAAAGACAAGAAACTAAAACGGATTTTATACAACCGCAAAAAATCACAAAAGAATATTGAGAAGAGATCTAAGCGTGAAGAAATTAAAAACCTACTAAATGATAATACTTGTGAAGATTGTTATTGGTTTCGTAAAGTTGAATGGTCTACATATAGCAGTGATGTTGGCGAAGAAAGTTGCGACAATCTAAGACGAAATAAACTTTTAAGCACAAACGAAATACCTAAAAATAGAACATGCAAATGGTGGGAATGGATTGATCAATATAGATAATAATAGCATAATTAATCTTAGGAGGAATAATGAACATATTAGATTACCAAGCTGAAAAATATCATGGAGATGTAACGGCTGCAATATTTGAAAAAATGAAAGCTTTAGTCAGCTATTATAAAAAGTTTGAAGTCTCAATAAAAGATTTAGATTTACCAGTTGATATTGACACATTTGAAGGTCAACAAGCTATGAAAGATTTTTTAGAAATTCGTGTTGTTGAAGAGCTTATGGAAATGAGAGAAGCTATAATAGAAGGTGAGAGAATTGAACATATATATGAAGAAATTAGTGATTCGCTCAATTTTTTAATTAGTTCTTATATTTTATATGGATGGGATTTCCACAAATTTAAATCTTTACATGAGCTTTGGGTTTACACTCCAATCCCCAAAACTATAGTAACAAATTTGAAAATATTAGATCCATATATAATAGACATTATATATCAAATAGGAATAACATGCAATAAATTAAAAATAAGACCATGGAAGAAAAGTCAATATCTTACTGACATGCTCATCTTTGAAGAAAGATTTGAGCAAGTATATTACAAATTTTTTAATCTTATATTTAGGGGTATTGGTTTATCTCCAGATGATTTATGGAGTGTCTTTAGTAGAAAAAATCAATGTAATAAATTTAGGATAGACACGGGGTATTAAAATATAACAATGAACGATAACAAAGTAGATTTTGCTTTAAGTTCAGATAGTGAAGTAATCTCTAAAAAGAAACAATCAATAGTTTGTCCTTTTCATAAAGAAATAGCGGAAATGAAAAAAGAATTGAAAAAATTAAGAGAGTCTGAATACAAAAGGCAAGATTGGTTAAGAAGCGCAAAAAAGAGAGCAGGATATAGCAATGATATAAGTTTTGATATTGTATTTGATGAGTTATTAAAAATTAAAAGTGATAGTGAATCAGTTTGGGAAATGAGAAGAAGATTGAGAAAAGAATATGGAGACATATTTGAAATTAAAGTAGGATCTGGTACTATTGGGGAAGAGATTAGATTAAAAGATGGAGAATGGACAGAAATCGAAGATTTACCAGCAGATAAAGCAAAATTAGTAATGAGTCTAATAGCAAGGACATTAAAGAAAAAATAAAATAGTAGGTAATAAAATTATGTCAAAAATAGATAATACAGAATTTACTGTTTCTGAAAATAAGATGTGGGAAGTTATTGAGAAAGATCATGATAAAACTGGCTATTTAATAGCCAAGAGAATATATAGATTTTGGAAAATTAATGATGGATGGAAATTTTCAGTAACTGATTGTTTGGCTAACAATCCAATTGTAACAATTTCTTTACCAAAAGAAGCAGTAGACATTTTAATTCGTGAAACAGTGAAAAAGGATTTAAGAGATGAAGATGGATAAGCATGATTATATTGCAAAAGACATGCAAAGATTTGCCAAACACTTAAATGATCGCATAGCTCAAGTAATCAATGAAGAATTTAGCAAAAATGATCTTACTTTTCTTAAAGGATATTACTACATAATTACTTTTGAAAACCCAGATAAGACTACTTCAAAAAATGAAACAGTTGCTTTAACTAATTGTGATTATAAAACTAAAAAAGATTTAAATATTATTATTTTTGAAACAGCTAAACGTTTTAAAGGTAATCCACCTGGGTCTATTAAATTAGGAGAAGAAGATTTATGATACATATAGATGGAGTCAGAAGGTGCGGTAAAAGCTACACTTGTGATAAAATAAAAGAATTTTTTCCTGATATTCAAATCTATAAAGATTTAGGTATGAGAATAACACATCGCTCATATCCTGATATTAATGTCGACGACTATTCAGTCGGTCGTGATTTAGCTTATGCACAATATTTCCCAACTTTACCAAAGCATATAACTAACTCACTTGTTGTTGATAGACAATATATAAGCTCATGTGTATATGGTCTTTATTATCGTAATAATTATGATCATAAATATTGGCTTGAGCACTTAAAGAAAATAGAAGAATTATATTACAGAACAAATCAAAAGATAGTTATTTTGTTTATGACTATACTTGATAGCGGATTTAAAAAGATGGCAGAGATGGACAGAAAGAAAGATTGGTTAGAAGACAATAGTGGTGAAGACGGATATCGCAAACAATATAATCTTTATGAGTCTTTCTTAAAACATACTGTATTCCCAGTAGTTAGATTAGTAGCTTTTCGTGATGACAAATATATAATGAATAAAGTTTCAGAAGCTTTAAGATTACAATATTAAAGGAGTAAAAATGTTAAATTGGATACAAACTTATACAGGAAAAATATTCCATTATGATAACATGAATTCTGAAGATGTTTGTATAGAAGACATTGCTCATTCATTAGCATTTCAGTGTAGGTGGTGTGGCCACACAAAAAGATTTTATAGTGTCGCTGAGCATTCTATAAATGTTTCTAAAGAATTTGTAGATTCAAACATACAATTATTAGCATTGTTACATGATGCTACAGAAACATATATGACAGACATTCCTTCTCCATTAAAACATCATGTTTTTGAAAAAATTAAACCATTCGAAAATAAAATTGAATGTGTTATTTTAGAAAAATTTAATCTGGAATTAAATGACGCAATACACAAACAAATTAAAGAAGCAGATGTTAGATGGCTAAATATAGAATATTATAATCTTTTTGATCAACACTTTGCACCAACAGACTATCAAACTAAACATTTAGATTGTTATAATCCACAAGAAGCTGAACAAGAATTTTTAAAATTGTTTAAGAAGTTATGGGCAATAAAGAAATAACTAAAGGACTTCTTAGTGGTAAACATTTAATAATTGAAGCAGATTTTTTAGAGCATCTGCTTAATTGTTTAGCAAACCAAAAATATATGCCAATTGACAACTTAAGCAAAGCTGAAAAAGAAAAACAAGAAATAATTGACAAAGCTTGGCAAAAAGGTATGGATATAGTAATTAATAGCATAAATAAAAATGAGGAGATTGAATATGAGTAGAATATTTTCAGATCATGAACAAGCTGCTAATGAATTAAGGCGGGAATTAAAAGAACTTGGTATTACTGTCCCAATTTCACACATGCAAGACAAATGGGTAAAAGGGAATAAAGATTTTTATACAAAAGAACTAATTGGTTATTCATATAAAGTTTCACAAGCAGATGCTAAATTAGATGAAATGGTAAAAATCTTTTATCCTGAAGAGTGCCAAGCTATTATCGAATATTGTAAACTTGAGTTACAAGATCGTTTGTGTGGTCAATCTAAAAACCCTGGTGATGCTCACAAATCTAGATATTCATTGTGGGAGCAATTTTTAGAAGATGAACAAAAATTTTCATATACTTATTCAGAAAGAATTAGTGATCCTGCTCTAATAAAAGATCAAATTACAAAAGTAATTGAAGAGCTTAAAGAGTCACCAGATTCAAGACAAGGTATTGTGCAAATTTTTAATTATTCAAAAGATCACCAAAACATTGGTGGAAAGAGAAGAATTCCATGTTCAATGCATTATCAATTCTTAGTAAGAAACAATAAAGTACATGGTATATATGTAATGAGATCCAATGATTTACTTATTCATTTTGTTGTTGATATTTGGCTAGCATGTAAAATTCAAGAATATATAGCCAATGAATTAAATTATAAAATTGGTAGTTTTACTTATTTTGGCGGTTCATTACATGCATATGCAAAAGACTTTCCTGATTTTGTATTCTAAATATAGAAAGGTATGTTATGACAGATATTGAAGGTAATAAAATATTAGGGATAAGAGCAACATTCAAAATACTTATGAATGATGAATGTAGTTTTATTTTTTACTTCAAGAGAGTTATTGCAGGTTTTTTATGGCGTTTAGAAAAAAGATCAGAAAAAAAATTTGAAGAATTAATGTTTGAAAACTTTGATAAAGCAGTAAGAAAGAGATTTCATAAAGCCGGCTTAGATTGCTTTCTAAAATCTGCTGCTTATGCTTATGTAAAAGTTGGTGAATTAAATTCTTGTGATTTTAAATTAACTGTAGAATATTACTTTTGTTATCTCACACAATTATATAAATTGTTTATAATTAGCTGGTTTAAACACCTGTTGACAAAGTTGTTCCTGGTGGGATAACAGTTTGCATTTTTTCTTGTCTTTTAGTAGACGCTTGTTGTTTTTTAGCTACTTCTGATCTCTCATCACTACTTTCCCTAATGAGTTCGTTTATAATTTTAATTATAGCTTTGTCGACAGCATCATTTTTAAACGCAGGATTTTTTTGTAACATTCCGATTAGCTGGCGAACACTTTTTAGGCCTTCCATTCCACCAACCCAACCACTAATAGCAGCTTTAAGTTTTTCACCATCTTTTTTGCCTTTAAGCTGTAATTCAACTCTCTTTCGCAAACCATTGTATTCTTTAGCTATATCATGAACATTTCTTTCATGTAAATTCATTGCTTCAAATAGTTTCATAACAATCCTCTAGTTTCTATTTTAATTATCTTTAGAAAATAAGACAATATTATGAATTTAACACATAAAACAGTTAAAACTATATTTCCCCCGGAGTTTTCTTAGTTTTCCGCATAATTTTTAATATGGATGAATATAAAGACATTAATGATGCATATCTAGATATTTTGCATGATATAAAAGATACAGGTCAAATAAAAGCAAAAAGAAGAGAGCTTCCTTTCTTAACATTTACATTAACAGATATGAACAAAAATATTCTATTTTTCCCATTTGCACAGCGTAATTGGCCATGGATATTACGTGAGTGTTCTGATAGAATATTTAGTGTGACTAATCCAGGTTTATCATATTATTTTAGTAAAAATTGGGAAAACAGAATTGAAGATTCTGGTTTATATTCTTACCATTATGCTAATCGTTTAAATGGGCAAATGAAAGAAGCTTTGTCGAAAAAGATACATAGTAGAGACAAAATAATTCAAGTATGGAAGAAAAGCGATTATAGTTTAAAAGGTAGACAACCTTGTACTATTATAATGCAACCAATAGTAGAACACGACAATAAAATGTCGCTAGTTGTCTATATGAGAAATAATGATATGATTAATATATTTCCTAGTGATATATTTATACATACTACTTATTTCAAATATTGGTGCGTTAAATATGATATTGAGTATAAAAATTTGTATTGGATCTCTGCTGTTGCATACTATCAAAAGAAAAGAGATAAATTAAAATTTGCCGAAAGGCTCATAGAGCAGTGGGCTGATACTTACCAAAATATAATATCAACTAAATGGAACATTGACGTAACAAAAGATTTAGAAATAAAAGAAAACTATGAGCGCAGTATGTTGTTAGCTAAAGAAAGTGGTGCAAGATATACTATTGCTCACCAGTGCTTAGAGCAATTAAAAACTGATTATGGTAGAGAATGGTTTAAAATCGCAATGCTTAAAATATTTAAAATAGATAAAAATAAAAAAGCTTTCAACGCAGTAAAAAAAAGTAAATGGTTCACTGAATTTAATCTTATAAAAGACAGTATTAAAGCATAGATATCAATATGGATACAGGAACAGCTTTAGGAGCAATTGTTATAATAATATGTATATTAACTTTAGCTTTAAGAGCAATCTTTCGCGTAGACGATACTATTAAAATATTAAAGAATATTCATGAAGAAACAAAACTAATCAGAAAGGCAGTTGAAAAATATGACACTCAAACTAAAGAAAACAAAGCAACCTATTGATTTTCTAAATGATGAAATAATTGGTGTAAGCGGATATAAGCTTTGCAATGATGGTAGTGGAGAGTGGGTTGTTCATTTAAAAGGCGGCAGCATATATGAAGTTGCTGGTTCTACTAAAGAATATGATAAAATACTTACAATTTTGTTAGGTCGTAATAGACAATCAGCTCAAAATTATTTAGATATTATCGACAGCTATAAAAGAGGATTGTAATGAGTGTGTTTGTTACGGGAGACACACACGCTAATGTTAGCAGATTAAGCCACAAACGATTTAAACAAGGAAGATATCTCACTAAACAAGACTATGTTATAATAACGGGTGATTTTGGTTTAGTATGGGATGTTAATGAAAGTTGTAGACATGAACAACATTGGCTAGAGTGGCTGTCAGGTAAAAAATTCACTACATTGTTTATTGATGGCAATCATGAAAATTTTGATAGACTTTATGAAATAGACACAAAAAACCAAAATTATATTTGCGAAAATGTAGTTGGAGAAGTTATAGATTCCATATACCATCTAAAAAGAGGGTTAGTTTACATAATCGATGGGAAAAAGTATTGGGTATTTGGAGGAGCTAAATCTATTGACAAATACAGAAGGCGAGAACATATTTCTTGGTGGTCTCAAGAAATACCAAATATTCAAGAAGAAAAATTAGGCATTCAATCTTTAGAAGAAAACAACTGGGAAGTTGATTATATAATAACACATACGGCACCACAAAGTATTATAGAACAAGTCGACAAAAGATATTTACCAGAATTCTCTCCAACTGAAGCATATAGTTTAACAAAATATTTAGAATATGTTAAGCGACATGCTAAATATAAGAAGTGGTTTATAGGTCATCTTCATTTAGATGAAGAAGTTGATAAAAAACATATATTAATTTATGAAAATATCATAAAGATTGGAGAATAATATGTCTAAAACTAAAAGACCAAAAAAGACAAAAGTTGGAGACAGAGAGTATGACATTATTTGGGATAAAACAGTTTATGATGACAATGGCACGTCTGTGAATGGTACATGTGATTCAGATAATCTTGAAATATTTGTGTCAACAGCAAATCATGCATATAGAATGAAAGTAACACTCGTACATGAACTTACACATGCATTAGATGATTTTTCTGGAATAGATCTGACTGAAAGACAGACAGCTGCATTATCTCACATATTGTTTATGTGGCTAAATGACAATATGCATATCATTAAATATCTAACAGAAAACAATGAAGAACTAAAAGCAGCTGACAGAGGAGAGTAATGATGATGAGCTTCATCTCTAAATTACAAAAAGATTTTCCTAAATATACATTTCAAGCAAGAACTGTAATTCACCCAGAAACAAATACAGCATTCAAACAAATTGCTATTAATCATCATTGGACTCATTGTGGATATGATATAGAAAAACAATTAGAAATGGTTATTAAATTTGGTCCAACATATAATGAAATACTTTATAAAAGATTAAAAGGTGTAGTTGAAGATTTTATTAACCAACATTCAGTAGTAACGAACAATGGTTAGACACAAAAAAATGTCAGATGCAGAATTGAAGAAATTGACAATAAGATTATTAAAAGGGCAAAGTTGTGATAATTGTGAATATAGTAGTGACTTTTATAAAAATTTTCATGATAGCAAAACAAAAAATTGTTATTACTTTCGCAAAGGTATAAAACCAAAGATGGGTGTTTGTAGCCATTGGAAAAAACCATTTAAACCAATGCATAATTAAAAATATGAAAAAAACAACTAAGGTTGACAAACTTAAAAATTATATAGAATACTTGAAAGAAAAAAATATCACTGAGGTTAACATTTGTGTGCATGATGCACCAGATCCTGACGCTTTCGGCAGTGCTTTTGGGCTCAGTCTCATACTTAAACATTTTGGAATTAGTTCAAAAATACTTTATAGGGGTGAAGTCTCTCATCCACAAAATAAAACTATGATTAATGTGTTAAATATTCTGGCTGAAAAAGTGACTGAAGATATTGATAATAAAGCAGAAAATATATGTGTTGATTGCACAATAAATAATAGTTGTGCTGAATATGCAACATTCACTATAGATCACCACAAAATTAAATCTGGAAGCAAGTTCGAAATAGTTGAGCCTTCATATGGTTCATGTGCAACTATAGTTTGGAATTTAATGAAAGAACTTAGTTTCTTAGATGATTCAGAAAAGAAAAGCCCAGAGAATATTATAGTATTTACTGCATTACTTTTGGGAATAAGAACAGATACATTTGATTTAACATCTGAAAAAATGACTAAAGAAGATTTTTCTGCTTACCAAGAATTATTAGAATTATCAGATAAAGAATCTTTACAAAAGATAATGAATTATCCATATCCTCGTTATTTATATGAAAGAAGAACAACGCTACATGAGAAAGGAAATTCACATGAAGTTAATGGCGTTTTTGTGGGTGGAGTTGGATTTCTTCCAACTTCTCAAAGAGATGTAATAGCTATTTTAGCAGATGAGTATGCAAGAATGGAATCAGTTAATACAGCTGTTATATTTGCAATTATTGATAAGAAACATTTAGAAGTATCAGTAAGATCATCAAATGTTTCACTAGATGTTAATCAAATGTGCAAAGATTATTTTGGTTCATTCGGCGGCGGTACTTCATATAAAGGTGGAGCTAAAATACCATTAAACTTTTATTCTGAGGTAGATGATAAATACACTGATGATTTTTGGGTATTGACATGTAATCATATGTTTAAGAAAATACATAAAGAAAGCTGGAAGGAGGATAAGAAAAAATAATGAAAATATCTTTGAAATGGAAATGGTATGACTTATGGATAGGATTCTATTGGGATAGAGACAATAAAATATTATATTTTTGTCCTTTGCCAACAATTGTAATAGAGGTAAAATTTTATGACCGAAGATAATGAAATTGGCATTGTTATAAGAAGTTATACTTATGATCTAATTAAATCAATGAATGGCTGGTTTGCAGAAAGATGGATAGACAACAGAAGGACTGTAAGTTATTATCATACAAAAGCTGATTTGATAAAAGACTTAAACAATGAGGTGGTTACATTTAAATGAACAAAGATGAAATCATTTGGGAAAAGATATGGAAAGAATTAGATGAAGTTTCTGATGGTCAAAAAGATATAGACAAACAATTTTTGAATATTCTAAAATCTAAAACTGCTGAGATAGAATTATTAAAACTTAAAACATTGGTAAATAAACTTACAATATAAAAAGAGGTTAATATGAAAAAGAAGAAAGAGCTTAATATAGTATTTTGCTTACCTGGCCCTACTGGAGGATTTTCAGGAAAATTTTTTGACAGTTGGGTTAGACTTACTGGATACTGCAGAGAAAATAATATTAATATGACTGTTTCTCGTCATGGTGGCTCAAATGTTTTCATAGTCCGAGAAAAATGTTTAGGTGCAGCATCAGTTGAAAATATGATAAAAACTACAGACAAACCGTTTGATGGCAAAGTTGATTATGATTATATAATGTGGATTGATTCAGACATCATATTTTGGCCAAAAGCATTCGAATTACTTTTAGAAGATTGTGAACAAAGAAGTTGTGACGTTGTCACTGGATGTTATAGAAAAGATGGATCAACATTTTGCTTTATTGAAAAAGAAGAAAATAGTGATGATGCAACACCAGCAAAACTAACTTGGGCTAACATACCCCAAACATTAAATCGTGGTAAAGATTTAATAGAATGCTTCCATGCAGGTATGGGATTTATGTTAATAAAGAAAGGTGTTGTAGAAAAATTAGAAAAGCCATGGTTTGTAAACGCTGCTGCCAACATAAATGGAAAAGAATATGCAGCTGGGGAAGATGTTGCATTTTGTTCTAGAATTAGAATGGCCGGATTTAAAATATACGCCGACCCTCGTTGTGTCGTAGGCCATGAGAAATTGGTGGTAAGTTAATGGAATTATTGATGGGGTGTGGCAGTAGTCGCATAAAACAATTAGCAATAGATGATAATCATAAATGGAATAAATTGATAACACTAGATATTAATAAAGATCATAGTCCAGATATTGTTTGGGATCTTAATGTTAGACCATTACCGTTTGATGATAATTATTTTGACGAATTACATTGCTATGAAGTTTTAGAACATTTAGGTAAACAAGGTGATTATATTAACTTCTTTGAAGAATTTGAAGAGTATTGGAGAATATTAAAACCCAATGGTATATTTTGTTTTTCAGTACCAAAACATGATTCAGAGTGGGCATGGGGAGATCCTGGACATACAAGAGTAATTAATCGAGGGACCCTAATTTTCTTAGATCAAGATTCATATAAACAAGTTGGAAAATCTCCTATAAGTGATTATAGATATTTATATAAAGGTGATTTTAAATTTATACATCAGCAAGAACAAGGAATAAGAAATTATTTTGCATTAATAGCTAAAAAGGAGTAACGATGACGCTTTTAGAAAAACTACGAAGAGATTTCTCAGGTTATAAAATTGATATTAAAGAAGTCGATGGAAATAAAAAACTTTTAATTGATGACAAAGAAACATTTATAGAATGGCGTAAAATAGACGACGCATTAATTCAAAAAAGATCAAGCAAAAACGTCAATGACGCAATTTATCAATCAATATATGAATGTGTAGAAAATTTTTTAAAAATAGTAGAAAAGGAATAAATATGGAAACAGGACTGATTTTTCATAACGATCTTGATGGCTTATATTCAGCTAAATTAATAGTTAACTCTGAATATAATATCAGTGATGCATATGCAGTTGATTATGGGAAAGATTATTCACACATACTTACTCAGTGTGATAGTTTTATCTCAGTTGATTTTGCAGAAAATATTGCTGGCGAAAAAACTGAATTATTTGTCGATCATCATCTTAGAAGTGAGAGAGCTAGTGGTGCTAAAAACGAAATAATAAAGAAAGCACCATCTTGTGTAGATATATTGATAAAAGAAAATTTAGTAGACAAAACACTTATAACAAAAGAAGTATGTAAACATATTAATACTGTTGATTCTGCAGATTTTAGAAATAAGTTTAATGATAGTTTTACGCCAGTAGATGTTATATTTCCAGACATTAATACAGAACTTGGCAGATATTTGGCGTTAAATGATTTGCTAAGAAAAAATAGAAAAACTAATTTGTCTATATTGTTATTAATGGAAGAGACATTTGATGTTAGCACTTTATTATATTTTATTGAAAAAAATCACAATATGTTAAATTTTAAAAAATACATGCAGCACAAAGTATCATTTTTTGAAAAATTTGAAAAAAATGTAAATAAATATGTTAAGCATTTTTCTAATGTACCAGTATTATTTACTAGATATTTTTCACAAATTGATTGGAAAGGTTATGACAAAAATATATTTAATTATTACTATAGTGAAAATTTATACACTATGTTAGTTTTTGAAATGAACAATAAGATTCATGTGCAGCTACAAAAGAATCCATTTTGCATTAATGATAACAACATCAGTTTATATGACATTATAAAAGAACAAATTGAGACGCCAAGAGGACATGAAAACATTTTAAATTTTACATTTAAAAATATCAACGAAGCAACAACTGAAATGAACAATATTATTCAAGCTATCTCTAAAAATATCTAATTTACTAACAAGATAATTTAAAATATAGGAGGAAAGAGATATGAACTTGAATGATGAAATTATAAACGAAGTTGCTGATCTAATTAAATTATCAAAAGAATGTATTCTAGATGAAGCAAATAAATTCAACGAATATGCTCCAGAATCGCCAAAATTAAAAAAGATATTAAATGATAATTCATATGATGAAATATACTCTAATATGACAACTACAATTAGAAAAAAATATAAATTGACTAGAGCAGAAACTAATACTTTATTAAGAATGGCAGATTTCAGACGTATGAAAGAGGAAGAAGAAAAAAGATTAAATAGACGTGGTTCAGGGGAAATGACACCTGAGAAATATGCTAAAGAATTCTTAGTTGATTATTTAGAGAGTTCACAAGATGAATTTAACGACAATTTTGATGATGTCGCTGTTGATTTTGATGAAGACTTTGCCGGTTTCGCTTCAGACGTTGGCGATAAGATAATACAAAACGTTTTAAAATTTGTTAAAACAAATAAAACTAATAATAAAATTGGAAAGCTTAAGAGAATAAAGTTAAACAACAATCAACAAAGTAAAGCACTTGAAATTGCAAAGAAATTATTTATTGCGCATTTAAAAGATAGAGAAAGAATTGACGATAGTTTTGAAAATTTTGAAGTAAACAACAGAAATGTCAAAGCAGCAATTAATAAAAAGCTAAAAGACATTATTTCTTTCGTAAAAACTATTGCCTTCTAATATGAAATAGAGAAAACAATACCGAAAGCTAATTATAACAAATTTGAACTTTAAATGAGGTGTGAAAATGAAACATTCAAAAAATGGTCAGGAAATGGTGGAATTAATGAATGCTGTTGAAAGCATTGATATGTCTGAAGAGGCAATGCTTGAAATGGTAAAAGACCCAAATTCAGCAAGTGGACCTGGCACTAAAAAAGAAAAATCACCGAATGATTATAGACCACAAGAAATACAAGCAATGTTAAGAGACATGGCTCGTTATGTTAAATCAGGAAAAGCTCCAAAGTCTTGGAAAGGTGATTTTCAAAGTTACTTAAATATGGTCGGGAAAGGCATGGAACAATTTAAGAAAATTAGACTTGGTAACCCCGAATACAAAGAAGGAACTATGAAAGGCGATATGATGAATATGGCTTACAAACCTAATAAGAAAGACAAAGGCACTATGGGACAGAAACCTGGACCAATTAGAGGCAAAGCCTTGGGAAGAGATATACATGAAGATTTAGGGAAACATCTTAAACCGCAGCATATACAAGCGTATATAGAAGCAAACAAAAAAATGTTAATAACAAATTTAAGAACATATGAAAATGTTTGGGAAGATGAAGATGGCTTTGTAGAAAAAGCGGTATTAGAAATTACTTCTTCAATGGGTTATACTGAAAAAGATGATGAATTTTATGCAGTAGAAGAAAGACTCCAAAAATTGTGGCCTAAATTTAAAAAAGCTGTTATTTCTGCTATAACAAATATAAAACTATAAAATACGTAAAGACACTTAAATTATAAAGGTGGAGAGGCAAACTAATGAAAAAGCTGGATGATTTTTTAAAAAATTTAGATGAACAGCTAAATGAAGATGCCGGTAAAATAACAAAATCTCAAATTATTGCAAATGCTGCAGCATATAAAGAATTGTATGCTAAAGCATTTGTTAAATCTATGATTAAATATCTAATAAATACTGAGTCAGAAATTTGGGATGATGTCATGGATGATGCTTGCGATGCAATAGATAGTATTCAGAGAAAATTAAAACTTTCTAATGATGATGTAGCATATGAGATTTTGCATGAATATTTCGAATATCAGTTGGCGCGTAAAGTAAGAACTTTTGTAATAAAAGTTTTACGAAATATTGATTTTAAAAATATTTAAAGCATAATTTATTCTATGGAAGATTTAATAAATAGAATATTTGAAGAATTAAAGTGTAAACACAATATATCAAAAGAATTTCTAAAAGCATTATTAGAAGCCACAAAAAGATTTGATCACAAACAAGATGTATATGAAACAGACAATATATCTAGTACAGGTGAAGTTGGAATATTAACAAGAATTGGTGATGCATTTTTTGAGATAAGGAAATATCTAGAAGTTGATGAAGATGAAAGAGTTGAATTACAATTGACTGAAGAAAAAATAATAAAAGATTTTATGGATATTGGTGTTTTTGGTTTAATTGGATATTTATATATTAAAGGATTATGGAAATGAATAAAACTAATATGAATGAAATGTTAAATAGTTTAGAAAAAGAACTTAATGAAGTTAACAATTCACAAGACATTAAAAAAGTAGTGCTAGAAACATTAGATGTTATTGGAGACTTAGCTTACAGTGATACTGGTAGTGATATGATATATGATGTTAACACTGAAAAAATAGATATAAAAGAAGCAGTTAAAAACAGAAAACAATTAGCTAAACAATTACTCCAAGACAATAAAGTTTTTGAAGAAGTTGTCAACTTGATGTTTGCTGCAATAAACTATAAAATGGATGATGAAGAATAGATGGAAATAGAGCTACAAGGATTCATTTGTCCTAAATGTAAAAGTACAAGAAATAAAGCAACTTTAATGAGAGAATTAGAAAACAAAAAAATGTGGTTAGCCACATGCATGGCCTGCGGCTCTCAAGGTATGATTGAAGAAGAATTACATAAAACAAATAATAGCATAATTATATAACAAATTAGAGTTCTCACAACTCTTAAAAAAGTGACATAACAAAATAAGGAGAAATAAAGAAATGGCAACAAAAAAAGGAATAAAGAGTAAAACAAACACAAATTCTGATCTAGAAAGATTACGAGAGGCTTTTAACAACAGTGGTGGCGGCAGCATTAGATGGTGGAAGCCAAATTGGGGCGACAACCTCATAAGAATCCTACCGGCTATAGAAAATGGCGAATTATTCTATTTAGAGTCAGCAAGACATCGAATTGATGGAGTATGGTATCCATGTCTTCGTTATAAAATTGATGAAGAAACTGGTAAACCATGCAATTGTCCAGCATGTGAATCAAGAAAAAGATTTTTTAGAACTAATGACAAAACTTTAGTTCAAGTTGCAAAAGACTTAAAAGGTAAACTTCAATATCTTATGAATATCGTTGAGAGAAAAGGAGATGATCCTAAAGCAGTTAGAGTCTGGGGAGCAGGTGTAAAGATTTGGAAGAGAATGGTAAAAAGCATGCTTGATAACGATCTAGACATTACAGATGTTGTTGATGGTTATGATTTTAATGTTTGCAAAGAAGAAGGTCCAAAGACTGAAAAAGGAACATTCCCAAGTTATGATACTTCTGAGATTAAAAGAAAATCAACACCACTTGCTGATGAAGCAAAAGAAATTAATGAAATACTTGACAACAGAGTTGCTCTAGATGAAATAACAAAATTTGGGACTGAAGAAGAAATGCAAGCAGCTATTGATGCATATGTTAAGGCACTTACAGACGCAACAACCGAAGAAGAATTTTATGAAGATGAGAGGCCAGAAAAAGAGCAAACAACAGAAGATAAAAAACCTACAAGCAAAAAAACAGAAAAAGCCAAACTAGATGCTTTTAAAGACAAATTAAGAAAAAAATTAAAAGATGAATAAATAAATTTTTATTCAAAAGGCCATCTTCGGATGGCCTTTTTTGCATAATTAGTAATATGGAAATATTTGAAGAATATGATTTTACCGGTAGAGATTATAGGATTTGGGATATATATAAAGCTTACCAAAGATTTTGTAATCAAAGAGGGTACTTTATAAAATTTCTCCCACACAAGAAAGATCCCCGAGAAAGTAAAAACTGGCCGTATTTTGCGGCAGTATATGAATTTTTTAAAAAAGATTCCATGTTTGATCCACATATTTTTATAGAAGCTCAATTTAGAGATTTGCCAAAAGATAAAATAATATTCCCAGCTCAATTAAAAACTAAAGCAGCTGTTATTAGATATAACGAACACAAAGAAGCTCTAAAAATTATAGAAGAAAATGTTATAACAGACACAGAAAAAATAATGACTAATTTAGCAAATACTCTTACATTTCTAAAAAAATGGTGGAAGAAAAATAATTTATTAGAAGGAGATTATTCATCTCTATTTAAAAAAGATCCAAATGAAATAATGAGTGAAGGGATGATACTATGCATGCAGAATATGTTAAGCAAGTATTTTATAGCAGTATCAATACACTTTAATAGAGAATATAATAAATTAGACAGTGATATTAAATGTGAGATTATTACCCCTAAAGAACTTGAAAATTTTAGAGTTCAATTGAGAATAAATGAATATGCATATAATTTTGCAAAAGAAATATTTGAAGGGGAAATATTATGAGTTATAACTGCTGCATATGTGGCAGAAAATTACCAGGTAATGGGAACTCATGTTTTACATATTTAGGCCATGTTATTGCTGGTAACGATGGATATTATAAACATTTTCTTAAAGAACAACATAATAGAAAGGAGAAATAGCATGAGCAAAGATGCTGAAATAGAAATGATGGATGAAAATTTTGCCAACGCCATAATAGATAAGGAGAATTCATGTTTAGCTATATCAGGAGGAGATAAAGATAGGTATTGTTTGTAAAAACAATATATACAGCCTAAATTATTTGGAGGTAAACAAATGATAAAAGCAGGAATAAAATTTGATTATGATTTAGAAGCAAATAGAGAGTTGAAGGGAACTGAAGTATGTATCATCTGTGGAAATCCGTTAAGATGCAGATGGACAGATTATTCAGGAGAAGGAGTATGTCTTATTTGTGGCACTGCATACCAACTAAAATGGGGATCACCGGAACAGGAAAAAGAAAATAAATATCCTTATTGTAATATAAAAGAATCTTTTATCCCTATATTAAAACAATATTGGAAAGAAAAGAGAACATTTGTTTTCACCGGAACATCTCTTACAGAAACTACCGGATCTGATGAATTTAATAAATGGATGGATGAAAATCATCCTAACGAACTGGAGAAAAATGACTAACAAAAAATCACAATAGAAGGGTAGAATAATATGAGCAAAGATGCTGAAATAGAAATGATGGATGAAAATTTTGATAACGTCCCCAACGATGAAGCAAACACAACGGCAATTCTTGCAGGTATTGAAGATAAGAATTTAAAAATATATACATGGAGAGAAGATGATGTTATATTCTTAATGTATAACAATGTTACAATACAAATGCCAGAAGATGACTTTTGTCAATTATCAAAAGTTATAAACAAAACAATTAAAGCTATATTTGGATTCAGTGACTAAAATGACAAATAGTGGTATATTGACAGAAGCTAGAGAAAGATTAGAAAAATTTTTAAAAGACAATAAAGCACTTTATTTATACAACGATCCATTAGTTTCTAATATTTCTCATTTAGATCTTAAGTGGTCAGAAGCTACATATACAGTATTCATCAATGTTCCAGAACCATATAAAAAAACTAGAATGCAAATTAAAAAATTACATTTTTGTTTAGTGCCACAAGAAAGTCGACAAACTTCTTCAAGACACCCAGAAGGTCAAATAGATGTACGCTTTTTTAGTGTTTTTAATAGTGTACATAGAAGAGATCAGCAAGGATTATTTTTGTGTTCATATTCAAAAGAAAAAAATGATTTAATATTTAAACCATTCAGATATTTAAATACTTATGTAAAAATTATGAAAGAATGTAAAAAATGGAGTTACTGGAAACGTATGCATAAGATTGCTGTTACACCAAAGAGACGACGAAAAATCAAACTCTCTTCTACAGAAGAAGGTGTAAAAACAACGAAAGTATGCTTTGTTGATATAGAAGCTGGTCCTTATGAATATTATATTGTTGATAGTAATAATATCGCTATTGAGCATAAAAAAGCTAATATTATTTTTGAAGATGAAATGGCATACTTTATTAATAAGTATAATATTTATGATCCTATGTTTAAGTTAAAATTAAAAACATGGGCTAATATAATTGGAGGTGGCAATGTCTGATATAACAAAAAAATTTGAATTATTTAATTCTGATGAGCAAAGAGATTTCTTAGATGGCTTAAAAACATATCTTGGTTATGAAAAAGAAATCAAAGAAACAAGAATAGCTCAGAGAGAACAAATTAAAGTTGTCGCAGGAAAAATTCCAGATATATCTAAAAAAGATATAAGAAAACTTTTTGTATACTTTAAAAAGAAAATAACTCCTGATGAACTTCGTGAAGATGCTGATGCAATCCAGTCAATTCAAGAGAGTATGGATGATGTTATTAGACAGACTGAATAAAGAATTTCCTGGTAACAAATTTGAAATTAAAAAAATAAGTGATTTATATTATGTTTTCTTTAATGACCAACAATTAACAGTAAATTGGCGTGATAAAAAAGTTGAAGATTTAGATGAAAAAGAAGAAGATATATTATACATATATATTGCTCACAGAGTGAATGCAATACTAACTAGAATAAAGTATGGAGTAGAAGATGTTAAATAAAAAAATGGTAAAAGAAGATGAAATTGAAATTATCAAAACATCTGATGTAGACGACGCTATGTCTAGTTTACATAAAGAATTAGATCAAGCCGTTCAACAAACAGTACAAGGAGATGATATTGAATCTGATCTTTATTTAGAAGACGTGGCACCAAAAATCAATCGTATTTGTGATGATATTAGAAACACTATAAATATGTCTAGACATGGTATAGACAATTGTCCGAGTCCAGCACCTATGTCACAAAATAGTACTCAAATAGGAGACGATAATTATTTTGAATATGCAGATGTCGAGGCTTCGATTATTAATTTGTTAAAAGAGCAAGTTAAAGCATTAAAAAATATTATTGACAGGATTTAAAAATGGATGAAAAAAGAGAAGAACAATTAATAAATTTATTGTGTGATATCAAAAAGTTGTTAGAAAAAAGCATATTTTTAATTGAAAAACAAGTAAGGTTATTTGAGAAATATGATACTGAAGCATTTGAAACAGAAGAATTCGAAAGAGAACAACGGAACTCAGGGAATTATAAAGGCCAAAATAAGAGTATACTTGGAAACTCAAGAAGATTATAATAATATCTACCAGAATTTCCGTTTAGTAACAAGTAATAGCACTCTACTAAAATATTTTACAGACGACAAGTATGTTGGTTATCATGCTTTAAACTCAGAGCTGGAAAAGTATTATATAGGTGATGGTGAAAATATTGTTTTCCGAAAAAAGACAATATTCAACAATCTTGTTGTTATAATGTATGAAAGATTAAATCCTATAGAATATGACAATTCTGAAAAGAATTTTGATATAACAACTGATATACCTATGAATAATGGTTGCATCAGTTGTGAATATTTTAGAAAGAAAAATAGAATATGTATGTATTCTAGAGAAATTGGGATTAAAATAAAAAAGAATTGTGATGACTTTAAACAAAAAGGAATATAATATGAATGAAGATATTTTGCTAGATCAACAAAGATTATTTGAACAATATTTACAAGCTGGTTTAAAAATAAGAGCAATATGCGATGATCTTGGTTATAGTATGGAAGATTCTCAGATGTTATTATATATACATGTAAGAGGTGCTGATTTTTTTCTAAATGGTGACAAAGAAAGAGCAAAACAAACATATAACTTACTTAAACCAGAAACTCAAGAAAAAATTAAGAAATTAGAATTAGAAAATAATGAAATCACACAAGCTGCAGAGAAAATTATTGTTGGCAATGATATAAAAAACATTGAAGATAAAAGTCCTGTTCCAGATTTCTTTACTACTCAACTTGAGAATATGTATAGACTACATATTGATCGAGAGTATTTAGACGATTTATTAATTACCTATTATGGCAAAGTGCTTCCTTTGATGGATCAATATGATAACAAAAAAATTGAAGAAGCATTTGCCAGAGGAAGAGCTAGAGATGATAGTGGGAAAATTTAATAAAGAAAAATATTTTGATGAGGTTTGTGAAAATCAACCAATACTAAAACAAAAATATAAAAAAGCAACAGAAATCGAAGAAGATTTATTGTTGCTTATAAATTGTGCTACTTTTGAATTAAATGAATATGACTTAAATCAATTAATTGCAATGCATTCAGCTCGTCCAATATATTTTTCATTGCAACCAATTCCAAAAACTTCTGCGGGCCAAGTGTTTTATTTAGATTATGACTTATCAAAAAATATGACAAGTAATGGTATACCAGAAATGATGGTTTCAATTAAGGCCGCAACTATAACTATAACTAAAAATCAACATTATAAATTAGGTGATATGTGGTTGATTCACAACAGACTAATATTTTCCAAAATAAAACCATCAAAAACACTTGGAAGAAAAGACACAACTAAAGGTCTTTTACGCGACATATTAAAAAGAATAATGATAGATGGAGCAAATGATATTTTTGTAAAAATGAAAGGTTGTGCATTTGGCTCTAATATAGTAGTTAGACAAACAACTAAAGAAAAAACAAGATATTTATTAACTTGGGACACAAAAGCATGTTTATTTAATGCACCAGTTGTAGTAGCACCTATGTTTATTTCTAAAAAAGAAAATGAGCTTTATATAGATGCAAGTTTATTTGTAAGTCCAAAAATTGATGATCAATGCTATTTAATTGAAACAATTGAGACTACGAATAAAGAAACTTATGAAATAGTTAGTGGAGGAAAATAATGACAAGTAGCAATAACCAAAAAGAAGTAACATTAAATATAGAGTATGTTGCCAAACAATTAGGAACTACTGTTGAATATTTATTAGAGGCTTATGGTAGCGAAGAAGAAGTCTCAAAGAAATATTTAAACAATGAATTGCAAGTATTAAACGACTAATTATTAAAATTTTTCTAGCATATATAATATTATGGATGAAAAGTATATATTATTAGATGGAAATAATCTTGCACATATTGCATTTCACAGAGCTAAATCAATAATCTTAAAAAACAAAATTAAACAATATGTAGAGTCTCTTACAAAGAAAGGCAAGACAGTATGGGTTGCAGAAAAAGAAGCAAAACAAAATGTTCAAATTGAAAAAGAAGATTATAAAGCAATTAGCGGGATGATGCTTCTAGTTTTTTTTAGAAAGCTACACAAACATTTTAAAAAATTTACAGGAACATTTATAATGACTTGGGACAATCCAAACTCACATGAGTGGAGAAAACAAGTTTATCCCGATTATAAATGTCGTCGCGATTATGAACATGATCCCATATGGGAAATTCTCTTTAACAATATTAATGAAATTAAGAATGTTTTAAATTATTATCCTATGTCACAAATTGGTGTCGAAGGCTTAGAAGCTGATGACATTATATATTTATATTCTAAATTTTTAAGCAAACATAATACAGTAATTATTGTTTCATCTGACAGTGATCTTGTACAAATCGCTCAAGAATTTAAGAATGTAAAAGTATATCACCCAATCAAAGACATTTATGTAAACATACCAAAAGATTATGACGTAGTCATATACAAAGCATTTAAGGGTGACAAAACAGATGATATAGGAGGTGTTCCAGGTTTTGGCGAAAAGAAAGCACTTAAAGCAGCTCGTGAGATAGCCAGTGGCATAGAAATTCTTAATGTAATAGAGAATGCTATTCCAAAGAAAACAAAGAAAGATGTATCAAATAAATTAAATATTGTTAAAGAAAATTTAGAAATAATTAAAAGAAATTTGACACTTATCAAAATTAGCAACAATCCAATCTTAAAAAATTTAACTATTAACAAATCTTTGTTTGTAGATGTTGATAAAATCAACCTGAAAGAAATCCAAAAATTCTATTTCAAACATAAATTATTATCTTTATTAGAAGAGTTTGCAACAATTTCTGCAATTTTCAGCTAGATTATAAAGCTAAGTATATATGCCTCAAATATATATTTTAGAAAATAAAATAAACAATAAATGTTATGTAGGTCAAACGACTCGAACTTTTACAATTCGTTTAAAAAGCCACTTAAGAAATAAAAAACAAATAATTAATAGAGCGCTAAGAAAATATGGTATTAAAAATTTTAGCATATTTGTTTTTGTAGTACCAGAAGAATTACTTGATTATTTTGAAAAAGAAATGATAAAAAGATTAGATGCAATGCATCCTAAAGGTTATAATCTAGATTCTGGTGGTAATAAAAATAAATATTATTCTAAAGAATCAAGAGAAAAGATGTCCAAAGCTAAGAAGGGAGTAAAACTTTCTGATGAACATAAGAAAAAAATATCAGATGCAAATAAAAATCCTTCTGCAGAAACAAGAGAAAAAATATCCAATTCACTTAAAGGAAAATGTCGCTCTGAAAAAACAAAGAGAAAGATATCTAAATCTAATAAGGGTAAGAATCATCCTAATTATGGTAAACATCTTTCTGAAAAGCATAAAAAGAACTTATCAAAATCAGTTATAAATTTAGACACTGGCCAAATTTTTGAAAGCATGAAAGAAGCATCAATTATTACAAAAACTAATTATACGAGTATTTGTTTATGTTGTAGAGGACAATATAAAAGAGCAGGGAAATATCATTGGGCATATTATGAGTAATTAACGCAATTTATCAAGATAATTAAAATATTATTTATGAAGGTGGTAAGTTGTGTCTCATGAAAAAGTATATTTACTTAATTTCGGAGCGAAATTAAGAGACGAAGTGTTAAAAAGCATCGAAGAAGAAGTCGACGCAAAGACATGTGAACAGATCATGGTTAAAGTAAATCTAGACTTGTCAAAGAATCCATATTTACAATGTCATGATATAGTAGTAAAGCAAAAGAAGTATATATTAAGCGATCAGCCGTTTGTGGTAAATCTACCTGGACTTCCTATTGCATGTGTATTTATTATTAACGAAATTTCAGCCATACGCGGTCGAGAACCGACAATAATATTTACTTCACGCAATATTGCTGGTGAAGGATTCTTTTCAGATTTCAAATATAGAAGAATTTTTGATTTAAGTTATGAAAAAACTGTTACAAGAGAAAGATTTAAAAATGGGGAAGAAAGACAAAATCAAACCTAAAAGTTTTGATTGGTATAATTACGAATCACACAAAAATGAATTTCTTCTCTATGTCAACCCTATTTGGCCAGTAACTGCAAAGAGTGAAGACAAAATAAGTGAAAAAGAGTTAAAGAAAGAAATTGAAGAAACTATCAGTGATGACATAAAGAAAGACTATATTTTTGTAAAAGAAATAACAAGTCGTAGGATTACAGTGGCATTTAGAGCAATGCGATGGCTAAAAGATAATTTTCTAAAAAATCCAAAAGTTTCCTATGAGTTTCCAAGAACATTAGAGTGGAAATGGAAAAAATCATTGCCTCTTGTTATAACAAATAAAGTTCCGCATGCAACATTTAAAAGTTTTATAGAAAAAAAATTTAAAAAATTCTTAAAAGAAAATCAAAAAACTTTATTTAAAGATAAATTTAAAATTTTAAAAAAAGTTAATTATAATTGGTTTATCTATGAAGCTGATATGCAATATAATAAATTCATTGTTAAAATGAAATATTCCATTATGATAGCGTTAGCTGGAGCTGGTTCTTTAGTCTATAAATCGATAACAAAAAGGAAATAAAGAATGATTAGAAAAAAGAAGTTTGAAAATAGAGTCAAAAAGATGCTTGATTTATTAATTGAACAAGAGCCTCCAGAAGAAACACCAACGCCTCCTACTAATGTAGCGCAGCAACCACAACAAGTGCAGCAACAAGTACCAACACAAAATATTGCCGCTGATGATGTTCAAACTACAAAAAAGATACAATATCTTGCAACTAATGTTATGTATTATATGAAACCTCCAGTTGACAGTGCTGACTGGCCGCAAGAAAAAGATAAGAAAGTATGGTTACTTCCATTGATGGATGGAAGGATAATGAATGACCTAGCTAAGTCTATGGGTAAATCATTTAAATTAACAGCTGATGCACATCATGGTGCAGCTAGATATAGACCATTTCAATTTAGAGTTATATTGCATGGAACACTGACGGCAGATACTACATTCAGAATAAAGATGAAAGAAAGCAACAACGATATAAGATTTAACGTTGATAAATTTGACGTAAGTACTCCATATGCTGGGGAAATAACATTAAAAGCTAGTGACACTCGTCTTAAAAACAAAAAAACTAGTTTTAAAGTAGCCACTGATGAAGAAGTTGTTGATGCATTAAGTGATATAAAAACTTTAGAAGCTGGAGCTGAAGAAAACTTTAAACGTCAGGCTGATATAGTACAAATAGTTCAAGACAAATTCGAAGCTAAAAAAGGAATTGCTACAAAATTTGCTAAATGGTTATTAGATAATTATAAAATTACAAGTGATGAACAATTGGCTAGATTAACTCTAAAACATTTCCGAGATTTTGAAAAAGGAAAATTTGAAGAATTAAACTTACAAAAATATTTAAAAACTTTATTAGTTGAGATTAAAAAAGAAAAAGCAGCTCACAAATATCCAAAAAGTGAAAAAGGTGAAGAGTTAGAAATACCTGAAGATGAATTGGCAATTCAATTAACTAAAGATATAAATTCAACAGGAATGAAAGCTCTGTTCAGAGAAAAAGGTATAACTTGTAGTACAGCAAATAGAATATTCGAAGGAACGGTATTAGAGTTCTTTGCAACAAGAAAAGCAAATTTCGAAATAGTCGACATAACATCATCAAAAGATAATGAAGTTCTTATATCTGGTAAACTAAGGATGGTTGGTGAAGCTTGGTTTGATGCTAGAGTTGGAGAGCTGAATAGAAAATTAGACACATGGACATTCAGAGTCCATGATGTTCCTGGTAAATTCTTTCTACAAAGAAAGTACGGTGCAATAAGGAGAAAGTTTGGTACGCAACAAACAAAATTGAAAGGAGTAAAAAAATGAAATTTCAGGAAGCGCTTGAAATAGCAACACAAGCAGCAGATGTAGAAGGTATCAAAAAAAGAGTTAGTCCAATAGTTAGAAGAAAAGTACCAGCTGGATATACGGCTATTAAAAGCACGAAAAAGAAAAAAAGGAAAAAGAAAAAAGATGAAGTTAAATGAAGCAATTAAATTGACTGAAATGTTAACACAATTAGACCCTCATTTTGCAAAAAGACATGTTTCAAAGTTTTGGCTGAAAAGTAAAGAAGATTCTGAAATCAGAAAAAACTTTAAATATAAAAAACGAAAGATGAATAAAAAGAAAAAAGTTAAGAAAAAGAAACCAGAATAATATATTTTTTGCGGAGGAAATATAGAAAATTATATTTCTGGAGGTTAACTATGCTTTTCTGTGAATTAGAAAAAGATAGAAAAACTTTTGAATACTTTAAAAAATATATTCAAGCTTTCATACATCATGAAGATAGTGTTGAAATAGATAATGAAATTCAAATACATGAAATTCATGAACATTTATTAAATCATGGATTGTCTTTACAAGACACTAAAGAAATTAGCAACTGGATTAAAAAGAATTCTAAACCATTTAGAAATTACTTGAATAGTATAAAAATAATATACCTTGTTTGGTATTGCCAAGGCAAGAAGTGGAGTGACATAACTTTTGAAGAATTTGGAGAATTAGAAGACAAGATTAATTCTGTAAAAGAAGAATTATTAGATAAAATATTTTAAAGGAAATTTTATGGATCTTAGACATGAAATTATAGACATTGTATTTAATAAAAAAGGCGAGACTAAAGAAAACAAAAATGTTATGATTGCTTCTGATCAATTGTCAGCAGAAATGCAAAAAGTTATTCAAGTAAAGATAGAAGACCATATGAATCAAACCGGTCAAGATATATTTCTAGATAATATCAAAAGTGCAACTGATATGTTTAAGTGGGCTGAAATTTTTATAAAAAAAGATGAAGTGATTAGCATTCAGTTCATAGGTGCTGATAAAGAAACTAGTGATAATATTATGTTATTTGTCAAATTAGACAAAGGCGGAGTAATTACTAATTATGACATGGATGTTAAATAATGTATGAACCTTATAATGACTGGGAAGATTATGAAGATCCTCTTAGTTATATGGAAGAAGAGTATAATTATTTGGATTCAGATTGTCTGTATGAGCAATATCCTGTCGCGCAATCATTTTTAAATACATTTGGATTACCAAAGAATCCAGCGGTGCCTCCCAATTTTACTAAAATGTTAAAAGAACATCAAGCTAGAATAAATAAATGCAAAAAAGTTATAAGTGATTTGTTAAAACATGCTGCTAATATAGATGATTATATTGAAGCTAGTGTAAAAGAATGGTTTGAAGAAGAAAAGGCTGAAGGTAAATTTAAAGAATTTAAAGACTGGGAAGAATTCAGAGATTCAAAACAATACTATGCAAACTGGGAAGATGAATCACAACTTCATTGGAATATGTTATGGGAAGATGAATATTATAGTGAATTATTTGATGCTGTAAAAGATGCTAAACAATGGGAGTGGAGAGATGAGCATGAATTCAAATATAAATTTAATAAATATTTAACTAATTTAGATAAAATAGAAGAAGAAATAAAAGATTTTATAGATTTTATCAAACATGCAATGATTTATGTTGCATTTAATGAGGTTGAAGAATGATAGGTGCAGTTGAAGTTTCTAGTCGTTTAATAATAGGAGAGTTTCAATTAGATGTTGGTTATTCTAATTTAATTGGTAGTGTGTTTTTTAAAATAAAGAAAAAATATTATGAAAGTAAGTTTTCAAGTGTTGAGCGCATCAAAATTGCAGATAATCACGTCATAAGAGACAGGAGAAAGATAATAAAATTATTTTTTAAATATCAAGAAAAATAACATGACAAGAGATCAAATAATAAAGCTACATAATAGTATAAGAGAACGCAATAAAAAAAGACCAAAAATTGGTGATGTTGTATTTAGTCCAAATAGTAATATATATTGTATAGATGATGAATATATTACTGGCCAGTTTGAAATATTTTTAGGGAAAAATAAATTTTCAAACTGGGAACATAAATATATGTCAATCAAGCTTTGTGACACAAAAATTAAAGTCAACAAAAAAGATATTAAAGATTTGAATTTCATATTTTATAACAAATATAAAGTTCAAATTGTCTTAAATTTTAATTTAGATAATATTGTAGTTTTTAATGAAATTCGTGAGAAAGTATTAAAACATTTTTTTAGAACTAAGAACCCACAACTTATAATACAAAATGTTTTTTGGAAAGCAAACCCAAAAGGTTGGTGGTACTAAAACTTCTAAAATAAACAACTTACCTTAAAGATAATAATAATGAACAAGAAACGTGTATCTAACAAACAAAAAAAGCGCTGGGAACGTTTAAACAGAAAGAAAAGATATGGTCCGCGTTGGGATGATATACGTGAATTAGTCTATAAAAGAGATGGTTATAGATGCAGAGCATGTGGCAGACATAAATCACAAGTTAAGAAGCTTAATGCGCATCATATTATTTTATTGAGAATAAGTCAAACAAACAATGATCGTAATCTTATTACTTTATGTGATGAGTGCCACATTAAACTAGAACAAAAGGCATTAAAGATGCTTAAAGAAGGAATGCATAGAAGAGATATTGTAAGAATGACTTATAGGTTTCTTATTGAAAAGAAAGCACAAATTAGGAAACAATTAAATGAGAATAAGAGTGAATAATTGCAGTTACTTTGTTAATACTATCTGTACCATATTTAGATATACAAGTCAGCTTCCTTTTACAGCTTCCTTTTACAGCTTGAGCAAATATACAACTCATCAAGAAAGTTCACTTTTAACTTAAATTTTTCTTTTGTTATATTTTTACACTTTTTGCATTCATATTTAATATAGTCCATTCGTTTGATTGTATAATCACCATTTATAATAATTTTTTTATTTATAATTTTATATGATTTGACTAATATCTCTTTTTTATTTTTCTTTGTTATAATTGATATTACCACAAAAACCTCCCAATAATTATATATGCAATAAAGATAATACTATGAACAGTTTGTATCAAGCCATAATTAATCGCATACGCAAAATTCCTGGTATACCAATAGTTAGAAAAATGACACATCAACAAGCTAAAGCAAATGCAATGCAGCCTGCTCCAGAATTTTCTATTCCGTTTGCTCCTGGCAGGATTTACAAAACTATATATAGAAACTGGAAACATGATCCAAAACCTCTTGTATTTATCTTGTCAAGTGATGCATTTTATACTCATGCACTGAATATTCATTACTTGGGCGCATTTCAACATACTATGATGAGAATGATTATTAATATGAGAAAATCAAATAAACCATTGACAGGCATGATAATGTATCAGTTTTTAAAGATGAGAGCACCAGGTATACCCAAAGTTTCATATAGAAAATATTTTACTAAATTTTTGAATGGGAAATTAGTTTCAGATGGTGTAAGCCAAATTCCTCTACCTGGTAAAGCATTATTTATTGGTGAACCATTTGTACATGCATTAAATAAATTAATAAGACCAAGAGTAATTAACAAAGTTACTCTTTCTCAAGCCGAATCAGACAGATTAACTAATGAAATGAATGAAGCAACTAATAGAGCCGATCAAATTACTATTAGACGAAAAATGGGTGAATAAATGACCAAAGAACAAATAAAGAAAAAGTTAAATTTAGACGGTATTGGCAATTTCTATGAAGGCAGAGCTTGGATCCAGAAAAATGATAAAATGGGTCATGTTGATAAAAATGGCAAAGTAACAACACCAATAGTTTATGGTGTTGTTGGCTCTTTCCAGGAAGGCAGAGCTTGGGTTAGGAAAAATGGAAAAGAGGGTCATGTTGATCTAAATGGTAAAGTAGTAGTACCTATAATTTATGATGATGTTGAACATTTCTATAAGGGTAGAGCTTGGGCTAAAATAAATAATTTTGAATTTTATATAAATAAAGATGGCTATCCATTAAAACATGAAAATTTTTATAAATTGATAAGGAGTATATTTTAAATGAATAGAGAACAAATAAAGAAAAAACTAAATTTAAGTGAAATTTTATATATTAATGAAGCTAAGAGTCCTAACAGAAATCCCGGTAAGAGTCGTAAATGGAAACAAGTTGATCCTATTAGTAAAAAAGAATTAATAAAGAAAATAGAAGGTGAAGGTGATAGTATTGGCAGATCTAAAAATGGTATAGCTATAGTCCAAAAAGGTAAGAAATATGGACATTGTATTAAAAAAACTAAAGAAATAATTACACCTATAATTTATGATGATGTTGGTGAATTCTATTCGTATGACAGAGCAAGGGTTGAGAAGGATGGAAAAGAAGGCCATGTAGATAGAAATGGTAAAGTAACTACTCCTCTTATTTATGATTCAGTTGCATCTGAATTTAAAGAAGGGTTGGCACAGGTAAAAAAAGATGGTAAGACAGGATGTGTCAATCTTAATGGTAAATTAGTAATACCTTTACAATTTGACGAAATTGGAGAATTTTATAATGGTACTGCAGTTATCACTAAAGAATTAGGACATGCATATGCACATTGGCAACGTTTTTATGGCTTAATTGATAAAAAAGGTAAAGTGATTATTGAGACTAATTTTTTTAACGAATGTGTTTATACAAGAGATGATAAAATAAAATTTTCGAGATATGAAAGATTTAATAATCTGTATGTAGAAATTAAATTTGATACTCTTACTGGACATATTGTTGAAGGAAGAAACAAACATCAAAGATATCATAGTATTATTAAATATATAATTAGTAATGATTGGGATCTTGCTAAATAATTGGTATATTCATATGACTAGTGAACAAATAAAGAAAAAGTTAAATTTAGACAGGATTGCAAACTTCTCAGAAAACAGGGCTCGAGTTTTAAAAAACAATAAGTATGGTCATGTTGATCTAAATGGTAAAGTAACAACACCAATAATTTATGATGATGCCGGCAATTTCTATGAAGGCAGAGCTTATGTTGAGAAAAATGGCAAAGAGGGTCATGTTGACCTAAATGGTAAAGTAACAACGCCTATAATTTATGATAATATTGGCAATTTCCATGAAGGTAGGGCTTGGGTTGAAATCAAAAATTTTGGATTTGATATAAATATAAATGGTTATCCCATTGAACATAAAGATTATTATAAGTTGATAAAAGAGATATTTAATGACTAGTGAACAAATAAAGAAAAAGTTAGATTTAGACGGTATTGCCAACTTCTCAGAAAACAGGGCTCGAGTTTTAAAAAACAATAAATATGGTCATGTTGATCTAAATGGTAAAGTAACAACGCCTATAATTTATGATGGTGTTGGATTTTTCAATGAAGGCAGAGCTTGGGTTATAAAAGGCAACAAGTGGGGTCATGTTGATCTAAATGGCAACGTTACAACGCCTATAATTTATGATGATGTTTTTGATTTCGAAGTAGGAAGAGCTTGTGTTAGAATTAACAAAGTAGAATTTCATATAAACAAAAATGGTATACCAATTGAGCATAAGGATTTTTATAAATTGATAAAGGAAATATTTAATGCCAAATAAACCAACTGGGCCTTATAAAACTCTAGATTGGCAGAACATTGGTTCTCCAATGACTCCATTTATATCTATACAATTTAGAGGGTCTACATATATACATACTTTCCCAAATCCAACTAATAGAATTTATGTTGGAAATGCAAATTTTGAAGTATTAAGTGATGCCGGATCTTCAACAGCTTCAATTACTTTAGTAGATCCAGATTTTGTAAATTTAGAAGCTTTCTTTGCTAAAGCTCAAGTAATTGCCAATAGAACTTCAAAAACAAATGGTTATTGGTTTTGTAGAGTATTTTGGGGATGGACATATTATGGACGTCAAGTGGATTTTCACGATGGAGGAAAGGGGCAAGGTAAACACTCTGGAATACATGCTTATTTATTAAAAGATCTAAGATATGATTTAGATGAAGTAGAATTGAAAGTTACATTTGAACTAATTGATTTAGGAGAAGGCTTATTCAATGGTCGTCATAATGAACCAGATCCATCAATTGGAAATTTAAATTTAAGAGATACACCGCCTGCAAACCAATCGTCAGGCGGATTAAAAACTATAACCAAACAAGATGTGTTAGATGAAACACTAAAAAAATTGTTTGGTCAAAAACCTGGAGATCCATTTTATGATGACTTAAAAGCTGGTACTGCAGTCGGTACCACATTAGGAGAAAAAGGCTTTTATGTTGAAGATGCTTCAAGCAATGAAAGCACAACTACAGAGCCAGATATTGAAATTGAAAATGTATTCTATAATAGAACACCATGGTATATGTTAAGAACTGTATTAAGAAAATGGTGGGCAAAAAACAATAATAATGAAGATTTAAAAGTAACATGGGATGAAACAATTGAAGGAACTAAAATTGGTGGACCTATAAACCAAGAAACAAAAGATAAATATGTTATAGGAGCAAAAGAAGGTATTAGATCAGTTGTAGAAAAACTTCTTAGCATGTTAGAATTAGAAGGATATAGAGCAGTAATGATTGCTGGTGTTAGATTAGAGGGTAGAGACGGAGTATATCCAAAAGAACCAGGGATGGTATTTGGTTGGCAGCCAGTGCCACCAACAAAACCTATAGATGATAAAGAAGCTCAAGATAAATTTAGGCTAGCTAGAACATTTATATATCGTCCTGGAAATAAAGAAGAAATAGCTAAAGGTCAAACTATGATAAATAGTTTATCATATGAATGGTCTTCAAAAGGATATTATATGTTTGGGCTGCCACAAATTTATGCCATAACAATTACTAATGAAGGTAAACTAAAAGTAATATCGACAGCTACTGAATTTGAAAAAACTACAGATGATGAAAAGAAAAGTATATATTACATGTCCACAGGTGATGCAGCAAGTGAAGCTAAAAAGGCCCAAGAAAATTTGAGCAGCTCTGAGCTACTCAAATGGAGTATGGGTACTACTCCAGATCCCAGTGTAAAAGGAGAAAACACAAAAACTAATAAACTAACCGCCAAATACTCTGATTTAAACACAGCTTTAGATGCATTACCAACAGAAAGTGCTGGTAATTATGTTAAAAATGTAGATGGAATTAGCGGAGGATATGAGGTAGAATTTAATTATGATTCTAGAGGTGGGAATGAAGTTGATATAGAAAATGATGGTAGAAGATTAGTTATAAATGTATGGAATAAATTTGCTAAAGAAATATTTGATGTAAGTATTAGTATTTCAGGAGATCCATGGTTAGATAATTCAATATGGAATGTTCATGGACAAAATAATTTCAGAAATCAAGATTATTTAGTGAATTTATATAACTCTTATTTTAAGATAACTATACATCGACCTTTGCCAAATAATCAGAATGCAATAAGTAATATAATTACTGGCAACTATCTATGTATAAAAGGTTGTAGTCACAATATATCAGATGGTGAATATACAACATCGTTAAAATTAATTAAAGCTTGGTAAACTATGGCTAGTGAACATATTTTAAATATAAAATTACAATTCGAAAAACTTGCTCCTACTGCTTTAAAGCAAGCTTCCAAAGGCATTGATAAAGGCATTAGAGAATCATTTGAGAAAGGTGCCATAGCTGGTGCCGATGCTGCTATCAACCAGATAAAAAGTATACAACAAGCTATAAAAGAAATGGACTGGACTAGACCTATAGAAAGTATACGAAACATAGTTGAAACGACTGCTGCAAGAATGAAAGATGCTTTTGGTGCAGCTGCTATACCTATAATAGGTATATTTGCATCTATCTGGAAGAACATAAAAGAAATGGTGTTTGACGTGCAGAAAGATTTAGTGCGCATGTTTTCTATGATGAGTAGCAGTTTTGCAAGTGCTGAGGGTAAAGCAGAAAGTATGGGCACTCGTGTGGCTAAAGCATTGTCTGATATAAATGAAGTCGCATTTGAAACTACTGCAAGTATTAAAACAGTAAAAGACCAATATATTTCTTTAGCTCAACAGAGAGTACCATTTGATGATTTAAAGCAATTGAGTAAATATGCAATCTTAGGAGCTAAAGCATTAGGTGCCAACCAAGAACAATTAACAGATATGATAGCTAGACTAAGAGTTATGGGAGGAGTTAGTAAAGAACTAATTGTTGGAGCAGGCGGTATATTAAGAACATTTTCTAAAGTCCAAGATGCAGTTGGATTAACTGAACAAGAAATGAGTGCAATGATTGGTACAGTCAGTAAATTAACTCTTCTAATGTCAGCATTCGGCGCAGCCGAACAAGACATAGTAGCCATGACAGAGGCTACTGCAAAATTAACAGGTATGTTTGGAGCATTAGGACTTACAGCTGGAAGAGCTAATGAAATAATGGAAAAATTATTTGATGCATCACGAATCGGAGAAAATGCATTATTAGTCGCGAAGATGGGAATGAATATGCATGAATATCTTGACATGTTACGTGGAGGTCCTGTTGATCTACGAAAATTAACAGAGGGGTTGATTACTGCCGCTGATGAAATAAATAGAATTCTTGAACAAGGTGGAAATATCGTCGCAGCAAATGTTAGAGCTCAACAGATGGGATTTAATAATGCGCAAGAAGCATTAAGATTAGCAAAAAAAGGACGTGAACAGCTTGCAAAGATTGACAGTGGTGAAGCAGCTTTTGAAAAGCAGGCTGCTGAAGGTATGGCCACTATGTCAGGATCTCTAGAAAGACTAATGAATACGATAGGAGCATTCTTTGGGAAACGTCTTGCTGGTATAATTGGATTTATAACAGATATATTAGAAATGCTAAACGAATGGTGGCTAAAGAATGCTGATTCAATAGATGCATTTTTTGATAATGCAACAAGAGGTTTTCAGGAATTTTTTAGAAATTTGACTCCAGAAAAGATAATCAATTTTTTCAAAAGCGTAGGTGAAGGAATTGGCAATGTTATAAGCTTCTTACAAAAAGCAGTGCCATATATAATTGCTTTCTTAGTTGTATGGAAATTGGGACCTCCAATTCTTGGATTTCTTGGAAATTTAGCAAGTAAAATTGCAAACGTGGGAAATGTAGCCGGAGGAGCAGCTGCTGGTATGGGAACATTTACTCAATCTGTAGGCGCAGGTTTAAAAATGTTTCTACAAATGGCTGGTGCTGCTTTAGTAATGTTAGCAGTAGGAGCTGCTATATTTTTAATTGCAACTGGTATTGGATTTTTAGCTTCACAACCATGGCAACAAATATTAATAGCAGCTGCAATACTTGCAATATTTGTTGCAGGATTAGTTGCATTAGGCTATTTCTTTATGACACCAGTAGGTGCAATTGCACTAGCAGGAATGGCAGCAATGGCAGGTGTTTTATTGGTTTTAGGAATTGCAATAGCGGCAATTGGTTTAGGATTTATGTTAATAGCAGACAACATAATGGAAATGGGGAAAGGATTAGCTTTCTTTGCTGAAATTGCTGATACAATAAAAACTAAATTTGTGGGACTAATTAAACCACTTCAAGAATTTGGAGAAGCAATTAATGAAATGTTAAGTGCAGTAAAAGACAAAAGTAAATTCAAATTGTTTTCTCAAAATTTAACAGATCTAGCAATAGGTTTTTATATATTGTCAGAAGCTGTAAAAACTCTTAGTGAAGTTCAAAGAACATCTGCAATCTCTGCTAGTTTTGATGGTCTTAAAAAAGCTATTGAAGCAATAAGTGTTGGGCCATTTATTGGTAATATGAAAAATGCAGGAGAAGGGTTTAAAGCATTAGCAGAAGGTATAAAAACATTAGCAAGTGAAGATCTTACTAGAATGATTGAGTCTTTTTCTGGTTCAAGATTTATTCCAATTGTTAATTTTGTAAGTGGACTATTAGAAGCATTAAAAGCACATACAGGCTGGTTTGAAAATATTCAAAGAACGGGTGAAGGATTTCAAGCTTTAGCAATTGGTATATATGTATTGCAACAATCTGCTGACCAACTAGAAAGTTTAAGCGGAACTATGTCAAAATCAGCTGAGGGTATTGGAAAATTCTTATCTGAAATGCTTAAAGCACAAGAGGGTATGTATTCAATGGATCCTAAAATATTAGTTGCTTTGGGCCAAGGCTTCAGTGAATTAGCAATAGGATTATATATTCTCGGGAAAACAGATTTAATAACAGTTGCAAAAAATCTTAATGATATCAAAGAACCATTGTTAATCATAATGAAGAGTATGTATAAAGGTAGTGCAATACAAAAAGCTGGACAAGGATTATCACAACTATTTACATCACTATCTAGATTACCAAGTACTATTCCAAGACTTTCTGAACTTGCAGTTGATATGGCTGCAATTACTTCCGTATTAGTTGGATTTAATGGTGAAGCAAGTAGTGCAGCTAAACAATTTTCAAAACTCATGAAACAAATGGAAGATGCTAAACCTATTAGACTTATAAGCAAAAAAAGTGAATTCAATGCTGAACTTGGAGAAAAAAAAGAAGAGCTGTCTATAGCTAGATCATTAAATGTTGCAATTCAAGAATCATTTGCAAAAGAAGTAGACAGATTAATGAATAAATTAAGTGCATTAGAAGGGCATTTACAAGTTATAGAATCTGCATCTTCAAGAACTGAGTCATACATAAAGAATATTAAAAACCTTGCACTTGGAAATGGAATTCTTGTTAAACAAAAATAGTTGAGGTATATTAAATGGATATTAAAAAAGAACCAACTAAATCAAAAGAAATAATTGATGTAAACTCAACTGTAAACAATTTATTAGAAAAAATTGCAGATGCTGTTATCACACCACAACAAGCAAATATAAAAACTTTAACAGAAATACGCAATCTTTTATATACTTTACGTAAAGCTGATAAAACAACTTCTGTATATTTATTCAATGATGTGTCTAATAAAATTGAAAAAGCTAGTAGTATTATAGCAAGTGCAGCTGGTGAATCTTTAAACATACAGACTCCAAGTAGAACACAAGACTATGGAGACATAAGCAGAAAAAAAATAAATGAAATAAGTAATCAAAACTTAGACAAAACAATTAAATTACTTAATGATTCAATTAGTGTTATTAAAGGGACAGAAAAAATATCCGACCAAATTGATATGCCAAATGACGCATCAAGAAAAATAATGACTGATATTATTTTCTCTTTATTAGCAAAACAACTAAAAGAATATTATTATTTTATTTTCCCTGATAGAGTAGAAAAAGGTACTCAAGAAATTGATATTACACCATTAAGTCAAAAGAAAAACATAGAATCTATACCGTCTACTATTATAGATGAAAAAGAATCACAAACTATCGCAGAACTAAATATTACTACAAGAAAGAGTGAACAAGCAGTTGATACATTAGTTGAGAAAGATGAGAAGAATATAAGCAGCGTCCCTGAATCTGAAGATAAAACAGATAAAAGAGTTTATGGAATAGGGGAATTTCCTGATTTCATTAATAAATCTAGTGATAGTATTAATGAACACATTGAATCTTCAATTGTAAATAAAAAATTAAAGGATGATGAAGCTTCAAAAATCGATAGTTATGATACTTCACTAATTAACAGAAAAAATGTAGATGAAAACAAAGTCTTAGAAAACCAATTGAATAAATCTGAAAAAGAACGAAATAATATTGATTCAGTAGACACAGATGATAAATTAGTTAATAATATAAGTCTTGCTGATAAAGGTGATGAAAAAACACCAAACGAAATTACTACAGCAGCAATTGAAGAAACAAAGCAACAAATAGAATTAGACATAACTGATCAAGAGTCTTCTAAATTAATAAATAATTTAGAAGAAACAGCAAACAAAAATGAAAAGAATATTAATAATATTGAATCAGCTGAAGATGTAGTTGAGAAATTTATAAACGAATTAGATTCACCAGACGAAAAGACTGAAAAGACTAGATCAAGCATCAATACAGATATTGACAAAAGCTCAAAATCAACAGGAGTTTTAAATCCAACTGTTTTTAAAGAGCCTGGCGAAATAAATACTGCTGATCCTGAAGAAGCTTCTTCTATCATACAAATATCAGACAATCCTTCTGAAAAAGTAAATAAAGATCAAATTGATGTTGGCATAGAAATAAATAAAACAGAAAAAAATATAGTCACTCAGGTAAAACCATCAAATATAATTTCACGAGTAATTGGCGATACTCCAAATGTGCCACTTGTAAGTGCCATAGTTGATATTTTATTTTCAGCGGCTAAATCATTTAGATATGCAAAAGAATTTGCCACAAAATATATCGGAGCACAATTACAAAATAAATTATCTATGGTTGAAACATACAAAGACTTCTCTCAGTATAATAAAGAAGATTTCAATTCGTTTGAAGCAGATAGACCCAATGCTCAACTTGCTGATGCTTTAAATACAGCAGAATCAAATAGAAGATCTGATTATTATAAAAGAGATTCTAATAAAATAGAAACAACAGATTTAGAAAAAAATAGAGAAAATCAAAGAAGTGATTATCACTCAAATAGAAGTTACTTAAGTATATCTAATCATCCAGAAAATGTTGGATATTTAAAAATATATACTAAAAGAAGTATGAAATTTCAAACATCTCAAAATGAGATTTGCTATTTACCGTTTCAGTTTGAGCCTAAAATAAGTGGAGAAAGCAAAGGTGCTTCTTATTCTGCTATTTCTACATTAGCAAGAAGTACTCCCGCTCAAGTATATAAATATAGTAATGAAAGAAAGATTGGTTTAGAATTAGAATATCTAGTAACAGGCAATAATCATTTAGGTGAATCTGGTAATTCAATAAGCTCAATGGGAATGAAAAATTGGACTGAAGAATATATTTATAATTATCTAATAAGAAATTTTCGCAATTTGGTATTACCAAACATGTCAGATCCAAAATATAAACTTGGGACGCCAATTGTACAAGTTTGGTATGGAGGATTAGAGAATACTACAGGATCTTCTACGGGAATGATTGAAGATTCAAATAATAGTCAATTGAATGAATCACATCCAACATTCAGAACAAATTGGTTTTCACTAAGTAGTGGTGGTTATAAATTTCATTCTATGAGATCATTGTGGCTATGTGAAAACGTTAGCTTTGAATACAAGGGTGGGATAATAGGTGCAAATGAAAGACATTATTCTAATATTGTAATTTCAGTTTCTCTTATTGAAATCGGTCCAGCGGTTACAGATAATGAAGTATTATTATGGGCACCACAATAATATAACAAGGAGTAAAAGATGGCTAAAGAAGGCGAAGTACCTACTAATAATATATATTCTAGATTAAGACAATATTTTACTATCTATGATAGTGACATAAAAGTAATGCGACTTGGTAAAAAGAATTTTACACTACTAAATCGTATAAGATCGAATGTCGCTTCTGAAGCTTGGAAAATAGAAGCAAAATATGAATATAGGCCTGACAATATCTCAAATCTTCATTATGGTACACCATATTTATTTTGGGTAATAATGGGATATAATTATTTGTGGCATCCTAAAGATTTCTATGTTGATAGGTCAATTTTAATACCAGATTATAATACTTTAATAGGAATATTAATATAAGGATAGTTAATATGGAAAATAAATTGTTTGGTATATATAGAGCAAAATGTTTAGATAACAATGACCCAACGGGAATGAATAAAATATTAGTGCATATATATCAAAGAGATGGTGTACTCAATTATAACGAAGAATCACATACATGGTGTCCCGTATTGACACCATATGGTGGCTTGTCTGGTATGGGTTTTTTCATGCTTCCACCTATTCATGCTGATGGTTATGTTATATTTGAAAATGGAAATTCTAATTTCCCAGTATGGATTGGAGCTTATCCATTTGCACCATTAAAAAAGATAAATGAAGAAGCAAGTGATTCAGTTGGATATCCTGTTGTTGAAACAGTACCTAGTATACCTGCTGAAGCAAATAACGATCCAACAACTATAATATTAAAAACACAGTATCCTTCTATTGACAATCCAGATACTCAATCTGATAGTAATTCGGTAGAAAATTTAATTGTTATAAATGAATCAAAGATGGAACTCATCCACAAAAATCAATTAGATTATGAGTATGAACCATTCGGAATTACTACTTCAACATCATCTTCTTCATATGTATCATTAAGAGATGGTGCACTTGTTTTAGGAGTTAGAACAGCTGATGGAAGAGTGCATGAGATCACAATAGATGACAGTGGAATAACAATGAAATCTGCATTGGGAGATGAGTTATCAGTTAAAGAAGGATTTATAAATATAAAAGGTTCTGATAAGTGTCAAATAAATATTCAAAGTTTAGAAAATGGATCAATTAATATAAATGGATTAGTTGTAAAAATCGATGGAGAAACATTAGTAGTTGGGCCTCCTGGTGAATTTGGAGCTGCCGGTGTAGTAACATCAAATTGTATATGTCCATTCACATGCATGCAAACACATGTAGGATCTACAAAGACTATTGTTGGGGGTTAATGTTTAATGGCTAATGTTAATACAAATAAATTTAAAAAATTAATAATTCGAATTCCTGAAGAACAATTTCCAGACCGATTAACACTTGTTATTAAAGGATATACGCCAACAGAAGAAATGGAAGCATTAGAAAGAAATGATCCAAGAGTTCAACAACTAGTTGCTAACGCTCTTAATAACCCTGCAGAAAGAGTTTATGAATTTAGATTTATTAAAGAGAATAATTTTAAGACTACCTCTACAATTGATGGCATGTCATATAAAATATATAATGAAAAGTTTCCACTAACAGAAATTACTCAAGTACATGGTTGGGCAGATAGAGATGACACTGAAGATGAAACACCAGTAGAAGTAACAATGTCAGCTACTACTGAATCGGGTAGAAAAAGTTCAACTGCTGTGACAACAATAAATATGGATGATGTTTGGGCTTATTCGTTTTCAATGACTAGACAATCAATGACACCTGATACCATTTTAGCATACTGGTTTAATGGTACAGAAACTGGTGCTATTACTACTGCATTAATTGATATGGCTAGTTATTTAATTGAGACACTTATTAAATTACCATCAGCAATTGCTGCTACACCAAAAGCAATATTGTCAAAATTTCTAGGTCCTAATTCACCTATAGTACAAAGTGCGTTAGCAGACATAGCAACAAAATTAGCTAGTGTTCAACCACAGGTTGATCAGATAACATTGATAGTAACTATATTACAAGAATTTGTATCTAATCCTGAAGAAGCATCAGTAAAATATGGAATGTTACTTTTATCATTCATGTTAGAAAAACTAGGTCCGGCTGCATTTGGTAGTACGGTCTATGATTTCTTTGGTGGTTACCCAGTGGCGGCAACTCCACTTGATAGTATATCAACTGCAATGGAAGCTTTAGATTCAGTAGAGAGTGAGTATTAAGGAGAAAATATAATGGCTAAAATATTTGATAAAGATGTCATTTTTAGTAAATTAAAAGATGAAGCTGAGAAGAAAGGTTTCAACATGAATCCAGTAAGAAATGAGATGGCTAAAAACGCGCCTACTATCATAGAATTATTAGAAGCTATAGCAATTGTCATTAATGATATATTAGTTAAAGATAATTCAAAGACTGCAGAAATAAAAGCACCCGAAATTAAATTAAACTGTGGCGGACAATTAAAAGGCATTGCAAGAAAAGATGATGAGATAACAATTGATATGACTACAGATTCTCAATTCATGTCTTTTATGGAAGCTTTAGTTAGTACACTTCAAACAAACTTAGCTACTCCACATCCGCCAAATGCACCAAGCCCAGTAGTTGCGGCATTATTCGGTGCACTTAAACCTTTACTTCCAACAAAAGTAAAAGGAAAAATTACAACTGCTTCAGATAAAGTAAAAACTTCTTAAGGAAATAATATATGGAAGCTGAAAGTCAAAAAGAACAACGCGCAAACTTAATACAAAAATATTATAATGGAATCACTAATTATGAATATTATACAGATATCATAGACGGAGATGGAACTATTTCAACTGGACAACCAGAAACATATTTGTTAGAAGCTTGCTATAAACATATAAATGATTTAATAGTTGAACACTATGATGAACTTAAACATATGATTGGTTATGTTTATGATTCAGCCGCTAATTTATCTCCAAGTGAAACTAATGATCCTCCTAATATACCACCAACAAATACATGGTGGCAAAATGCAGATGCATCAAGACAACAAGAAGAATTCTTTTTTACTGACATATCTACTTTAAGCACTTATGAATATATGAGATTTAATGCTAAAGAAGTTCCATACCAAAGACATCCATTTGTATTGCTAAATCAAAAATATAGTAGCTTAGGCTCAGATGATGATGTAGCTTGGATTAATGCTGAACCAAGCACAGTATATACAAATGCAGCCAACCCATTTGAAACAGGTTCGAACTTTACTATGAAAGAACCATTAGAACATTATGGTGACGAGAATAATTTACTTTGGGGAAAAATTATATATGATGGTAGATGGGTTTATAGAACAAATATTTTAATAGATTCATATACAACTCATGTAGATGCAGGCTTTACTAGATTAGATTCAACATTAGGAGATTATGGTATAGATGATATTGATGCTGGCGCGCCAGAAACTAGCCCAAGTCCATTTGAAAGAATGAGATATACATATTGGGGAACAGGTAATGGAACATCTTCAGAATATACAGAGATAATTGCCGGTCATTCAGGTACAACTACTGGATCTTTTCATATATCATGTGGAGCGGGAGATCCAGACCCTTTAGCTGGAGAAGGGTGGTATGCAGTATATGACGCATCTGCTACAGATGAAGGGTGGATAATATATATTGATAGTGCATCATATAGTGGAATTAGTCCATATCAGTGGAATTATACATATACTGATGCTTATTGGCCAACTCCTGGTGATGGAGATCTTAGTGATGAAGATCTTGATGCTGAAAGAGAATTCATAAAAAACCCAACAATGATTGACACAGTTAAAAAAGGAACAGCTTCTGACGGTCGTGAAAATATTTGGAGCTCAGTATATAGTCAATATCATGAAGAATTTGAAACTAGAATAGATGCAATTAGCTCCCTTATATCAACAATTCAATCAGATTTAAATGATATTATTGGATATAATTATGAAGTTATAAACGAGAAAACAAACTTAACAGATCCTGGAAAAAGTGCAGCAAATACAATGAATACAAGTTGGTCTTCTTGGTTAAGTAACTGGAAATCAGCAGTAGGTGATCCCGCCACAAATGACTGGGATGAAAATGATTCAAGATGGGATGATGATGATTTAGATGCATTAATAACAACTCATTTAAATGCTTTAATTGCTTTCTCTGGAAGCTCATATAGTGGTGCACAATCTGGGGACATACCAGACAGAAGAGAAGAAATATATCAACTACTTGGAAAACATGCTACAAATGATACTTGGTACCAACTTGGTTCAAGTGAATCTTGGAAACCAACAACAAATTCAGCAGCTAATGAAAATAATTCTGGCACACTTTATGGTAGTAAATTATACTATTGGAAATGGTATTTTGTTAATCAAAGATTAAATAGAACTAGTGGATCACTATCTATGGCATATCGTGGTTATTATGATGCTTATGTATCTGCAATACGAACAACTCCAGATAATGAAATTCAAGATTTAGAAGATTTAATGGATAATGTAATAACCAATGCTAAAACTTATGACATATCTCCATTAAATATAACAATATCTACGACGGAATCAGACAGGATTATTTTAGAGTGGGATTCTGTAGTTTCTGCTTCTAGCTATAGAATTGAAAGAAAAGAAGGTCAAAATGGATCATGGAATACATTTACAACTCCTTATGGTAATTCATCACAATATGATTATACTGATCCAGGTGATCCACCAAATTATGATTTCTTCCAAAATCCTAGAAATATATTAGAAGACATAGCGGCTTATCAAGGTTATCAAGAATTTGGGTTAAATTTTGCAGATCTTAATGCTACTCCTCCGCTTAATAATAATATGACGCAATATAGTTTTAAAGTTTCAGTTGATGGAGCTAGTGCAATTGAAATAGTATTGATTGGAGCTGATTGTCAATCTTGGGAAGCATTAGCAAATATAATAAATGAACTTGCTGAAGAAGAAGAATATGGATTTAGTTCGACTATTGAAAGTACTGATATAAGAATTACATCCAACACATATGGAAGCTCCTCATCCATCGCATTAACAGCTGGTACAGTAGGAATTGATCTATTTACAGCATTAAGTACAACGCCAGACAGTGCAGTTGCTGGTGTCACTAATTTAGAAGAAGGTAAAATTTATTATTATCGTATACAAGTTGATAATGGATGGAGTGCCAGTGGTGATGTTACACTTGGTGGTGGTACAATAAATGACAAAGATTGGGATAGTATGTCACAGTGGCATAGTGAAGAATATAGTGGAGATAAAACAACTCATGGTGAAACTGGAGCTATACTTTGGAATCCTCCAGAAAATATAAAAGTTGGCGGAATACACGATAATGGCGTAACCCCAAGTAGTTTACATGCTAGAATAGAATGGGATGCTGCTGTTAATGCATCTAAATATTATATTTATAGATCAACATTAAGAACTAGTGGATATATTTTAATTGATAATACGACAAATACTTATTATGAAGATACAAATGCTCTCCCAGGATTAGCATACTGGTATAGAATTACAGCCGTTGCTGATTCAAGTGAATATGAATACTATGATGATTCAAATAATTTAACTATAGAATATGAATCAGAAATGTCAGAAATAACTGAAAATTCAAATGGTAAAAGATTGTGGCAAACTATTACATTAACAGCTACAACAACAGATAAAGAAAAAGTTACACTAAATTGGAATTCTTTATCTGGCGCAAATGGTTATGTAATATATAAAGCTCCTGCTGAAACTTCCCCATTTAGTTATGTTTCACAGGATGATGGAAATGAATATATAGAAACTAATATAACTTTTATAGATCAATATCCTGCTGAACAATATTTATTAGATTCTTTTTCTTCAACAAGCGATGGAATTGCTGATACTGATTATACAGCAAATATAAGATATTATTTAATTGTTATGGTTACAGCAGAAGATACATATTTGCCAACTATTTATCAATATTATATTACATCACCAGCATCGGGGACATGGACTTGTCAAAACATGGTAAATAGTCTTAATACAGCTTTTGGAAATGGTTTAAATAATCTAACTTGTGAACTAGTTGAATTAGAACATCCTCATGATGGTATATTTTATCGAATTAAATTTACTAGCAATGCTAAGGGTGAAAGGGCAACAATAAGTATTACAAAAGGTACATTTGGTACAAATTGGCTAGATTTATTCACTGATGGCTTAGCAAAAGCAGCTTCTGGCACTGGAGCTCTTATTGGAGTTCCAGAATATTATAAAGTAAAAGCCGTAGAAGTTGTAGCTGGAAGAATTGTTAGAGAAAGCGAATATTCTAATATAGTTGAAGGGATAAGACCAGTAGATTTACCGACATAAAAACAAACCTATTTATAATAACTTCAAAGATAATTAAAACTGATTGTAGAGTACAATTGTACTCTCAAGGAAGATAAAATGGCTAGGGGCATTGGCTTCTATAACAAAAATTGGTTTTCTATTAAACAAGGCAAAGATTTAATTTATGAATCAATAATAAGAATACTTATGACTACTCCAGGTGAACGTGTAATGAGGCCAACATTTGGTGTAGGAATGAGAAACAAAGTCTTTATGCCAATAACTGCAGATACTTTACAAGATTTAGCAGTAGAAATACATAGTAAATTAGCTGAAATAGAAACTAGAATAAAAATTATTGAAGTTCAAACTGAATATATAGAAGAAGACCATGCTTTAAGAATACATCTATATACTCAAAGAATTGATAACACTGAAACTGAAGAAATAACTTTAAATTATGATATTCCAGAAGGTATGTAAGAGATTTGACCAAAGAACAAATAAAGAAAAAATTAAATTTAGATGGCGTTGGCTCTTTCCAAGAAGGCAGAGCAATAGTTGTAAAAAATGGCAAATATGGTCATGTTGATCTAAATGGTAAAGTGACAACACCTATAGTTTATGATGATGTTGGCGATTTCTATGAAGGCAGAGCTTATGTTGAAAAAAATGGTAAAGAGGGTCATGTTGATCTAAATGGTAAAATGACAACGCCAATAATTTATGATGATGTTGGCAATTTCTATAAAGGCAGAACTTGGGTTAGAATAAATGATTTTGAATTTTATATAAATACAAATGGTTGGCCTATTGAACACAAAGATTTTTATAAATTGATAAAAGGTTTGTTTAAATGACTAAAGAACAAATAAAGAAAAAATTAAATTTAGATAACATTGGTTATTTCAATGAAGGCAGAGCTTGGGTCCAGAAAAATGGTAAAGAGGGTCATGTTGATCTAAATGGTAAAGTGACAACGCCTATAGTTTATGATAGTGTTGGCTATTTCCAAGAAGGCAGAGCTTGGGTTAAGAAAAATGGCAAATGTGGTCATGTTGATCTAAATGGCAATATAACAACGCCAATAATTTATGATGATGTTGGCTATTTCTCTGAAGGCAGAGCTTGGGTCCAGCAGAAAAATGGTAAATATGGCCATATTGATCTAAATGGCAAAGTGACAACGCCTATAATTTATGATGATGTTGGCAATTTCAAAGAAGGCAGAGCTTTAGCTAGAATAAATAATTTTGAATTTTATATAAATACAAATGGTTGGCCTATTGAACATAAAGATTATTATAAATTGATAAAGAGTATATTTGAATAAAATGAGAGGAAGAATAATATGATCAAAGATATTAAAAAAGGTGAATTATATTATTTTTATGATGGCGGACGCAGTAGAGGCACTATAACAATTATGAGATACAATGGTATAATAGACGCAAGGGAGGATGGGTATGGTCCTCTGATACCACATTATAATTTTACATATATATTTAGTGAAAATAATTATTTTAACAATAGGTATACTATGGGAGTGAACGGAACTTTTATAAAATGTGATCAAAAAAGTCCATTTTCAGGATTATTTAAATTAAATAAAAATAAATTAAATAATTTATTTAAAAATAAACATGAATTCATAATAACATTCTTTAAGAATTTATAAATATTTTTTAATGGTGAGGGAACAAATAAATGAGCGTAAGATTACCAGAATTAGCTCGTATTGATTATACTAGCCTCGATTATGATAGTATAATTTCATTAGTTAGTGATTTAATTACAAATCATCCAGACTATTTTTCCAATGTAGATGACTTTTTAAGCAGTAATGCTGGCAGAGTAACAATTGAAGTAGTTGCATTTGTAATGTCTATATTAGCAGATAGAATTGATTGGGTTGCTAATGAAAATTTTGAACCGACAGCAACTCAAAAAACTAATTTAATGAATATACTAAAATTAATAAATTATAGATTGACTCTTCCCACAACAGCAGCATGTACTGTAAAAGCAACAATAAATAGCTGGGTAGATCCATTTGCTATTCCAGCGAGATATACAGTTCCGGCAACTGATTTAGATGGGAGTAGAGTATATTTTGAATTATTAAATAAAGACGATAACAATAAATATATATATGAAGGAACAAGTAGTTCCTATGAATTTGATACAGGTTATCAAGTTTCACCAACACTGTTTCATAGCGATTTAGTTTTTTATGAAGGAAGAAGTTATCGTGAATTCTTCACTATGTCAGGTATTGATAATGAATATATAAAACTTTCTAAAGTTGGCATTGAAGAAGGATCAATCAGAGTATGGAAAGTTTCAAGAGATGGTGATGGTAATATAATTTCTAAAAAAGAATTAACTATAGTAACATCTTTTATAAGTCCCGAAGCGCAAGACGCTAGTGATATTGATTTGCCACCATGTAAAATACAAAATACTGAAGAAAACAGTGCTTATTTAGTTTTTGGGGAATCAGCAGTAGTAGCAACATTTAACCCAAATGGTTTAGATGAAATAATGGTTTGGTATAGAGTTACTAGTGGATCAGTTGGAAATATTACATTGAATTCTATAAATTATACTACAAATATTACTGCCGCGGGCAATACTCTACAGATAAGTTTTGTCAATTTAACATCTGGTAGTGGTGGATCTGAATCAGAAACTACAGAACATGCTAGAAGGTATGGTCCACTAAGTTTGACTACTGTTGAAAAAACAGTTAACCCAACAGATTTTGTAGTGTTACTTCAAGACAATTCAACTATAATGAATAGTATAACATATGGGAAAAGTAATGAGCCAGATGAAATATATGATGATTTTGGTTATCACATACCTCCATTTGAATCTTGGATATATCCAGTAATAAATAAATTAGGATGGGAATCTTTTGAAACATATAGTTATCCAATCTCAATGAGAATTGGTAGACCATACCAACCTTATGGACCAAGAGACAAAGAGTTTATTACATTTCAGTCTGGTGAACAACAAATTGAATTAACAAAATTAAAAGATAATGCACATCATAATGATTATTCAAACTTAAGAGTAAGTGATTTAATGCATGGTACACTATATTCACCTGGAAATGATTTTGTTATTGATCTAGAATCAAGAACTATAGTTAGATTAACTGGTGGCAATATTGCGGCAACTGACACTGTTCTTGTACAATATTATGAAGATTCAAATCAAGAAGAATATGTACAAATCAATTTTGCGACAGGAGATGAACAATCCATACCTCAAGCTCCAGTATATCCAGGTGAAAGAACTTATGCTTGGTCATTAGATACTAGAGCCACATATGAAGAAAATACACTATCAACAAATGATTATAATTATCCAAATAATGATTATATAATAGACTATTTAAATGGCACAATCACAAGGAATAGTGTATATCCTTATATTGATAGCAAATTTACTTTATATGAAGCAGCTGATGTTGGAACATTTCCATATAGTAATAGTACAGCTAGTATCAATGTAAAAGGCGCAATAAATGATGAATTAATAATTTCATTTGATGGGTTGAACAGAGAAGTATTAAATGCTGATCATGATTTTAAATTTGGGGCATTTAATGGCTGGTCAGCAGCAGGCACTGGTTCAAATATAACTATGAGTAATGGTATCACATATTCTTTTAAAATGGCAGTAGACAGTGGAGATTATGTTGAATATAGTTTTACATATGTTGGAGGAATAGATGATCCTGTTCCAATTCGCGACAAAAGTGCAGCGACAGATTTATATACTGAAATATTAGCATGTTCTCCAGCATTTCCAACTTCAACTGTAGAATTATTTGCTGACTATTGGCATTATCCAAGTAGTCCCAAACTTACATTTATGTCAAAAACTTCGGGAATAACTTCTAGAATTCAATTAGCAGATGGTACTACTGGAACTAACTTATTTAGTTTATCATTTATGGATTTAGATTCAGATGACCAAGATAATTTTGGTGAAGATATTAGTATTGTTGAGTTAGCAACAAGATGCAGATCAGTCTTAAATGTATTAGGATTATGTGATGGATATACAGGACAAGAAATAGTTTCAGGTTCAGCTGAATATCCAGAAATATATTCTAGAGCAAATATATATGACTATACAGATTTTCACATGAATAGTACAATAGGTAGAAAAGTAAAATTTACTTTATCAGGTACACAATCTCATAATGTTACTAAAGAAGTTCTATTTGCAAATGTAGAGACTTATGAACCATATGACTTAAGAGATATACAAGACAGAATGGATCTAATTAAATATATGAATTTAGATCTAGCTGATGCTAGCAATGGATTTAATGGATCAGGAGTAGTCGAAGCCATATGGCTAAGAACAGAAGATGGATACTATAGAATAGGTTTTAGACTATTAGATGTAGATTGGACTTCAACACCAACTATAAAGGTTGAAGAGGTAGCAGCTGATGGAACTATTGGTGGACTTCATATTTTAAGGTTTGGCGATGGTCAAACTACTAATGATGATAATCTGGTTGAAATAAAAGTTAGTCCAAATTCAGATATGGTTAACAATCACTATTTAAGATTTAAATTATATGGTGCATTTGGTGCGACAGCAAAAATCCAAGTAAAAGCAAATAATGCAATTCACAATAACACATTAGATCTTATGCAATTAGGAGACGATCAAGTTTCATATGGTACTGGTATTTTAGCTAATACAATAATGAGTGAAAAAGATCTAATTGGAGATGGTTCTTATACATTTTCTTTAGACACAGATGATAGATTTAATTTAACTATAACAAGTATACCAGAAGGTGATGGTGATTATATAATAACTATTCCAGCGGCGACATATAATATTGATTCTTTAGTAGTAGCAATTAATACAGCTCTTACTACAGCTGACAAAAGTGGTTCACCAACAGATATATCAGATAGATTAATATGTGAAAAAGTTGAAGGAGAAAATAAAATAAGATTCAGATTAATAAGTTATGACACTAGTGCTTCTAATCCACCTGATGTTGAAATTAATGATAATGATGATGCCACAATAAATAAAAAATGTATTGACATTTTAGGTTTTACTATTGGAAGAAAAATGTCAGACCATTCAACAATAATTTTACACTACAATGGTGATTATATTTCTGATGCAGATTCTGACACGTCTGAATCAACTTCAATAGTTAATTATTTAGTAGATAACAGGTTGATACATCAAGATTATATAATTCAAGATCCAACATTTACACCTTTTGATGTAGTGGGTACTGTATATTTAGAAAAAGGTTTTGATCCGGATACTATAAAAAGCCAAGTTATTGCTAATTTAGAAGCAGCTTTTTTAATTAGTGAAAGAGAGTTTTCAGAAAATTTAACATCTTCATCAATTATTGATGTTGTAAAAGAAACTGAGGGTATAGATTCATTAATAATTAGTTATTTAGGTAAAGATTACCAATTATATAAGAAATATATTGACAACGATAAACCGGCAATTATAGAAGGAACACTTCCGGCTGAATATGTAAAAACAAGATGGGAATCAAATTCTTCTTTTAAAATTACACTTGATGGATGTACTGTTGGTGGAGTTAATTATGATGGCGAATATTTAGTAACAATTGGAAATGGATGGACAGATAGAGATTATGATAGCTTATTAGATTACATACAACATGGAGATGGAAGTACAGGTGGTTTACAACATGCAACTAATTTAGCAATGGGTAAAGGAATTGCTGATCTTACTAATGCAATAATAGTTAGTCATTCATCTGGAATTTTTAAATTTACAACTATTAATGAAGGTCAAAGTGTAATGATTAAATTAGAGTCACCTGGTCAAATACTAACAAAAGGATATCAAACTTTTACTAGAACTTCATTAATTTTAGAAACAGAATATACAAAAAGTGCAAGTTATAAAATAACAGTTGAAATAGATGGTGATGGTGGAGCCGAATATACAATTACTTCACCAGCATCTGGAGATTGGCCATTATATCAAATAGCTGATCTTCTTGAAGCTCAGTTACCAGCTACTGCTCTTGCTGGAATTGATAATGAAGGGAAAATAAGAATTACTTCATTACTTGGTGGATATTCTTCAACAATAGACATAACAGCTGGTGGAGCAAATAATTTATTGGCATTACTTACTAGTGCAGATACAGCAGTTGATGGAACAGCGGGATATACAGATTGTTTAACTGATGCAGTTAATGGAACATTAAATATTGGAAGTCCTATAACTGAATATGGAACTCCAGATGAACCAACATTAGCCGATAAAGAAGATATATATAATTATAGAGTTGAAATACCAGCCAAATATAATGAAATTATATATTTAAGTAATGATTATTTCTATGGTACTAGCACTCTTATTTCTTCTCAATTACATGGAATAATATTTACATATGTGGAAGTGGGACAATAAATATGGTTAAATCAAATCTGCAAAAATTTATAAACATTCTTAGTTCTAACACTATTTTACAAGATTTATTAGTAGAGTTTGATATAGATTTTGATAGTTTAGTAAGAACATTAGTAGATGATGTATTATTTAAATTTGATGATCTAATTCAAGCAAATACAGTATATAATTTAGCAGAAGATCCAGATGAGGTAATTGGTAATGCTGAAATTACTACTATCACTTGTGTAGGAGATGTTGGTCATTCTTTAAATGGTTCATATTTTAATTTATCTACACCAATCACTGATTACTATATATGGTTTAATACAGGTGCTGGTGTAGATCCTTCTCCAGTTGGTCGCGTTGCAATTGAAGTTGCTATCAGTAGCAATGATCCAGCAAATACTGTTGCTGCAGCAATGCAATCTGCAGTAGATGCTATAACAGGTTTAGGCGCAACAGTAAGTGATGAAGTAGTCATAATTACAAATGATTCTGATGGTGAAGTAGATGATGCCAGTGATGGTTCTATACCCACTGGATTTACAATTGAAATAACTGAACAGGGTCTAGAACCAACATTATCTATTGCTGCTTTAAATGAAGAAGTTTCAACAGTACTTGGTTTATATCCAGGAAATATAGCTGCACCACATAAAGACAATTATAGAACTTATACTTCTTCAGAAGGAACATTATATATTTACTTATTAAAATGGTTATATTATTGCTACAAATTTTTTAATGAAGAACAATTCTTTTTCCATAATTTGTTAAATTCATATGTACCCAATTATGATAATGAAATTATTAGTTCAACAACTAATTTAAAAATATATTTTGATGGTCTTGGAATATTATTAGACACAATTGACCAAAAAATAACAGATTTAAATACTTTATCTAATATAGATGAAATTGATGAGAACCTCTTAAAATATATGGCACATTTATTAGGTTATCAAAAAGAAGACTTTTCAATTGAAAATATTTCATTCCGAGAATTAATTAAAAATCTTACAGAAATATATAAAAGGAAAGGTACAGAATATTCATTTCAATTATTTTTTAAATTATTGGGATTTGATGCAGAAGTCAGAGAATATTATTGGGATAGGGATGCACAAAACCCAGAAGGATTTGCTGCTATTGATTCTACTAATATTCTATATTATTTAACTACTCAAAATCCAAGAACAAGACATCGTGATCAACTAAGTGACATGTCAAATTCTGGAGCACAACAACCTATCGATCCAAAATTGTGGACAGAATCTAAAGACCTGAGATATTTTGATGATTTACAATCTACTTATTCTTTGTCGGAAATATTAGGATTTAAAAAATCTGAGATAACTGATGAAGATAAATTTACTTATTTTAAAAGTAATTATATTAATTTTAGATTAACACAATTCTATACCAAACAAGATTTGACAGCGAAAGATACAGACACAATATTAAAATATGTTAAATTCTTGACACCTATATATGTATCAGCTTTTATTGATGTTGTCACCACACCTTGGGAGGAAGAGTTTGAAAACTATAATCCCGAAGCTGCTGAAGTAACTCTTGAAGGAGATCCAGGTGATCCTAATTGGGTAGATATATTATTACCATTTATATTTGTAACATTAAGAGATTATATACCATTAAATTTAATGCCAGCATCAGATGATGCAGTTATTGTTGCAATAAATGGTACACAAGATTTAGATTTTAATGGAACGTCAGACTCAGCAATGCCTGTAATATTTGGAAATCCAACACATGGTATAACTATTACTGGAAGCATAGATTTAAGTACACCAAGTGATTTAACAAATTCAAATTTAATTAATTTAAAAGTTGATGAAGGTCGAGGTACAAAAATAACAGTAAATGGTACAGATGCACAAACTTTTGAAGATTTAGTAGATGCAATCAATGTTCAATTTGTAGCAAATTCAATTGATGCAACAGCTACTATATATCCTGACCCAACTTTGTTTCCACCTCCACAAACATATACAGTAAGAGTGTATTCAGACACTTTAAGTATGTCATCTAAAGTATATATGGCAAATGGTATTGTAGATGATTTATTTACAAGTTTAAGTGTGTCACCTTTAGCACCCATAGATGGTAATTTTTCTACTAAAGGTTATCAAGATTTTGCAACTTTTACAGATCCAACTGATTCTACTAGCTTAACACTTGCTCATGATTATAGTTTTTATATGAATTTAGATGATACTGATTTTTCTGAAGTAGATGTGTCAGGAGAAACAATATCATCTACAACTGGTCAACAAATAATTGATGCAATTAATAATCATTATGATTTAACAGTAAACACAAACTTTGCAATTTCAACTACTTGTCAATATTTAGATTCTGCAAGATTAACAAATGATAAAATTGTAATAGTATATCGTGATGTTAGTAGTGGGGCTGGAAGAATTATAATAATGAATCCAAATGGGACGATATATAAATCAGGAATCAATTTTAGTTTAGTAGATGTTGATTTAGTAACAGTAGTATCAAGCAATAATGATACAATTAAGAAGTTTTTAGTAGCATATAGGGAAAAAGATATTAATAATGTAAAATGGTTAATTTTTAATTACGATGGAGACAAACTCACCACTTCAAATACTATTGAAACTGATCCAGGTGAAGGCTCTTCATTAACTGATATTCAATCTATTACATTAACAAATAATAGAGTAGTAATTATATACGATCGTTCGTCAGATAGTTATATGAAAATATTTGATTTAGATGGAGAAGTAGAAGTTGGCACAGGCTATCAATGGCAAACTTCTAGCTTAACACAATTTGATGTTACTACACTTTCTGATGATTTAGTAATAAGTGCTGTCGGTGGATCTGGTGGTGTTTTAGTATATATGAAAAATGATGGAACTTATTTATTTGGTAATATGACTAATTCCACAAAAGGTTTTGATGTTAGCACTACAATAGTAGAAACAAACTTAGTAGAAACTTCAGCAAATGAAATATATCTTGCCTGGAGAGATACAAATGATAATAAGGGATATTATGAAGTTTGGGATGCTAGCGGAAATGAAATTGTAAGTAGTTCAGTATTTATTGAAGATATTAATGTATTAGCAACTATTGAAACAACTAATGAAAATATAATTCTTGTATACCACAAAATTACTGATGATGAAGTATGTTGTCAAATACGAAAAACAGATGGGACATTAGCAAAAAAAGAATTTCTATTATATGATAGTACGACAGCTACAGAAGTTAGCTTAGAAATACTATCTACTTCTGATATGATAATAACTTTAATAGTCCCAAATAAAGGAGTGTTTTTGAATTATAATCATCTTGGTGATGTAGCTTCATTAACTACAAACAGTTATTTGCGAATCGAAAGTATTGAAGCTGGAGCAACTTGGGATGATAATGTCGAAAATTATGCAGAAACTACAGATTTAGGTCACAAATTTACCATTGATGGTACTGAATATGAATTTGACAATTATTCAAATTATTATAGAACATTTGAAGATAAAATGTTTACTAGAGAAAGAAATGCATTTAATACATTTTTTTCAATTACACCAAATGATGATGTAATTCCAATAATTGAAGATACACTAAATACAATATTTACAATATTAGTTAGTGTTACAAATAATCCTGTAGAATCTGTTGATAGAGCAAATTTTTATATACAAAGAAATGGTTATATAAGCAGAGCACAAGAAGGTGAAGATCTTACTAGAAATGGTCATATGTCAAAATATACAAGACATCAAGATTTTAGTGAAGCCTTGAGAACAGATTCAGACAGAGTAAAAAAAGAAATTAATTGGCCAAGTTATAATAATGAGAACACAACAGATGATGATTGGTCAACATGGAATATGGCTTTAGATTATTTCCAGCCACAAGTACATTATGAAGAACCATATGATGCAGAAGGTTCAGCAATTGTTGGTGGAGCTGCATTAACTTCTATAGAAAAACATTTAGTAACTGGTACACTAACAACAACTGGTAGTTCAGATGTTGAGACTGAAATTGTTAGAAGTGGATATGGTTCAATATATACAACAGGAGTTGCCCAACCAGATGATGTTGAAATGATTTTACTTGCTGGTTATAGTTATTCTGGAGCTGAAGAAGAAAATTCTATTTATGATAATGGATCAAATACAATAAATACTACTATATGGAGAGCTACTGACTACAATGGGATTTATGTTGTAGGTGGAGAGAGTGGGAGAGTTGCTTCATATGATAGTAACAATTGGAAAAAATATGATGGAACAGGAAGCGGAACAGGACCATATAGTAATAGTGCTGCGATTGGATCAGGTAGGATATATCCAGTAATTAAGTATTCAGATGGGATTTCAGATTTCTTAATAGTAGCAGGTTATAACAGTAGGCTTGCTTCATATGATGGCACTAACTGGAAAAATTATGATGGTTCAGGAAGTGGCACAGGTCCATATAATTCAGCAACTCTTGGTAGTAATATTATAACAGTTGCAATAGATTATAATAATATATTGATTGTTGCTGGTTATGATGGTAGAGTTTCATCATATGATGGTACTAATTGGAAGTATTATGATGGATCGGGAACTGGTACTGGACCATATAATGACGGTGGTGCAACATGTAGTAATGATATTATAACAGCAATTACAATATATAATAATATGATTATATTTGGTACAATATTAGGTCAAATATTTTCATATGATGGTACAAACTGGAAGAATTCAGACGGAACAGGAAGCGGAACAGGTCCATATGGACAGAATGTACTTGGTACTAGTGAAAGAATATGGGAATTAATACAATTCAACACATTATTAATAGTTGCTGGACCATATAATAGAATATCTTCATACGATGGTACTAACTGGAGATTATATAACGGATCTGGAACTGGCACAGGTATATATAACTCTTCAACTAATTTACTAGGAGCGGGGGTTACTATACAAGCTGTAGAAATATACACTAATTATTTAGTATTCGGAAGTGACAATGGTAGGCTTGCTTCATATGACGGAGCTAATTGGAAAAATTATGATGGCTCAGGAAGTGGAATTGGGCCATTTGACAATATGACAGCAATTGGAAATGAACCAATATATTCTTTAGTAGCATATGAAGATGATTTAATAGTTGCTGGTGGTTCAGGAAGAGTAGCATTATGGGGTACAGTCGATGATTAAAAAATGGTATAAATATAATGAATTAAAAGAAAATCCAGTTATACTTTCTGGTACAGCATCTAGTATCTGGGAAGAACATACATTTTATCCAACAATTGGTGGTATAATATATACAACAGGTAAAGGAATATATGAACATCCAATTTTTTCTTATGAAGCTACTGGTGATTCTGCTATAATATTATCTGGAAATATAACAAAAGCAATAGGCGATTATGATGGCATCGGTGGAATGATAATTAGTGGTGGAGATGTAGTAACTGGAGTTGAATCTGATGATCATGATTATGATAGTAGAGGTAGAGCTGAAATAAGTGGAGAATTAAGCCGCAGAATTGAAGAAGTAGAATATGGTGATTGTGAATCTACAAACAGCCCAACTCTTGATGGTGGATATACAAATCTATCAGGTGCCAGCTGGGAGAGGACAACTGACCAAGTTTATAACGATTCGTATAGTTGGGTGATGACAAAAATTTCTGGCGCACAATCATTTGTTACTTTAGCCGATTCTGAATCTACAACTGATTTGCATGGTATAATACCAGGTAAAATATATCAAATACGAGTAGCTATTTATACAACAGTAGTCACACCAAGTAATTGTTATTTCAGAATATATGAATATTATAGCAGTAGTTGGCACGCAACAGATTTACATCCTAGTGCATCTGACACTTGGCAAATTTTAAGTACTGATCATACTATTAATGCTTCTACTACTGGATTTTTTATTAAATTATTTACTCCTATTACAGAAGCTGTTGGTACAAAAGTATATATAGATGATTTTAGCATAAGCTATATTGGTGAAATAGAATTAGATCTTTTTGCTACTAATAATGGACAAGCTACAGTTAGTGGAGAAGTCATAGCTAATGAAAGAAGCTATACGAATGATACTATTAGTGGTGGAATGGTATTAAGTGGTGGCGATATAGTAACTGGAGTTGAATCTGATGATCATGATTATGAAGGTAACGGTGCATTAATATCAAGTGGTATAGTAAGTGAACAAATAGAATGCATAACAGAAGTTGCTGTTGATACATTAGTCACAAGTGGCGACGGACTATATGAAATTGAAATTGAGAGAGAAGGAAGTTATGGTGCTATTACATCTGGAGGAGCTAGTTTAGCCGCACCAGAATATATAGCGTTAGCAACAGGATTTGCAACAACTTCTGGAACATCAGAAAATCAAACAGAATTTACAAGAGAAGTTATAGGATCTACTGTTGTTTCTGGATATGCCATACATCATATGCAAACAGATGATGACGATTTCTATATACCAATTGAACTTGAACAAGTGACTACAACTGGATTAGCTGATTTAAATTTTGAAATCGCGAGAGATGGAAGTGGATCATTAACGACTTCTGGAACAACTGGCGATGGAAGCGACATGTTTGAAATAAACAGAGAAATAATACCAACAACTATGCTAATTAATGGAGCTACAGAATATGAATGTTTATGTTGTTTTTTATATGATTCTATTTTGCCAACAATTGAAGAAATAGAATATGGAGATTGTGAATCTACTAACAGCCCCACACTTGATAGTGGATATAGTAATTTAGAAAATGCAACTTGGGAAAGAACAACTGGCCAAGTTTATAATGGTATATATAGTTGGGAATTTAATGTTATTACTAGTGTAAATAATGCTAAAATTGATTTAGTTGATACTAAAAACGAAAGTGATATGCATGGATTAGAAACAAGCTGTTATTATGAACTAAATGTTGCATTAAGAACAGACGAAGAAAACTTTACAGAATTAATGTTTCTTGAATTTCAACAGTATTATGATGGAGCTTGGCATGCTACAGAAAATGATAGATGTAGAGTAAATAACCCAAATTCTTGGGAAACTTTTACAAAAATTTATTATATTAATCCGTCTACAACTGGTATAAATATATCACTAGAGGGCTATACCAGTTTATCAAATAAAAAATTATGGATTGATAGTTTGAGCTTAATTAAAATGCCTCTATCAGGAACTATTGGTGATACATTATTAGATTTAACACCAGATATTATACTAAATACAATAATAACCTCGGGTATAATTGGACAACCTGAAATATCTAATGTGATATATTCTGGTACTGAACATGTTGAGTATGGAGATTGTGAATCTACAAATTCTCCTACAATTGATAATGGATATAGTGTGCTTACTGGAGCTACCTGGGGAAGAACATCAAATGATAAACATGATGGAGTTTATAGTTGGTTACTAACTAAAACAACTGGAGCTGGGGGAGGATATGCATATAATGCAATGTCTGATACATTTAATCCAAGTGATATGCATGGATTCATAGCAGGAGAAGAATATTATTATAGTTTATGGTTTAAAACTGATGTTGATACATTAAGTAATGCTAAATTTCAAATTTTAGAATATTCTTCAGAATGGACAATACCAGTAGCTAGGACAGTGTCAACATCTGATTGGACACATTTTACTGGTACATTTACAATAGGCTCTAACACAACAGGATTTTCAATAAATGTTTGGATGCATACAAATGAACTAAGTGGCAAAAAAATATATATTGATGAATTAACAATAACAAATGTAAATGATATAGTATTTGGTGAATCTCCATTAGATTTAATAACAGATATTATACCAGAAACAATGTTAATATCAGGCTGTTCAATACATCATATGCAAACAGATGATGATGATTTTTATATACCAATTGTACCAGCTAGTATGACAATTGATGGAAATGTTGACTTAGATAGTTTTGATATAATGAGATATAATTTCATAGAACATAGTGATTGTGAATCTATTAATAGTCCTACTCTTGATGGTGGATATAGTAATGCAGAAAATGCGACCTGGACTAGATCAACAGATAGAGTTTATGAAGGAAATTACAGTTGGGAATTAAATAAAGATTCACTACCTGGTGCAGGATCAGCAATTGTATATCTTACTGATAATTTAAACACAAGCGATATGCATGGTTTAGAAGCTAATACTACATATTTACTATCAGTAGCAATGAATTCAAATGCTTCAACTCCTACTAATGCAAAAATTTATGTATTAGAATATATTGAAGGATGGAATATAGCAGCAACAATTAGTTCAACAATTGTAAATTCATGGCAATATTTTAGTAATATCGAGTTTTCAATTGATGCCGCGGCAACAGCAATTAGTATACAAGTTTATATAGCAACTGCAGAACCATTAAACACAAAATTATATATTGACAAATTTTCTATTACAAGTGCAGCACCAAAATTAATAATTAGTGGTGCAGCCGATACTGAATATGAAACATAAATAACTGTAAAAAGAAAGTGGTAATATCAAGTTAATTATAACATTGGAGGATTCACAGATGGGAAGAATCATAAAACCTAAAAGAAAGGGATTTTTGCTCTATAATGATATAAATTGGAATAAAATGCCATTTCCAAAAAAATGGCTAGATAATGTACTTATTGATAAAATAAACAAACCACATGGATATTTAAAAATAACTGCTTTTGATCACAGCAAACAAATAAAACCAAAAAGCAATGAATTAATTATTTCAGGTGGGAAAAAAATATATGAAAATGGTGGCCCAAACCAAATAATGTATTGGTTAAAACATGCATATGCCATGTTAGAAAGTGGAGTATTCTTTTCTGATTCTGGCGAACATATGGGTTACATAGACGGAAGCGAAAGTACTGAAGATGAAACATCGATGCCAGTAGGGTGGAAATATTTATTTTCAGGTGGTGAATATATTTATTCAACACATGCCTGGGATTCTTCTGAAGATGATTTAGCAATAAATACAGATATTGCAAATAACACTTTATTATATCCATTTTTTCCAACAAAAATGAGATTTGGAACTCAAGGTCCAACTGATATAACTACTCCAATTGATCCTTCAGAAATTGAACTTGAAGACACCGATTCTCAAGGCGCCGGTGAACATGGAACAGTAACTAAAAATAATTTTATAATGATAAGTCGAACACAACATATAGCTTTTACAACTACTGGATATAGTACATCATCTCCTAGTGGATACTATGCAGATTATGGTTCTGTATTCAAAAATATCACAGTATACCAAGTTACAATGCCAGCTTCAGCAACTTCATATATTTATGATGGGAAACAATTGAATGAAGCTGGACTATTTAATGATGTAGCTTTTACAGGTACTACTGGTGGTTTATATGATCAAGCTAATGGAATGTTACTGGCCAAAAGATATTTTAGCCCTATCCAGAAAACAAACACAATAAGTATAAACTGGCAATGGAGCCTGGTGAAATGACACAAAGCTGAATATATCCAATATTTCACTGCAAATTGACAAGAAAAACATAATATAATATTTGAAGTGTGGACTGAAAAAGAGCTAAGTTAATTATATGGCAAAAAAAGAAGTAGGAAAATGGTACCAGTGGAAACCTGAAGTTGGTTTACCACATAGCATTTTTAAAATCTTAGATATAAAACAAGTTGATGGGAAGAAATTAGTTGCAACATTTGATATAAATTTTAAAACAGGTGAAATGTATATGCATACTATTTCTGCAGCATATACATTCGTTGCTGATAGAGAAATCATTAAACTTAAGATGCCATTTCCTAACAGATTAAAACATAAAACAATAATATTTATATTTGGCAAACATTAAATGTATATAATTCAGAATAGCATATTTATATGTATAAAATTTAGTAGGAGAATAATATGAAAATAACTACATGTGAAAAAATTAATAAAGAACACCCATTTCACAATATTGGTTATATTACTGACCCACATACTTTTATTTCATATTTTTATGTGCAAAACAAAAAAGATAATGAAATAATTGGAAAACTTTCAACAGCAACAATTCGTGATATTGTTGCAATGATTGGAAAAAACAATTTTCACAAAATAATAGATGAAATTTGCAAAACATAATATGAAATAGTTACTAAAAAATATACTAAATTTTAATATTTCATGGTTTTAATATTAAATTATTGAATGAATTTGAGTGAACTATTAGAAGTAATATTTATATTACGCTTCTAAAATAAAGTTTCGTGTGCGCCATATAATATATCTAGGAGGAGATGTGGCTCAGACTCCAAGAATACCATACCAAGAACAATTTAAAATGCTCGAAAATTATATCAGTGTTATGGGACGCAGTCTTATCAATTCGATTATAGTTTATGGCCGAGCTGGTTTAGGTAAAACAAGAGTAGTAATTGATTGTTTGAAAAAAAATAATCTTAAACATGTAATTTATTCTGGTGGTATAAAAGGAAGTTATGAATTAGCAAAAATCCTCTATAAGCATAGAAAAAATATAATTATTGTGTTTGATGATATAGATAATGCTGGCAGAACAAGATCACAAGTGAATTTGTTAATGACAGCATTACAAGATGAGAGAAAAAGAATAATTTCATGGGTTGACACAACAAGAAAAAGAAAAAAAGATGAAATACCAGAACGTTTTCAATTTACTTCTGGAGTTATATTTATTACAAACAAAATGAGAATCGATCCTGCTATTAAAAGTAGATCAAAAGTAATAAAAATAGATTTAACAATAAAACAAACTCTAGATAGAATAAAAGAAGTACTCCCAGATTATTTACCAAGAGTGCCACTTGAATTTAAAGAAGAAGTACTAAAATGGATGTATACTAATTTATCTAAAATTACTCGCATGGATTTTAGAGTTTTTAAATATTGCTTAGCTAATTATCTAATGGATAAAGATCACAATATTAATAATGGCCGTTGGAAAAAATGGTCAATGAGAGAAATCAAATCTTAAACCACAAAAGCATTAATAATCTTATATAGTGTTATTTATATATGTTATTTATAGGCGGTAAATTTTCGGGTACCCTACCCGAATTTTGCGGGTACGCGGACGGGAATTTTGCGGGCTCAGGGATTTCTTAGTGCATATATTTGTATATGGAAATGATGAATGTATATCATATTAGTCCTATTTATAATAGAAATTCTATATTAAAAAGAGGCATTTTACCAAGACCAGTTAGATCATGGCATAAAGAATCGTTCGAAAAAAGAGGTGATTGTACTAAAGATGGTAAAATATTATTTCCCAAGTATTATAATCTCCATCAAATTGAAGAATATAAACTATTGCATCAAAATCGCCATCTATAGTTGTAAGATGGCATAAATATAATTTATTTGGCTTTATTATATTTTTCTATTTATTTTTTTAGTATACTTTTGATAGTCACTCTTTTTGTTGAGTTCTTGATTCTTCTCTAATTTCTTAACCATGGCGGCTAACTTTTCATCAGCATAATCAGCATCTTGTATATTGTCAAAATAATTTTTTAATTGTTCTTCACTTTTTTTATTATATTCAGTCCAATCTATTCGTTCTTGCTCTTTCTTTTTTCTAGCTGCTTTGTTAAAGTCAGTCTGCTCTGGTTCATTAGTTTGGTGAGTAATTGGTTGAACAACTTGCGTTTTTATAAATGTTGAAGGATGAACCATGTTTCGCCATCCACCCATTTCTAAAACTTCATGTAATTTCATTTTTTAAAATGTCCTGATACCATTTTCCTTTCGACAGCTGCAGCATAAGCTTCTGGATCTTTAGCTTTCTTAGCCCTTTTTTTGACATCTTTCATAGTCTCTTTAGTTTTTTTGCTTTTAAGATATTTTTTAACTTTTGGCCATTCTTTTACACCTGCACTAGTCGCCATGGCTTTGTACCCACTGTCTGAGGATTTCTTTTCTTTTATCAAGTCTAATACTTTATCTAGCTTCATACATTTATCTTTCTCTAAGGCAAGATAAATCTAAGATGGATAGTCACATACTAATCAAAATCATTTTTAAAGCAATTACAAAAAATGATGTCTCAACTAGAAATAAGAAATTTAGAATTACAAATGATGAAGGCCCAGAATATATGGATGAAATATTTAGCCTTGCAAAGTTAGCAGTTGTTAAAAAATGGAGTAGAAAAATTTTAGAAGATAATATTAGTGACATAGGACCTGGACATTGGGGTGATTGGGTAGATTATTCCAGCCCATATTATTTTACAGACGTAGACGCTTATGGAAAAGTATTGACAGACTGGGAAGAGAATGAAAATGCTTATGAATATCTATTGGGAGTTTGGCCAATTGGCAATGTATACCAGTCATACAAATGGGGTATATTAAACGAGTTTGCAATGAGACACATAGATCTTTTAGATGAATCAATAAAGAAAAAAGTATGTGATAATGTTAATATAATAATGGGGAAATTATAAAGGATTTAATGTTTAAACTAAAACAATTGTTAGAAGCTAGAAGTAAATCACTCGAAAAATTAGGTAATGAAAATGCACTTGATGTACTAGCAGAATTTCCAATAGAATCAATAAAATTACTCTTTCGTAAATTAAAACAGGTAGGATTAGAAGTTAACAAGAACAATATAGAAAAAATAATAGATCGCTTAAGAAGATCAGTGACTGATTCATTAGGACCACATAATCCTATGTTTTCTACAAACATATTTGAAATTGAATTTGATTTAGCAAAAAATAAAGAACCAGTAGAAATAGAATTTCAAGTTAAAAAGAATAAATTATATTGGGGATTTATGGCTGGACCAGTTAGAGTTGGTACTACTGAAACAAAACCAATTAAACTAACTAATATTTCATTGAATACTGTTTTTGATAATATAATAGAAGAACTTGCAGAAGCAAAAAAACTTGGTAAAAGATATGGTAGAAATAGAGAAGAATATGAAAAAGGAAGAGAATTTTCAAAAAAACTGCACAAAGAAGAGCCAAAAATATTTAATAAATTAAAAAGAATAGCAGAAAAATATCATTTTAAAATTGATGGCTCATATAGTAATGAAGATAGATATTATTTGACTTTACATTTTACAAATTATTTAATTAAGCCATTCCAGCAAACTAGATCAATGTTATTGATATTGAGTGAGTTAGAAGATTTCCAAAAAAAAATAAGATATAGATATCAAGTTGAAGAAGCAAAAAAATTCTTAAAATTGTTAGACACAAGACTAGTGGCAAATAATTATTTTATTATTAGAATGGGCATAATGGGTAATGACGATGGTTTTTTTATTGATATTGAATCTGGTAACTCAAAAGATTATTCAAAAAAATCTTTAATACCATTAAAAGAAATGCATGATAAGAGATTGAAAAATTTTATGGAAAAGTTCAATAAGTTTAAAATTGAACCAGATGAAGAATTAAGTCGCAGTGACGCATATCATATTGTTATAGAGAAAATATTTGAGAAAAAAGAAAACTAGCGAATAATAGTACCATCTCGACGTATCTTTTTTTGTACTGTTATTAGTTTATCAAATTCTCCATTTCGAAATTCTTCAATTATTTTAATAGCACCCATACTGATGAGTTTCCCAACGCTAATTCCAGTTTTCAATGATATCTCTTTAATTTTATGATGTAAATCAAAATCAATTTTTACATTTTTAAAATTTTCACTATTTTTCTTTTTATATAATCTGCAACCTTTAGCTTTATTTTGATTATAGCCTTCATTTATAGAATTAAGAGAATCAATATATTCTTGTTCTTTAGATTTTAATTCAGAATATTCTAAATCATCAATAATTATTTCAAATGAAAAGTTAGTTTTTCCAAGTCTATTATAATCGTTTTGAAGTTCTTTATTAACGTGTGTTTTTTCATTCAATTGTTTAAAGTGAGTATGTATTCTATAATCTGGATACATTGAAGATCCAACATACAATTTGTTTTCTTTAATATTTTTAATAACATATACGCCATTCATAACTTATCCTTTTATCTTTTTTAGTCAAATTTTATAGATTTATCTTGTTTTCTCTTTTGAAAAGTTAAAGTTTTATTTTCCACAATCAAGATAAAATATATGACAATAATATAGGAGCATAAAAATGGCAGATTTGAAAAAATGGAGTACAGGTCGATTAGGGAATTCACACCCAGAACATATAGGCACTGATCATGTTAATACTTATGGATTAGATGTTGATGGGGATCCCGGTATTGAAGGCTACTTAAATGAAGATATAGTACGTGCTTGGGATGACAATAGACCTATTATAAACCTTTTATCTAATGATGAAGTTGTTAACAATACAATAAATGGAATAAATATTGATAAAGGTTTAAATGCTGTATTAAAGAATACTCAAGATGATTGGAAATTAACAGTAGGTACAGAAGAGTCTTATACAGATCCTGAAGATTTTTATAATGTAATCGACGTGACACCATTAAAAATAAGCAAAGGAATTGCTTTAAGCAAAACACAGGGAACAATAACTAGTAATTTTAAACAAATTATTGGTTTTAAAAGAGATGATGGAACTACTTTATGGACAGATGAACATGCGTGGAATTATGATACTACACCTATATTAGATGATCCGAGTGGAACATATACTGGATATTATAGAGCTATCTATACTGATGTCTCCGAAAGTTCAATACCTGCTAATTATGAAGAATATATAATAACCGTCAGACAAATTAATACAGATAGTGATTCTTATAATTTCCCAATATATTCAAGTGATGAATTTGTAGTACCATATTCTTCTTCTATTTTTGACATAAACGATGAAACCACTGATTTTACTAGTGAAGATGTAGAATATCCAGGTTATAATCACTATCCAGATTCATATGTACAATTATTAGCAAACAATTTAGGAATTTTAGAAGTTGGTGAAGATACTAAAACAATTAAAAATTTACGAAGAGTTGGTCATAAATTATTAGCTTCAGATTTTTTTGCAGAATCTGGAGTATATCATGCTGAACTAAAATCAGATGTATTCAGAGAACAAAAATCTACTAACTTTAACAGAATAGAAAACGACACTAACTTTATAAGGGTAATTGGCGGTTTAAAAAAATATAATGAAACTTCTAGAATATATTTTGATGACCACAAAACTACGTTAAGTATATTGTTACCTATATATGACAATAGAGATTTTTTAGGTAGTCAAACTTATTCATTTGAAATTGCAAAATCAGATCAATTTGGCGGAGCATTTAAAATTATTGAATTTGATTCACCAGAGACTAGAGGATATATTGACTTTGGTTTAACAGTAGCAGATCCAGATGCTGCTTTAGGCTTAGCAGCAAATGATTATGATTTTAGAATTATATTAAATAACGATTCTACAAATCCTCCAGATAGAACTCCTGTTATAATAACAGTTACAGTAACTGGAACTACTACATTGAATCAACTAAGAGATTTGATAAATGCAGAATTTACAAGTAATGATGTTTATGCTTGGACTAGAACATTTGATGATGGTGGCAATTGGGAAATGAGAATATATTCAAAGTCTAGTGGTACTTATTCAAAAATAGCAATTGATGACACTGATATTTCAAATGGTTATTTAGAAACAGCACTTAGTACATCTTTTGAAACTCCTGTTGATGCCGCAACTTGGGCAGAGACTCGATGGGAATTCAGTGAGTGGCCTATATATCAAGATCCAAGTTCAGCAGGAGATCATCAAGAAATAGTTAATGGTTCTTCAATTACAACATCTAACTTTGAAGCTGAGACAATAGGACGACAATTAACTGAAGCAATGTTTAATGCTGGTTTTAGAAATTTTACTGTTGGATTAAATAATACATTAGATGATAATCATACTTGTGAATTATATGTGATGTCAAATAGTAGTACTCAAGGATATCAAGAATTAGGAATAACTATTCCATTTACATATAATGATTCAGGATTAAATCAATTAAGTACTTATTATTTTAAATTAACAATAGATGGAGCAGCTGCAGAAGAATTTAATTTTACGACTTCTACAGATACTTCATATGCTGCTGTAGTAAATGCAATTAATTCAGCATTATCAGGTAAAGCTCATTTTGAATTTACAGGAACTAATGATTTAAAGTTTGTATCAGATTCTTATGGACCACAATCTTCTATACAAACAGGAGATGGAGTAACAGGAACTAATTTATTTGGTGCGGCATATCCAGCAGCTGGCTTTCCTCCAGTCGTTTCACACTCCTCACCAGTAGCAGGAACTGGTAATACAATTACTGCCAGAGCTAGACAAATTAATACATTTGCCATATATACTGATTCAGAAAAAGAAAGAGCTTATTATTCACATAGTGATGATATATTATATATAACTCCAGACACTGAAACTGATATAAGAGATTATATAGATACTGAACATGCTTATAAATCTGACACAAGTGATAATAGATGGTCAACACATCATGACAGAGTTATACAATTAGATTTTAGTGGACATGCTTCAGGTTGGACAGCTGATGCTTATATTACTAAAATCTATTCATTCACAACAAATTCAAAAGAACATTTAATTATAGGAAACAATGAAGGTGAATTATTTTTTACAGATGACACAAATAATTTATATAATGATGATTTAGATATAGACACAGTTTTTACGAAATTAACTGATGCTAGCTTAAATAACTGTGAACAAATTAATAATTTCTTTATTTATGAAGATGTTGCTAATACTAAACGATTTTTATTTATAATGAGCACATATAGAATATTTTTTGCTGATGTATGGAGTGGCTTAGCGGCTGGAACAGTTTTTTCAGAAGTAAAATGTGAAAGTGGTGGAGTGGTTACTAATTTAACTCACCGAATGTTTACACAAATTAATGATGCAATTGATTGGCAAGCTAATGTAAGCGGATCGGTTTCAAACAAATATTTAATATTTGTTGGAGATAGTACTACTAATTTATATACTGATTGGATATATGCACCTATATTATATGCACTATATGATGATAGTACTCAAACATTTGATTGGTATGCAGATGAAATTTATAAAAAGACACAAATTGATAATATAAAATCTATAGTAAAACATAATGGATGGGAAGATCCTGAACAAACATACCAACTTTTTATAACAAATAATGCAAATGGCCCAGAAATATGGACTGGTAATTCACAAAATAATGATACTGATATTGGTGGTGGAGGAGATGATAGATTTGCCAGATTTAGTTGGGTTGAAGCAAATTATGAAAATTCTAATGATCATTTAGAAATAGATGACAACATATCAACATTAAATTATATTGAAGCATTTGATAATAGAATTTTCATAGGTGGCACTAGAAGCTCATCAACTATTTATGGTGGTTTTTATAGCTATGCATTAAATAAATTACAAAAATATTTTAAGAGAGATGCATATAGTGCTTATTATGATAGTTCGGCAGATGTTTTATATGCAACAATTTCTAATGGAGCATTGGCAAATTCTGATCCATGTATTTTAAAAGTAAGTGAAGAATTAGATGATGGAAGGTGTCAATTAGCTAGTAAGTCAGGTATACTTCAATTTAATTTATATAGTGACTCATCATTTAGAATTATACTTCAAGGATTTAACGTTGGTGGTGTTGATTATGATGATGGAGACATAGATGCTGATTCTGGCGGATATAATATAGTATTTGATGCATCAGCAGCAGCTACAATACAAGATGTAGTAGATGCGATCAATGGTGATGATATAAATGCAGATGGTTTTAAAACAGCATATAGAGAAGGTTCTGGTATACAAGTAGACTTAACACCAGTTATAAGAGCAAGAGCAATAACTGATTATGAAAAATTTGGTGACACTTATTCAGACAATACTAAAAAAATAATAATTGAAAGTAAGACTGCTGATCCAGGTGAAGGAAGTGGTCACACAAATACTCAAGAAACTACACAAACAGACTGTGCAATTAAATTGTTAAACCCAACACAAGGAACTAGCATTTTAGGTACTGGTGTCGGAACAATAGAAATGGATATTGGTGATTATGCTGAAGCTAATTTACAATTATTAGATTGGAATAGCGCTGAATGTTATCAACTAAGAAGAGTTTCTTCAAGCAGTTTTAGTTTTGGCGGAAATACATATGTATCTATTAATTCAGCAGTTTCTACAGGTTATCAGATACTTGCTGGAAGTTTAAGAATAAAAACAAACTCTACTAATGAATTAGGTTTTTCACAGGGTAGAGGACAAATTATTTCAGGATCTACTGCAACTGGATTACCAAATGATTCAACAACTTTTACTTTTAAAGTAACATTTGATGCTGGTGGAACACCAGTTGTTGATAATGTTTCTTTTGCTGGTTCAGCTGCACAAACTATGACTGATTTATTATCAGCAATTAATACAGATCTTACAGGTGGAACAGCTTCACTACAAACAATTGGTGCAACTGCTGAATATTGTGATATAGTAATTACTTCAGCAACAACTGGTGATGATTCATCAGTACTTATTGAAGAAGATTCATCTGGAACTTATTTATTTAGTAGAGATGGATTAGATATTATACTAAACACACCCATACCAGGTTCAACAACATTAGTTACAGAAGGAACACAAACATTTGGGTTTACATGGGAAAATGCAGATTATTTCTTAGTACCATATCACCCAACTAGTCATGACTTCAGAATTTATATCCCTAATGGTACAACTAGAGTAGACACTGGTGATACTATATGGCTAGATTTTTGGATGTGGAAAATGCTTGCTAAAGTCGCTGCTAAAGTTGGTGGAGCTGATAATTTACCACTAACTGGAGAATGGACATATGAAATAGAAGGGAAAAGAATAGTTGTAAAAGATACACCTAATACAATCACTCCAGAAGATATATATTTTGTTGACATTAAAACTGAAAAAGTCTTAAAAAAAGTTGATTTGGGAACTATAGTACCAACAACTCAAACAGAATTAAGTGATGAATTTCATGCAAGTCAACCACAAAACTTATCAAATAGTGAAATATCACTATCAAGACCATTAGCAAGAATTGGTGCATTGCACTATGGCATAGCATTGTGGTCAACAGATACTACCGATCCTATAACAACTGATTATTCTTTCTTTTTACCAAGAATTGACTTAGTAAGAGTTAATAAAAATATAAATGATTTAGGAAATAGAATTGATATATTAAAGGGTGCACCTGATCCAGATTTGCCATATGTGAATTTACCTTTACTTGATCAAGATCAATACAATTTTTTATATACAATATTTGTTAATTCTCAAGATTATAATCAAAACAATATATCTAGAGCACCATATTATTCCTCAGATGAATTCGAAAAAGGAAGAATATATTTAGATGGTAATATTCATTATTTTAAATCAGAAAATGAATTAATTTCTACAAGAGGTTTGACACCATTAAAAGATATTGAAGTAACTAAAAAAGAAGTAGTAAATGCTGACTATGAATTAGTAAAAATATTAGATCCAGTTGGAGTAAATGATTATAGGAAAAGAAATCAAGAATATTCTAATTTAGATTATTCAGAATGTATTTTCTTAGACTCAGTAAATGGTAGTGACATTAGCGATGGTTTAACAAGATCAACACCAGTAAAAACTTTAGCACAAGCTCTTACATTATGTAGTGCAATTAGACCAAACATAGTCATAATAAAAAATATTAATCTCACTATTCCAACATTAGCAAATGCAACTATAAGCGAAACATTTGGGATTCGATTAATTGCAGAACATGTTGCAATTATAGATCAATTAACTCTTGGTAGTGAGGTATATTTACAAGGAATAAAAATTACAACTCATTTAAAATTAGCAAACAATCATAATTTGAATGCAAAATATTGTCAGTTTAAAAAAATAATAACAGACACTACTGTTGCTTTAGATAATATTATAGTAAGAGTTGATAATTCTATTATTGAACAAGAAGGTTTATTAGTAAGTAATGCTGGTACTCATGATATTAATGGGGCAATATCAGTAGCTTTTAATAATGTATATATAAGTGATGATGCTCAATTATTAAATTTTAATCCAAATTCATATGACACGACAGCAACAAATACTTTTACATTCACAAATATTACTAACGCAAAAACTTCAACACTAGGAAGTGGACGTAAAGTAATAATTACTCCATATTCAACATCTCTAACTATTTCAATTGTTGACTCTATACTGCCATATGATCCAACGGCAAATGAAACATTGTTTGATAGTGATGCAATAGTGACAATAACTAGATCATTGCTTTATTTAGTAAACAATGCTGGGACAGGATCTATAGTAAATAATGATTCAACTATAGTACTTGGAACTAATGATGAAATAGATATACATGCTAATGGAGCTTCTGTATCAATAGCAAGAGGTGATTCAGCTGACTCACTGGCTCTTAAATATGTAGATAGAGTAAATGACGCCGGAGCTTTTATAGAGAAAAGATTTGAGAGAGGTATTGAAAACTATGAAGAGAACTCTTCTGAAGAATCAATATTAAAACTTGATGATCAAAGAATTGAATATAGAAGTGATTTAGTTTCTGATCACTTTACATATTGGTTACGTTTTAAACCAGCTGATTCTTATCAAACATCTGGAATTTTATTTGACTCACGTTATAGCTTAGATTATGATTCTGATACAAGTACATTCAATTTGAATGGAGCTGATTTTATACAAATAGTATATGATAATAAAACATATGGAACAAATTATTTATCATCTGATAATTATTGTTTTAAATTAATAATAAGTAACAGTTTAACAACTACAATATCAGTAATTGGACCATATTTTAATTCTAGCAACAATTTTGAATATGCTCAATGGCATGAATTAGGAGTTGTATTAGAACAAAGTAAAACTTATAATCCAAAATATGATTATGTTGACATAAGTGATGGAGCAGGAGATTATAATAGAATACAAACAATAATATATACTGTTTGGGATAGAGATATAGACAGAGTTTATGCACCAAAAAATAATTTATTTGAAGATAGTGCAGGATCAGATATAACAACAAGCAATTGGCATTTAGGAAATATATTAAGTACTCATTTCAATTTGGGTGGTGGATGGACATCTACTTGGACTCAAACTATTTCTGGATACGAATGGTCAACATGGACACCATCTACATACAGCATGTTAGTTGATAAATTAATAGTTTCTAGAGATTTGATTCCAGTTAATATTGTCAAAGAATTTGGTACAAAAACAATAATCGATATAAAAGAAACAAACTATAATGTACCAAGATTAGATGATAAAAATTCTACATTAATAGTACAATGTAATAATTCTCATCCATATTCTGATAATGGAGTAGAACCATTTAGAGATTACAAAATTAATGCTCGTTATTACGAAGGATTAGAAAATCATGCAATTGCAATTGAAGATCAACATACTAACCTATTAACTTATGGAAAATTTGATTCTGATACTTGGTATGATAGAAGAGAAGCACACCAATGGTCTTCTGTTGGACAAGTAGTTAGTAAAATATGGGACGCCGAACCGGCAATATCAACAGCTGACCCAACTAATGAATTAGTAATAGTTTTATTAGAACGCGATGGAAATGTTTATGTAGAGTTTGTAAATTACACAACATATGCTGTCTCTGACTCAACAATGATTGTTGCTTCTGATACACTACTTGAAGGATGGTTAGCAGTATATGGATCTTATGTTATAATAACTTATATTAAATCTTCAGACAATAAAGCTTACTTCAGAACAATAGCAATTACTGGTCATGCAATTTCTTCAGAATATGCGATTGATTCTAATACAGCTGATCATGTGTATGCTTGTAGAGGACACGATAATGATTATGCTGCTTTTGCGTTTCACGATTCAATCGCAAATCAAGGCTATGCAAAAGTAATGAATATAACAACTGGGGTTGATGTACATGCAAAAACTGCAATAAGCGATGGAGATGATATTTCTTATGTTGCAATTGCAGAAACAACAGATCAAAATGGTAATGAAACATACACTATATTTTATACTGTAGATCCTTCTAATAATTTAAATTACACAATGTATTCTTCTAATTTATCTACAGTAATATTAAGCCATGATACTCTTATATCATCTCAAACACCAACAGATTTACAAGCACTAGTACTTCCCAATGGTAATTTTGTAATTAAATGGAAAGATTATAATGCTGGAACAGATTCACCAATTAATTTTTCAATTAAAACGGTAGAAGGAAAAGACATCATTTCAAATGAGAGTATATTTACAACTAATGCACCAGAAAGCAGAACTGATGACATGAGATTAGTTCCAGGTAGCAATATAATGTTTGTCAATCAAGATGATACTTCAAAAGAAATAACATATAGTATTTTTGATGGAAACGGAATTAAATTAAATCAATCAGACAATATTAGAAGTTTTATAGAAAAGAACTTTTTATCATTTGCATTAGGTACTTCATATATAACAAATGAATTAACATTAATTGGAGCAGTAGACACAGATAGCGAAGGATGGTTAGTAAATTCAGAAAATGAATTACCAATTGGTTGGTACCGAGATTTTACAGGAACTTATGACGAATTCACTGCTGAAACTTATGAAACTAGGACTTTATTTGGTGATGCATTACATGTAAGATTTAATCATACAGCAGCTGCTGATGAAACTGGAGAATTTATAGGTAATGCAGAAACTAATGATCTTTCACAGTTTAGTGGCAATGATCAAACAGATGGAACAATATCTGCAACTGCTGGTTCAGCAATGCATGGTGATTATGGCTATGAATTTGAATATGACGGAACAGGTCCTATCTTATACTTAGAGAAAACTGGTATTTCAGGTGATGCTTATACTTACGCAAGATTCTATATAAAAATTAATAGCAATTTTGTTCTCGGAGGATCTGATCCAAAGAGAATAGAAATTTGTCAATTTGGTCCAGGTGGAGTAAATAATGTAATAGTTGAATTAGAACTCAATACTGCCGATGGAAAATTCAAATTAAGAGCTTCACATAGTGTTGCAGGAACTGATACTACTGCTACTAGTGTTATAAATTATGGTGTAGAACAATATATTGACATTGCTTATTTAGCTGATGCAATACACCCACTAGATGGTGGTTATAAAATTGCAGTTGATGGAGTAGAAGTAATTGACCAAACTGGAGTAGCTGGAATGCCTGCCTTAGGAACACCAGTTGAAATTTCTATTGGTAGTCAATCAGGTAGTCATAATCCAACTAGTGAATCTAAATTCTATATTGATGATGTAAGAGTAGAAGCTTTTTCAACAGAAGATGATTATATTGGAGAATTTACAGTTGGATATGGACAAGGTGATATATGGTCTAGGGCAACTATAACTAATTCTTCTTCAAAACATTATATAAGCGGAGTACAATTTATACAGATTGGAACAATAGAATTGAAATTAACTGGTACAGCTTTAGATGATGACATAGTAGTACAATTCAATGAAGATGGAACATATTCGCATGAAACAGAAAATGACAACTTAACAGATATTGACATTAGACAAATTAATTTTAATGGAATAAAAAGATTTGCTATTGGTTTTACAGTTGATAACACAGGTTATGTTGATGTGCACATTAAATCAATGAATAGTGATGAAGACTCTAGAATTGATGAATTTTTAATTGATAATGTAAAAATAGAAGCAAACAATTGGCCAACATCTATAGATGCTAATGAAACAAGTCTATTATATTATCCAACGTCTATGAAGAAAAAAGGAAATATATTCTTAAGAATTACTCCTGAATTTTTATATAATGACAGTAACAATCATTCATTGGTAGCAGGTAGAGCAGTTGATGATACTGGTACAGTATATGTAACTCATGAATTATTTTATGAAGCATCTAGCGATCATTTTAAGTTCTTATTAAGAGATAATACAGGAAACACAGTATCAGTAGAATCAGGAGCTTATGGAGTAGCTGATGTCACAAAGAAGCTAACCGACCTAAATGAAAGAAAAACAATAGTAGTCAACTGGGATGTTGATGAAGGTTTATTAACTATGTATATTGATGAAACTGTTTATGAAGCTTCATTTAGCCCAGCCTCATTAGTAGATTTTAAGCCAAGTATTATGACATTTATTGGTGGAAGACCAGATGGTACAGCAAAAGCTGAATCGTTATATAGTTTAATAAGAATTGGAGATGAACCAATAACATCAAAAGAAGTTGAGATATTTAGAGGAAAAATGAATCCTTTCTTAAGATCTAATAATAATAATGTTGGTGATGTTATAGTTAATAAAATAACATTTTCAGGAGTTGACGCATCAGATGAAGGTACTATATATACTGAAGTTGATGACATTGGTAATACATCATTAATAGTTGAGATTGCAGATGATTTTGATGATAAATTTATTATTAGACATCAAGGTAGTGATTTAGCAATATTTGGTTCTGGTTGTTTAGAAATTAATGGAATAATAAAAGCTTCAGTAATGGAAATTGATTCAACTACTACATTGACAACATTTGATGATCATATAACTGTTCGTTATGGATTTTCTGGAACTCCACCAGAATTTAATGATGGTTATTTTGAAGTAGAAAGAGGAACTGAAACTAATGCTGAAATTAGATTTGATGAATCACAAGATGCTTGGATAATTAAAGACGGAACTAATAACAATATCAGTATTGATGGTACTCATATTGGTACTTGGCAAAGTGATCAAGATTTTAATTTAGTAGCCAATGGAACGGGAATAATAACATTTTCTACTGGATCAAGTACAGATGGTGGAAGTGGCGACGGAACGCAAAACAGAACAGATGGCACAGAAAGGTTACGACTAACACCAACAATTGCTATATTTAATGAAGATGGATTAGATTATGATTTTAGAATAGAATCAGAAAATGAAGAATATATGTTATTTGTTAATGCGGCTGATGATAGAATATTAATAGGTAGAGGAACAACTGAGCTAACAGCTGGTAATTTAGTTGTTAATCATGCAATAACAGTTCAACAGGGTGATGATGCGAGTTATGGTTATGTTGAATTTAGAAATGATTCAGGCGACAGAGCTGGTTATATTGGTAATGGTAATGGATCTGACACTTGGGAAATAGTTTCAGAATTAACTAACTTTATAATTCAAGGTGATGATATAAAAATTTCTGCTTTAGATGTTGTTGAGCTAGTATGTACAACACTAGAGGTTGACACAACAGTAGAAATGAAAACTGGAAATTATATAGCTTGGGAGGATGACCTTACTAATGCTAAAATTGAATATACAGATGATGCACTAAATTATGCAAACGAATCACAAAATGGAGTAGCACAAATTGCTGAAATTTCATGTCCTTCTGACACGGCTAGATCATTATCTGGTAAATATTGGAATTTAAGTTCTGTAAATGAAGAATATTATGTATGGTATTATATTGATGACGGACAATATGAAATAACAGAAGTTACATGTCCAGGAAGTACGGCCGGAGCACTTTCTGAAACATATTGGTATTTGAATTCACCAAATGACGAATTCTATGTTTGGTACCATGTTGATGAAGTGGCTGAGGTAACTCAAGTAGATTGTAAAGATGCAACTAATTCATTTGGAAAATATTGGACAATTTCTGCACCAGAAGGATATTATTATGTATGGTATGATGATTCTATATTAACTTATACAGACCCACAGCTACCAAACAGAGTTGGAATAAGAATTGAAATTACTGCTGGTTGGACAGCAAGTCAAGTTGCTACACAGACTGCTACTATATTGAATGCAACTCCACAATTTTCAGTTCCTGCACCAGGAGCAGATGTTATAACAGTAACTAATATTACAGAAGGAGCTGTAACAAATGCTTCTATTGGAGATGGAGCAGTTGATTCTGTAACAGTTACTACAAATGGTTTAAATGAATCAGTTGATCCAGATGTTGCTGGAAGAACTAGTATAAAAGTTGATTTAGCTTATACTGATTCAGCAACTAATGTGGCAAACAAAACAGCCACAGCGATTACAGCATTAGCTGATTTTACAGCTAGTTTCCTTTCAGCTGTTGTGACTATTACTAATAATTACAAAGGTCATATTGATGACGCAACAAATCAAACAACTGGAGTAAGTGTTAATGTTACACAACAAGGAATAACACCATCATATGATCCAGGAGATCCAAGCACTGCAGGACAAGTTGAAATGACAACAATTTCATGTACTGCTGATTCAAGCAAATCTCATAGTGGCAAATATTGGACGCTCAACTCAAAGACTGGTACATATTATGTATGGTATAATATTTTAGGAAATGTTGAAATATTTAATGCTAGACCAGATGATAATGCTGCTGGACAACAATTTAGTAAATATTTTGTATTCTATGCAAACAATGCAAATGGTCAAGAAATAAAATATTATGTTTGGTATGATGATTCATCATATACTTATACTGATCCACAAATAAGTGATGCTTATGGAATAAGAGTAGAAGTAGTTGATGCAGAAACAGCAGTTAATATGGCTGCTAAGACAGCTACAGCAATTGATAATTATTCTACTGATTTTGCTTCTGGTAATGTATCTGATGTATTTACAGTTACAATGATTTATAATGGAAATGTGACTAATCCTGATTCAGGAGATGTAACATGGGTAGCAGTACCAAATGTTACAACTCCAGGAGTAGATGATTCAACTGATCCAAAGGTTGCAAACAAATCTGGTATAGAAGTTGTTATAATTGAAAATGAAACTGCTGATAATGTTGCAGAAAAAACAAAAGATGTATTAGATGCTATGTATGAATTTAATGCAACTAGAGTTGGAGCGGCATTGTATACTGAAACAGCGGCACCTGCAGATGTAACGGATGCAACTGGAGGAAGTTTAGCTTGGACAATCAATGTCACACAACAAGGTATTAATCCAAGTACTGGTGGTACAGCAGTTGGAACTGGTATTCAAGTAACTATTATTGAAAATGAAACTAATATCAATCTAGCAGAAAAAACTAAAGATGAAATAGATGCATTATCAGATTTTGGAGCAACTAGAAATTCAAATATTATTACTATAACTAATGCTCATAAAGGTGAAATATTAGAACCAAGTGATAGAGATGCTGGAGTAAGTGTCAATGTTACCACACCTGGAACTAGTGGAAATTCTAAAATACATGGAGTTGGAGTCGCAGGAGCATTCGCCGCACATAGAATTTATAATGCGGTATGGAATGACTTGGCTGAGGGTTTTGATATATCCCCAACTAGCTCTGACCATAAACCTGGATATGTTTATGTAATGACTGATCAAGGAATAGAGCTATCTTCGAAGAGAGCCGACAAAGCAGTAGTAGGAGTCTACTCTGATACATATGGATTTTGTCTTGGTTCTGGCGGAATAGGAATAAAAGATTCTAGAATACCAATTGGTCTGTCTGGCAAAGTAAAAGTTTGGATTGCTGAACCATTAGAAATTGGTGATATGTTAGTTTCTTATTATGATGGTTTTGCAACTAAAGCGACAGAAGAAGAAAGAAAAGATCGTGGCATAATTATAGGTAAAGTATTGGAATCTTCATATGACAATAAACCAAAGAGAATATGGATTCTAATTTAAGGAAGCTAAAATGAAATTCAATAACATTGATGATTTATTGATAGCAACATGGGAAAATCATTTAGATATTGCAGTAAATAACTGCATTGCTATAGATACAAATTATCCAATAAAAATAAAAGATATAGACAAAGATTTTTTAAAAAATTTTAATGCTGCTACTGAACCAGGCTTGAGAGTTACAATACAAAAAATGATGCAAACAGGATTCAGAGCATGTTATCTTTTAAATGGAATCACAAATGAAATTGTAGATCATTTAATTAGCGAAATGAAAAAATTAAATGAAGAATATTATAATTATTTAAAATTTAATTTCGATATAAGAATATTTACAAAAAAATTAGATATTGAAATACATCCTGAAATACCAATCGACTCTTATTATTTGTTAGTAGATAGTTTGTATAATTATTATGACATAAGAAAGTCGTTCACGGGTGATATTAAGAATGTATTATACTTTATAGAAAATTCAAACAAAATGAGTCAGTTCAATGGAAATATTGCTGGATTAAAAAATTACTTTGATGATTCAAATGTTGAAGAACTATTAATTATATGTTTAAATAAAAATTATGATATATCAACTTTATCTGGTTTTGAAAAAGATGGCAATACTATGATTTATACAAACACAACAAGAAAGCTAATTATATCTAAATATCCAAATAGTGTCATTTGTTTCAATGGAGTTTTGTAATGAGTTTTAAATGGAAAACATTAAAAGAAAACAACAATGTTATTAGTAAAGACGTTGTTCTTGAATTAAGAAAACGAATTGATTTATTAGCCCATGAAGTTTTAAATAGTGATGAGCAGTTACAATGGAAAAGTGATATTGATGACTTAACTAAAGAAAGTTCATATATAGAAATAATTAACAATTTAGACATTTTAAGACAAAATAATTATTGTCGACAGTACGCCGCTACTGGTTGTACTTTGGTGTATAAAAGTGATAATTCAACTTTTTATGGGGCAGTAGAACAATCTAGAGATTCAAATAGGTATATAACTAACAATGCAACTGAACACAACACAGAAGATAATACACAAGAAGTTGGATATGAAAGTGCTAAAGATTCTACTATTGATGCTACCAATAATTCTACATATAAAAGTGGATATGATCAAGGATATGATTCTAATTATGATAATATATAATGGAGTTAATTATGGCTAAAAATACAAGTAGTCCAGGAGTTTTTCAATGGAGAAGTCGAAGAAAAGCAATTAAATTTAATATTGTAAAAGAAATACGTGACAAAATCGATTCATTTGTTGATCCTGAATTTTGTACTTCTCATGATTCTTCACAAAACCAAACAGATTTTGTTAACTTAGAAAATTGTTTTGCAGAAAGAGCTGCAGAGAATAACCAATATCTTCAAAATGATTTAGCTGGAAATTTCACTACTGATAGAGAAGTTAATTATACAGATTTTAGAAATGCTTTAGA